ATGTTGTGTCCATATAAAGGTGCAGCGTTATTAACCCTGGAAAGAATAAAAGGAACTGTAACAAGTTATTATGTAAATCAGGTATACAAAAATGAACAGTATAATTTGTATTGGTTTATAAATTCCAAGGGATATGCACATGTGTTGAAACCTTGTAAGGTATTACTTAATGGAAGATTTCTTCATTATGCTATTGAAGATAATTTACTGACAACAGATAATATGGTACAATCTAATGGAACTAATGGAGAATATAGTACACTCAAAGAAACTATCGAGGAATTAGAACGGAGGCTACATAATGAAAGATTGTAATAGTTGTAAATATTTTTGGTATGATAATTCAACTGGTGCTTCTGAATGTGGTCAGTATGACAATATGACAGAAGATGAAACTGATAAGTATTATATGAACGGAGAAGATAATTGCCCGTTCTATGATGAAGATACAAATTAAACAATAGATACAACTTAATAGAGAGAATAATTAAGCAGATAGCAGATAATGCCATCTGCTTTTTAAATTCCAAAAGAAAGAACGATTTCAAGAACGAGAAAGGAGTGGTTTTATGTCAAAATGTTACATTTGTGATGCTTCTGATATAAAAATTCCAAATTACAAACGGAAATTTACAGGAATTAAAGATGGAAAACGTGTTCAAAAGACAATTCGTATATGTAATTGCTGCGGTGCATGGATGTCTGATGAAGACATTGAAGAAATTAATGGTAATGGTATTTGTTCAGTAGAATTTAATCAGTCTTTGGTAAGATGTGCCAGAAGAATCTGTATGGAATGTGAATGGATAGAAATTGTAGAATTTATCAGATTACATCTCTGGTGTAAGCCAGTAGTACATGATGTATATCTGTATAGAGAAGATTATACAGAAGAAGCTTTTTCCGAACTACTTGATAATCTTGATCTTGATGAAAGCGAAGTTGAAAGCGAAATCAAATTGTTTGCTGTTGTTGATGAAGAATGGTTAAAAAGGAGAATGAATGAAAAATACAAATCAATTCTCTCAACAAGTATTAAATAATATTGCAGTGTATATGAACGAAGATATTAGAGAAGATTTACATTTTAAGCTTGCACCATGCGAGCCTAAAGTATTTTTACAAGAATATTGTAAAAGAGATGTAGAATTTACAAACGTGCTAAAAACAGAATTTGGAATAGAAATGGAGGATTTATACTTATGATGACAAAAGAAAGGTTTAAAGAAACAGCTTATAAAATGAGCTATGAAGAATATAAAAAGTGTTACTGTCCGGAATGCAAAAGAGAAAATTGTATTCATAGAGATGCATATAGAAGGCTGCCAGAAATTGATGGTGGTCTTAATTTATGTCCAAACTTGAAAGGAGAATAATTATGGTAGAAGAGCGTAGATGTATTAATCTCTATTCTGACATGAATCCGTGGATGGATTTGGTCATATTGGTAAATGATGAAGATTTTGATAATGCAAAGGAAGTAATAGAAAAGGCATTTGATGATTTTTGGAATAATCCAAAAGTCGAAGAAGAGTGTTGGACTTATGGAGATTGGATCGGATGGAAACTAAAAGAAGCAGGGGTTAAATATGAAATGTATTTTAGAGAAAGTGAGAGTGATTAACATGTCAAAAGAATATGAACACACACCAAGAGAAATGGCGGAAAAATTAATGGAATTTATCCGTGATATGTCAGATGATGAAGAACAGATTGAACAGGAAAAAGAATATGTTGCAGAGCTATTTGACGAATTACAGAAATCGGGAAAATTTGAGATATTGGCTCATTATTTCGATCTTATGTTTATGGATAATGCGTTTAATTAGAATGGGGTGGTGGTAGGTAATGACGGGAAAATTAGATAAAGTAACAAACTTCTAAAACAAGGAAATAGCAATTTCAAAGGAGGAAAAATTATGACGAAAGTAGAATATACAAGATGTGAAAAACTTATGGAAGAAGCCATACAGAAAGCGAAACAGGCGAAGGAAGAATTTAACAAAGCAGGATCGGAAAAAGATATTATAAATAAAAGCATATTACTTGAAATGGCTCACAGTCATTTAGGATATGCAGATGGAATTAATCAAACACTTGTATGCATTGGTTTTAAGCATGAATGGATGAAAGAATTGGAAGATTTATTATAGAGAGGATGGTTGGTGGAAATGACAAAAGAATTATTAGAAGAATATTTAGAGAAAGTATCGGAAAATACCGATTTTACATTTCAGATAACGGAATTTAACGATTCTAAAGTTGAGATGGGAATGTACGGAGATAATCCATGTGGAGAGGATTGGTTTGAATATCTTGATATTGAAAATCCGGAAACGGAAAAAGAGTTAATTGGATTACTTTATGCAGAAGTATTAGATTGCTATGAATCTTTCGATGTGGAAGAAAACGTATATAATATGTTGGCTGCAACAAAACGGAATGGTTTTTCTGGTGTGCCTGGCGTTGTAGATCTTGTACATAATGAAGAATATAAAGAGAATGCATTAAAGGAATATAAAGACAAATTATTGGAAATGTTTCGTTCTTATGGAAAAGATTATACTACAAAATCAGACGAGAAATTATACAGAGTACGTTATTATGAATGTTATGAAAGATATTATGATGTGTCGGCACATAGCGAAGATGAAGCGGAAGAAAAGTTAAAGGAAGATATTGCAAATGGAAGAGAAAACCCACCGGAAGAATGTTACGACAGTGGAGCAGAAGTTGTTGGAAATGGAGATGATAATTAATGAATATCAATATAGAAAAACTGAACGAATATCTCAAAACAGAAGAGATATTGGAATTTGATTCTGATGAAGAATGTATGGAATATTTCAACACATACGATTATCAGGAATTGAAATCTGTAGAAGAAATGAAATCATTCCAGGGCAAATATGGTTTTAACATTGGAAAGAAAAGGTATCACATCAATACGGAAGATGCCTTAGATGTGTTGGAAGATAGTTATTTTTCTGATGAAGAATTAAAAATTATGTCTGATGGGATTTTGGCTCTTATTCATAATGTGAATGAAGCAATGCAACTTACTAGAGATGTAAAAGTGCAAGATGCTTTGCATGATTCACATATAAGATATATAGAACTTAATTTTAAAATATGTAACTTGCAATGAAACAAGATTTTCATTGAGAAGAACGGAGGAAAGAAATGCTTAATGCAACTAATTGGAAAGAATTAAAGAAACAATTGAAACAGATACAAGGTAAGGCTGTATTTAAGTTGGAACGTGTTAATAGTATGAATGACGGAACGTTCTATAGAGTATTACACCAGGTAAAACCACATGAATTAGTTTTCTTTGATGGAAAACAACAAGTGTATTTACAAGTAAATACAGAAACAGAAAATAAAATTGTATACTTTGAAAATGGTTTTAGAATTGGAAACTGCACTTATATATTAGATAGAATTATGGAGGTATAACCATGAACGCTGTCCAAGAAGAATGGGAGAAAATGAGAATTGCATATCAAAATAGGTACGCAAAAATGTGTAAAAAGATAAAGGAAAATGAATTTAATATAAATAATCACGGAGCTTTACTTGAAATGAGCTATGTTTTGATTACTGTGTTTGGATTGACAGATAAACAGGTACAAGAAATTGAAAGAAATGACGGATTTACAAATACAGATATAAAACAATGAAATTGTTTTCGAAAGTGAATTGAGAGGTGCAAAATGAGATTACCACAAGAATTATTTGCAGAAGCATTATGGCTAGAATGGGATATTCATTATGGAGTTATTAACAAAGAAAAACTGCCAGATCTTCTTAGAAGGTACAATTTAAAATTAAAAAAGGAAAAGACTTTGGATGATATACAACTAGCTTTCGGTCGAGGTCTTAAAGATACGTTTGGTAATACAGTAAAACAAATAGAGCAAATTACTGAAGAAATTGACAAAATCTGTATCATTGCCAATTGGGAAGATGCGGTTGCAAAGTATAAAATTTGATAAAACGATAATTTCAGAAACGGAGGTGTAATTATGATGAATATATATTTATATGCAGGTTTAGAAGAAGTTGAAGTAGATAACAGAGAAAGTTTATTAAACGCATTAAGAAGTTTGAGTGAATATGATAACGATTTTAATGGTGAAAATGGAATTGATTACTTATGGGAAGAAGCTAATGGTTTTGAATCTAATATGGAATATCTCGTTAATGAGGTAAAAGATATTGAGGATGACGAAGAATGTGTGAATACGTTCTTTGAAGAATGGCTTAACCATGACAAATATTATGATGAGTGGAATATATCAGTTATTGCAGACGAAAAGAAAAGAGTGAAAGCAATTTCACTTGCTGCATTGGAAGTTGTTAAAGAAAGGATGTACTAACTATGAAAGCAATAAATATCAAGTGGGATACAGATGGAAACGAAAAAGTATTGCAGGATTTACCAACAGAAATAATTATCCCTGACTACTTAGAAAAATTATATGAGTCTGATAGAGAAAATGCACTTGATGAAATTTCTGATTGGTTATCCGAAGAGACTGGCTTCTGTCACGATGGATTTGAAATTGTAGATGAATGTAAAGCACTGTTTAATAAAATTTGTAAACCAATTCCAACATATGCATTAAGTGACGAAATTGGTTTGGATACGGAAACAAGTTATATATTAAATCTGGAAACAAAAGAGAATTATGTGATTGCAAAAGAATATCTCAAAAGTTTACATTGCAGCAGTCAAGACATAGAGGAATATATTGGAAAGAAAATAATTGTCGAACTTTATTGCAATGGTGAAATTGAATGGTGGTTTTGCAATCATGGAACTGTAGAAGAGTATTTTATCAATGCAAAAATCACACTGAAAAGATATATGAGTAATATTAAATGGTAGACGAATGAAGAGAGGAATGGTTATGATTACAAAAAAAATGATTAAAAATGGTTTTAAAAACAAACGCATTTCCATTGAAAATGAATATGGTGGATGCATTGGTCTTTGTTGTAGAATCGGAGATGACGCATTTTATTTTGCAGGAGCAGAAAGTGATAGCTTAACAGAAAAAGAATGGTGGAAAAAATACACATTAGAAGATACGGTTTCCATGTTATACGAAATATTAAAAAACAAAGAAGCCGCAGAATCAAATGGAATTGATGAAGATGAATTATATTATTACCAACTTATATTAGGAGAATAAAATTATGAAGATCGTAAAAACATGGTGTGAGAATACAGAAGAGGGAAAAGATTATCTTGAATACAACGGGTATCAGCCTATTTGCAGACTTACAAAGGATTTATGGTTAGTCAAAAAAATTGGAAACAAATTGGACGATGTAGAAATTATATAGATGAAACGTAGATTTCAAAATTAGGAGTGATGATAATGAAAAGAGAAACAGCAGAAAAAGTTGTAAAAGATTTTTTTAATCAGATGAACCCTGAAATGTGGAGCGGAAATGGGAATAGACCAACATCATTTGATGACAGAGCTTGGCAATATCCATTAACAAACGAAGTGAATCTTGAGATTACATTTGTTAATAACGAAGAAGATGGATGGTGTCATTATTGTGATTTAGTATACGAATCTGACAATTCTTCGTTTGATATGTTAAGTGGGTATGGAATTGATTCCGTACAGAATATTATTGATACAGTGCTGGATTTATGTAGAGATTATGAGTTGTAATGAAACGGAAAGTACCAGGAGGAATAATATGTCAGAAAAGTTGGTAGAACATACATATGGAACTCATATTTACATGAAAATGAGATTAGACAATAAAAGAATCGAAGAAATAGATGTGTACTTACGAAGCGATGGAGAGCATTATGTTACAAGTGCAGATCACGGAATGGAATTGTGCAGTGGAGAAAGTTTTAAACAGAAACAAAAGCTGCGACAGGAAATTATTGATGCTTTTAATAAATTGTATTAGATAGGATGGATGGAATAATATGAAAATAAGAGATTTATTAGAAGTATTAAATACTGACAGCGTTGTTCTTGCAAGAGAAAACGATATTCTTGTTGATTGTGAAACACCATATATAAATCAGGCACTTAGAGAATATATGGATGAAGAAATCGAGAGAATAACACCATTAGATAATGCAATAGAAATTATATTGAAATAGAAGTTTCAAAATTAGGAGTGATTTTATGAATATTCATAAAGAAAAATCAGAAATAAAATTAGGTAAGAGCGAAGTATTTACAGAAGACATTTACCCTAAAAGTGGAAAATGCCCTAAATGTAATGGAATTTTAGTCACAAATTATGGAGATGGAATAAGCTGCACATTCTGTGTTGATTGTGACTATAACGACTATGATTATGATTTGTAAATAAAAAATGGTAGTTTAAAAGGGAGAGTAGATAAAAATGGTAGCAATTAATGCAATTTGCAAAGTATGTGGCAGATATAAGAGGGAGTTTGGTAAATATCCACTGAAACATAAAGACAAATAGAGTATTGAAATGGCGACTTGGAAAGGAGTAATAAGTCATGTTTGAAACGCAATCAATAACGTTTTTTGATAATGGAATCAATCTTGGACATGCAGTTATTATAATGAACCGAAACAATCACGCATCGAAATTTGAAGTAATTTTTAAAGTAGATGAAAGTGGCGAATGGAGTTTCTATTATGAAAATAATATATGTCTTGAATATGATGAACGAGTAGATTTTGAAAATTGGTTTATTGTGAAGCATAGGAAACGGAAAATTCATAGAGCATAGAAATTGAATTAGTTTTATGGTATAGTATAAAAGTACAGATTAGAATTTGAAAGGATATGATGAAATGTATTATTTAGCAGCATGTGATAATGATGGGAGATGTTTTGGATATTTACGGACAGATAATACAGTTTCTAAAAACCCAGATAAAGAAATAGATAAACTTATATGCTTCAAAAAGAAATCTGAAGCGAGTGAAAAGGTAATGAAAATTAATTTAGGTCATTCGTTACTACCGAATGGATTACCTTTTAGAGTAACAGTTGTTAAGGGATAGAAAAGGAAACAAAAATAAGAACAGATGGTAATTAAGCAGGTATCAAAATGGTATCTGCTTTTTTAGTGCAATAAGACAGAGAATAATAAGATAGGGTTTGATAAACTAATAAATTAAAAGATTGGAGGAATTGAAATGTTTACAGAAGAATATTTTTCAAAATGGTTTGATATTATTCCAGAACATGATGCAAGAACATTATGGAATGACGGAGATAGAAGTTTTCTCGTGTTGAACATAGAAGATGGAACAGATAGATACGCAGATTGTTTTGAGAGTTTTGAAGAGATAAAGAGAAGTTTTCCTGATGCTTTATTTGGACTGGACAAAGCAAAATAGCAATGGAAATTTCTTCGAAGGTGATTATATGTTAGTGAAAGATTTAATTTCAAAAATTGTGGATTCGTATCAGAGAATAGTAATTAATGAATATGAAGGGGTTAAACACACCGGAAGAAGATGGATTGTTGAGCCACATTCTATTGACTTTACAAATATTCCAAAAGATATTTGGCATACAGAAATAAGAGAAATTATTCCTTATTATGACATGATTAGTGTTGTAATTGAAAAATAATAAAACGTGAAACCCATATTTAGAATTGGAGGTAGAAAAATGAGAGAAAAGGAAATTATAAATATGATAGACGATAGATTATCTATAGCTTATAAAGTTTTGGACGGAGACGATCACTCTATTATTATAAAAGACAGAGCAACAGGTAAAGAATTTGAGATTACAGTCAAAGAAATAATAGAATGAAAAGCACATTTCAAAGAGGTAGAAATTATGAATAAAAGCGGATTTAATAAAAGGGAACTTGAATTGATCAAGAATATACAGGCTGCTGAAAGCTATGTATCTGGAGATAATGATTTAGAAATGGATTCCTATAATGATGGGTGGTATGCTTGCGAATACAATGGAGATGAATCAAGAATAATGGATAGTTATTCTAATGAACCATTGATTACGAATGAAGAAATTGAAAAATACAATATAAATATCTATAAGGTACTTGATTACTGCAATGTGTACTATTGTGGATAGAACAGAGGTGATTAATTATGTTAGAAATGAGAAATGGTTTTGTAGTAACATATGATGATTGTATGCAGTGCCGGAAAGATTTAGGAGAAAGAAAGTTCTTATTTGTTCAGGCAATTTGGATGGACGGAGATAATGAATATTGTGTAGTAGCCAATGCAGAAGATTTAAAAGAAATGTCATTAGATGATATTGAAATGGCAATTTGTAGTTACTACGATAGTGTAAATGCAATGGAAGAATCTTATGAGTTGCCACTTGGACAGCTCGATGAACTTGTTGCAGAATACTCTTTTGAAAATCATCCATACTGTGATTGGGAATATGAAAGTAAAATTATCACAAAAGAAAGAGCAGAAGAAATTATTCAGAAATTTATTGATACTAACGGAGAAGTATTTTTGGAAAAGGATTATAAAAGATATTGATGATTGATCGGAGGTTGATTGTATGTTGAAATGTTTAATTGATGTTTCTATTCCTGAAGATAATAAATGCTCTAAATGTTGTTTTTACTGTGATGAAAAAGATAGTTGCGAACGCAGATGTGTTGGACTTGAAGAATGGAAAACGGAAGAAGAAATTGAAAATAATTGTACAGAATGTGCATAACAATATATTTGATTGGAGGTTGATAGTATGAATGACATATATTTTGATGAAAGAGTAAGACATAGCAATATTGGAAATTTTGGTTACGAGTTAATAAATACGCAACGCAAATTAGTTTGTCAGGAATATGAAATAGATAAATTAAGAATAAAAGCAGCAATGTATCATGCATTTTTCTTTCGTAATTCTGATTTGGCAAAAAAATTACGTGAACAAAACGAGGAAAATAATGATGCGCTAATAGGAGAATTCGATGGGTTTAGTTATGCTAGTTGGAGAAGAGATGCAGTATTCAGAAGCCTTGAAGATATGTATGCAGATGGATTATTAACGGAAAAAGAATACAGAGAATGTATAAACATATGAAGACAGTATTCTAATGAGGTAAAAGCAATGATTACATTAAAAGAATTAGTACAGAATCAAACATGGAATGATGCGACAGACCTTCATATAATCAAGGCATATTTTGAGTTAAATGACTTAGAAGTTGATGGAATTGATATTATTAGCAAATTAACAAAGTCAAAAATAAACAAGATAAAAAATAAATATGAGGTGGCAGAAACATGGGTGTGTATGTTGCCATCAAAATATCTGTATGAAAATTATAGTTTGGATATAGCTGATCGTTTACATAGATTGGAACTAGATTATCTGATGAATGGCTGCGAGTTGTCCGACAAACAATTAAAATGGGCGAAAGAAAATATCCCAAATATTAAAATGCCAGAGTGTTACTTTCAACCATTGGTTAGGTGGTTAGAGCAAAAAGAAATTAGTTTTAAAAAGGAGAAGTGAAATTATGAGTAAATTAAGAGTATGGTGGATGCCACAGGTAGGTATTGGACAAACATTTTATATTCCAGTGGAGACAATAGAAGGTGGCAAGAAAATAATGGATATTTTAGCGGCGTATGATTTGTTTCAGCTACAAAATAATGTGAAACCTGATTATGTAAATGCAGGTGGACTTGAAATGTGGGACGAAGAAGAAAAAGAATGGATAGATTGGCGTATTGAGACAGAAGATGATTTCTTTGAAGATATTGATGAATATTGCGAGCAATGTGATAAAGCAGAAGAGTTAGAAGAATTTGAACGAAAATTATTTGATCAGATTGATTGGGAAAAAGTTAAAAAAAGAGAAAAAGCATTGTTTAAATAGAGAATATACTAAGGAAGTCTTATAACGGACTTCCTTTTATGATGTAGAAAACAATGAAACTCGTATTTCAAAAAAATAAGGAAGTGATATAATGATAGTAGAAACGGTGTATACCTATGAAGAATGGATTAAACATTATAAAATTCATAGACGAAAAATCTTCAAAAAGAAGGTCAAAAGGAAAGCAATAACCATATATAACAAAATGGTAGATGCAATTCCTTATATGTCGGTGATTGCTTTGTGTGTCATAGTCTACTGTATATGTGGACTTATTGCGAGGTGATACAATGGTATATATTGTTCTAGGTATAATATTTTTTACAATAGGGAAAATGTTAGAGTAAGGAGTGATAAAGAATGGAAATTATTGGATTTGTTTTAGCAATCGTTATACTGATTGCGGTGTTTGGCTCATTGGCTAATACCATTGATGATGTAACTGGAACTTTTTCTAAGAAAGAAGACCCGAAAGTGAAGGAATTAAGAGATATCTTTGAAAAGGAAAATAGAAAATTTAAGAAGTAAGATAATTAAAACAAACACAACCGCTAGTAATTAATACTGGCGGTTTTTTATGTTGGAAAACCCAATTTACATATTGATTCTAACAACATTATATGTTAAGATAACAATATCAAAGGAGGTATCAGATATGAAGAAGGCATTTAATACTTCCATTGATGAAGAAATACTTGAACAGTTTAGAGAAAAATGTAAGGAGCAAAAAATCCCAATCAATGTTGTATTGGAAAGATTTATGCAAGGTTATATTGACGAAGACTTTAAACTGGAAATGAAGTATTTTCATAATGGAAAATAAAAAAGAGCAGGTTCTCCACCGTCCAAAGCGAAAACCTACTCTTAACACAACTTGAACCGAAGTTCCAGTCATTACATATTATATCGTATTTTCTGGACTTATTCAAGTCACGTTTTCCAGCAAACAGTACATTGAAAATTAAACAATAGATTGGCTATCTGTAAAAGCTGTCGTGATGGAGTTGAAATACTCTCGATAATGTGCGAGCAAGATGGAGAATAAAACATTAGAACATTATCAAAAGATTTATTCAAGAAAGGGATATACGATATGAAAGAAAACAAAAACGTATTAGAAGTAGTTGCAGAAACAGAAATTCTTGGCAGAAGTATTTTGATGTATGACTCAATCGAAAATCCGTGGTTCGTTGCAAGTGACATTGCTGGTTGGCTTGGCGTTAAAAATGTCAGTCAGATGTTGAAACAAGCTGATATTCAGGAAGATGAAAAGGGTATATTTTTAAAATATACCCTTGGTGGAAATCAGAAATCACTATTTGTAACAGAAGATGCAATGTATGAAGTGCTTATGACTTCAAGAAAGAAAGAAGCAAAAGAGCTTCGTAAAGGAATCAAAGCATACTTAAAATCAATCCGTAAAACGGGAGCTGCAATTCAGCCGGGTAGAGAAGAGGAAATGATTCAGAAGTATTTTCCATCATTCTCAAAGGAAGTCCAAACAGAAATGGTTAACGACTTGATTAAACAGAACAAGGAATTAAAAGAGTTTTATGATGATTTGATGAATACTGAAGGACTCATGAGTATTAACACAATAGCAAAAGAACTTGGAATCGGAGAATATAAACTCTTTGCTTTTCTTAGAAGTAAAAAAGTATTGTTTTACGATAAAGATAGGGTAAATGTGCCTTATGAGAGATTTAGAAAAGAAGGAAAATTTGCCGTAAAGGAAACACCTTGTCATGATGGAAACATCAGATCTGTTACATATGCAACTAAGAAAGGACTTGAATATGTAAGGAAACTTCTTAGAAAGAATGGACATTATATACATGAATATGTAACGGAATAAACAATAATTTTCCACGCTGTATATGCGATGGAAGCTGTCTTATACTTTCCAGTCCAAAGAAAGTAGTACATAATATAGAACATAATATTGAGGTAATAGAATGAATAAAACAATAAAACAGATTATGGAAGAAAATAAAAACAAAAAATTCACTTGTATGATGGTGCAGGTGTTTTCGGAGAATTGCCACTTACGGAGAATAATATAAACCACATTCCAGATAAAGTAGAAATCAATTGTAATGTTGTCAATATATATATTCAGTAGATACACAAGAGAAAGGAGGCAGGTTATATGTTTTGGGCGACAATTGGCGTAGCAATTTTTATTTACTGGCTTTATTGCATGTGCTGTAAGTAATGAATATTGTGTAATGGTACATTGACTGATATAATGGAATGAGAATTGTCAGTGAGGTAACGATATGAAAATAATGGATGTTGTAAATACATGTGGGGAACATGTGCAAATAGATTTTGATAGAAAGTCTATAGTATCTTATTCCAATAAAGAAGCCAAAGTATATTATGCAGCATATATGATAGAAAACAAAAAACGCACAAAACCCACAGTATTTTGTATATCTGGAACAGTAGATAGTATAGAAGAGAGAGTAAATACACTGAATAATATAGTTAGATTGGCGTATTATAGAGGACTTAACAATGATTTATCTGCCGATCCAGAACGCAAAGCATGGAAAATGTTGGTCGAAGAAGTTACAAAGAACCAGGATAAATACTTTGACGAATATGGAGACTGGAAAAAGAAATATATTGTTGTTGGATGAAAGAATTGATTCATTTGGAGGTGAGATGATATGGTTAATAATTGTATACCATTAATTTTAACTAATCAATATGGAAATAGATATCTTGGAATTTGGGATAAAGTGGATGATATTTATGATAATAACAAAGAAAAAGAAAATCCGGATTATTATAGAGATATAATATGTTTGTTAGCTAAATATCACGATAACAAAAATTTGTTTGAAAAATACGGAGAATTCATTGCTTCAAATTTAATAATTAATGAAGAAAATATTGGTCACGAACCTAGTATAATAGATGCGTTATATAAATGGAGAGTTCATAAACAAATTTATAAATTTCCAAAAGAGCTTGAAGAATTGTTATATGAGCAAGATGATGGATTGGATACTCCAATATGGATTTTAAAATCTCTTCCGTATGATAGTATATATATAGAAACAAATTGTTTAGACGAAAATATTTTAGGCTTTTTTGTATATAAGGATTATAAAGCATTTAGTTTTGTGATAATCTATGACGATATGCATTATGAACACGGTGGTTTTAATTTTGATGAATCTACAAATGTCGGTACAACTTTATATGATGCTTTAGTTGAGCAGTCTAACAGAGACGGACTTGGATCACTTGGAGTAGAGATGGCAATGATGACAGATACTTGGAGATTTATGCCAAAAATATTACAACTTGTATTATATATTTGCGCAGAAAATAAAGAAATAGAAGAGAATGCATTACAAAAAAATATTACAAAAAAACCAAAAGGGAAAAAATATATAAAAGATAAATATAGAGAAGTGCAAATTTGGGATTGTGGTAATAAAATATCTGAAAAAATACGAACTTTTTTGGTATCGAATAATAAACGAAATCTGTCAAATTTAGGAGTTGGAGATGGAAAAACAAAGGCTCCACATAGCAGAAAAGGACATTGGCATCATTTTTGGACTGGGAAGAGAAATTCAGAAGAAAGAAAGTTGATTTTAAAATGGGTTGCTCCCACATTCGTGAATGGAAATCCGAACACTGTAAATATAAATGTTGTAGAAAATGAAAATTTAGAAATAAAATGAAATAATAGTTTCATGGGAATGGAGGAATGATGAGTGATAAAAATTTATTGTGATTGTTGTAAGAGAAAAATCAATGATGCAGAACCAAAATATTCGATAGAAATTAAAAAAGGAAACGATAAGGAAATTATATTAAATGATGTCTGTGACGATTGTTTTGAACGATTTAATATCATTATTGAAAAAGCGGAAAAATGGAGAATAAACAATAACAATTGAAACCAAGTTTTCAAGGCAAGAAGGGAGATTATAAGATGAGTACAGCAACATGTATTAAGGACTATGATGGTGTTGGATTCTTAAAAGAAAATAAAGACGGATGTGAAGAAGTTCATATCAAAAAAGGTGACGTAATTGAATGGGATAATCAAGGATATCTTTGGTTTGATAACGTATGTTTTGGACATATGGATGCTTATCCTGGTCAATATTTTAAATTTTAAAAGCCAAGTAAATTTAACTTTCATAACGGAGAATATTATATGTAGAAACTAATACAAATAATGCGTACAGTTTCTACATATTTTTGATTAGAGGTGATACAATGTTAGAAGCAATAGAGTTTAAAGCAGACAGGTTTAAAAAGGAAGATAATTATAATCTGATTGAATTTACCGAAAATACAGTTATTTTGTGTAGTGACTACAAGCTTATGGATACATTAACAGAAGAAATAATCAATACTGTAAACGGCAAGGCAGAATATAACGATTATTGCTGTGATGATGAAGACGTTGGAAATGCAAAATTAGATTTATGTTTTGGTTTGCAACGAATAATTGACATAAATGGACAGAAAATTTCAGTTGGTATTGAACCATCAATTATTTATAAAGCAAACAAACCGGAAGACATATGGCTTTTTGCTTGGCAAGGATGTGATGAAATTGAATCACTATCGAAATATGAAGAATATATTTATCCGATGCTGATATTCAAAGGTAGTAGAAAGATATGGGAAGATGGCAAAGATGCTGTATATCAAACCATATGCAATGGACGATATGGTTGCTATCATGGTAAATGGATTGATTTGCATAGAGATCATTATGATGAAGAAGTTCATAATTGCAAGGGGAAATATAAATTGCATATATCAAGTAAATAGGGGGATATAATATTGACAAAGTTAGTAAGAAAAGTGAAATGGGAATTACCTGGTTCTCCTAAAACAGAAATGTATATGTATGGTGAAGCTTCTGTTGAATCAAATCAAGAAATGCAAGAACCATTGGAGAAATTATATCAGTATGAAAACCAACAAGAGCAATTACGAGATATATTGGAAAGTCTTACAGAATATATAGAAAGTCATTCTGATAGAATAACAAATTATGTGAGCGCAAAAGATATGTTTGAGTATGTAGATTATATGTGGAAAGTGTTTGGAATTGATAGTAAGAAGAATAGAGAATGTGAAAATGAGGTGATATAAATGCATACTTACAAAGGTAAATCATTAGTAATTCATCATGACGGAGATTACAAAGGTGAATGTTATATCGTTGAAAAAGAAACAAAAACGCAGATCAAAGTTTCTTGTGAAGACTTATTAGAATTCGCTGCGGAATATGTTAAATCAAAAAGAATTTCGGAAATTGAAAACATGGATGCAGATGAAATTTTGAAATGACGATTTCTTATGGAAAATTTGGAGGTAATAATATGAAGATATTTGGAAGCTTTGTAGATTGTATTTATGAGTCACATTTATATAAAGAGGATATTGGAAATATTAGAACAAAACTTATAAGTAGATTACCAGATAAAAGAATCTGTGAAATGGCAAGTGTACTTATAATCGACACAAAATATGATGCATATGTTGTAAAAATACGAAGACCTGAACTGAATAGTAGTGGATGTGTTGATATAGAAAAGACTCATAAGAAAATTTACGAAACTGATTTTATCGAAATTTCAAAAAGAGATTATGAAGGATTAGATTGGAGAGAAACTGCTAAGAAAACGGAAGAATTAATTGAACTAGGATCGTTCGTTATTTTTAAAACAGATATTGATGTAGATGTATTAATTAAATAAAAAATTGCTTTAATGGAGAATTATATAATGGGTTATTCAATACAAGAAGAGAATGAGTTAAATAATCAACTTAAAAAATGGCAAGATAAACAAATTAAAGCAGTGAGAAGAAAGAATTTTGATTATGCTTGTGAGAAAATGCATCCCGGAGATATGAGTGTTTGGGAAATAATTGCAAATGCAGAATCGTATAAAGATGTGAGTAATGGAGCATGGGATCAGGCAGAACGTGTGGTTGAAAAATATTATAAGTTGGCAAAATGAGGATGAGAATATGAGTAACATGGGATATAGACCGAAAGTTTATGATTGTACTATAGACGGAATAAAAAGGGTTAAAGGCAAAAATTTATTTGTCTTACATTGGAAAGATTTAAAGGGTGATGGAAGTATACCGATTCAGGAGGTAGATCAACCACCAGAATTAATTCTTAACAGAATGAAAGAGATTGTAGATGGAAAGCGAGATAAATTATACTTAACAAGAGGAATGAGAGACATTGATGTTTCGTATCTCGGTGATAATAAATGGCAACTATATGATGAATTTGATTTTTATGAATTTGAAATGGTGGTGTGAAACATGGCTTGTAAATCTATGAATTGTATAAAATTTTGCAGTGGAGAATGTAAAGATACTTGTAAAAACTGCAAGTATTTTTCTTGTAAATACTGTGAGAGCCATTGCCAAGGGAATGAATATGAGCTTACTGTCAGAGATTTCATATATCAAGGAAAGGTAAAAATTATGTCTACTCCAAGAAGAGAATTATCTATTGAGAGTGAATACACGGATTTGATAGGCTTGGAAGGAAGAATCGCTGGAATTTCAGGAAATAAAATTGGTATAATTGTTGACAATAAATATAATAAACATAGTAAATTTGGTTGGTATTGGTTTGAGCCAGAGTGTTTAATAAAAATAGAGTAAGAGGTAATTTTATGGTAGAAAAATGGAAAGCACAGGAGATTGTACAATATTTAGAAGAACAACTTTCTAATTCTTTATTACATGACGATCTTTTTGAAGCTAATGAAAATGGATATAGATGTGCAATCAACGATATCAAAGAAAAATATATTGATGAGGATTGATTATGGTTTGCTTGGATTGTGGAAATAGAGATGTCCGGTATGATGAAAAAGAGAAATCATATCATTGTAATAACTGTGGATCACGAGAGCTAGGGAATAATTTTACTTATTGTATTGGTGATTACGTCTTTGACAAATCTGAGAATAAAGTCAGACTTGCCATTGAAGGAGATAACCATAGGAGTGATGTAGAATATATTGGAAGATTCTTAAATTTGGACGAAGCAATGATATGCTATAAAAATATGAACATATAAGGAACAATGAAAGATTGTTTTCATAAGTAGGAAGAGAAAAGGGAGATACAAATGGATTTAAATAGTATTAGTAAATATATGAGTTTAATTCTAAGACACAAACCAGATGTTATTGGAATTGAACTTGATGAGCATGGATGGGCAAATGTAAATGACTTGATAAGCGGAATCGAAAAAGATAATCATGGATTTAATTTTGAATTGTTGGAAGAAATTGTAAAGACAGATAACAAACAGCGTTATTCTTTCAATGATAACATGACATTAATTCGTGCTAATCAAGGACATTCTATTCCTGTAGATGTAGAATTAGAAGAGAAGTGTCCACCGGAATTCTTGTATCATGGAACTGGTGAGAAGTATATCGAATCAATTGATAAGATTGGATTAATTCCAAAGAGTAGGTTGTATGTTCATCTCTCAAAAGATATAGCTACAGCAGAACAAGTCGGTAAAAGACATGGAAAAGAAATTGTATACAAAGTAAACGCAGGTCAAATGTACAAAGATGGATATAAATTCTTTTTGTCTGTAAATAATGTGTGGCTTACCAAGGAAGTACCTGTGAAATATTTGAATAGATAAATTATTGTTTTCAGGAGGAGGCAAAAACATGGAAGTAAAAGTCGTTGATTTTTGGATAAATGCGTATGGTGGTTTTACGATTAAATATTCTGATGGGTCAACACGAAGTTTATGTAAAGAACATTTAATTGAAGTTTTAAACGGCGAAAGATAAATTAGGTTTATTCAAAAGTTGAAACAGACATTTCAATGATGGTATTATGATGACAGTAGGAGAATTAAAAGCTGCATTAGAAGATTATGATGAAGATCTTCCGGTATGTGTTGGAATGATTCAGACTTATGGTTCTAATTTCGCTACAGAACTTGATGATATAGATGAACTAATGGTAGATGATTGGGAATATGGCGAAGAAAAGAAAGTAGTTCTAACGCAAGGAAGTCAAATTGGAATTGTTGAATATGGAGAGTAGATAAAAAGGGTGGTTTGATGGGACTTAGAGCAATAAATCATATGTATGTCGGTAAAGAAATAGCTCAAAGAGTAAATATAAAAGTGCGAAAAGAAATGTTGGAGCGTAAGTTAGAAAAGGAAAAGTACAAGGAAAACAATGAAGAATCAATAGTTTTAATCGTGAGAGCATTAAGGGTGATCGATTGTTGGCACAAGCTTTTATGATAAAATTAATGCGGAGGTGATTTAATGGACAAATCAGAAATGACAACAAATGAAGTCGTAAACCTTCTAATGAATAAAGGAAACGAGATTGATAACAAAATTATTAATACTATATCAGAAATTCTTAGACTTGGATATGAAACTGATAGAGGTAAAAGGTATGTCAAAGATCTTAGAAAATCGATAGAACATACTCTTGATGAAATGGAAAGGGTTTTGAATCGTTAAAATAGATGGAGGTAACACTATATGAAAAATCCATATAGATCTATGACGAATGAAGAATTATCTAAGATTTATAAAGATTATATAGAATCTAAAAACAAAGGAGTAAGGTGTGAAAGTTTTGTTCCTTTCACAAGAGAAATTAAAGAAAACATAGGTGAAAGTTTCACTGTTGCAGATGGAATAGACTGGACAAAGATAGACTTTTTTGAAGAAGTATGCGATAGATTTCTAGTGTGAATAAGTTAGCGTAGGGAGAAATAAAATGAGTTTTAGATGTCCTATTTGTGGGAAAGTATATGAACAATTTGGTTTGAAAGAATATGCGAAAGCTCCAAAAACAACTTTATTTGGAGAATTTAATATAAGAGACATCTATGGAAATGTTATAACAACGCATAGACTATTAAACAAACCAGTTTGTTCTGAAGAATGTAAAGATAAAAATGAAGAACAATATTTTGTTGAAGAGTATAAAGGTAATAACATATATTGTGTAAATGGAAAATATATGCCCTATCTTGAATGTGATTATTGGTATGACACTATTGAAGGTATAAAAGACAGAATTGATAATCCGCACTTAATTCCGGCAACGCCAACTCTAATGCATGGATTAAATATTGCAATGAGTGGAGAGCCTGGAAATATTTAAAAATATGTAGGAGACAAAGCAAAATGAAAATTTAGATTCATTGTATAAATAATGTGTATAAAAAGGGTTGACATTACACAACTATTGTGTATAATAATAGTACAAAGGAGGTATGTTACCCGATGAAGAGGTCTGATTTGGTAAAGAAACTAGAAAACGGTGGTTTTGTATTCGAAAGACATGGTGGAAATCATGACATATATTCCAAAGGAAATATAAAAGAAACAATTCCAAGACACAATGAAATCAATGAAAGACTAGCAAAGGCTATACTTAAGAGAAATGGACTGGTATAGTCCATTATCTCTTAAACAATCATATATAAATAAAATAAAGAATGGAGGTTGCTCTAAATGAAAAATGTATATCCTGTTTTCTTTACAAAGACCAATGACGACATTTTAATTGAAGTACCAGATTTTAATATCTTGACAGAAGGAAAAGATATGAACGATGCTATGGAAATGGCGAGAGACGCAATAGAATTAAAATGTGTATCAATGGAAGACAATAAAGAAACAATACCAAATCCAACAAATATAAATGAATTAGATCCTTCAAACGGAACATTTTCAGATGATGGAGAAACAATAGTTTCTTTTGTAGATATTGATTCTGCCATATATAGAAAAAAGATTGATACAAAAACAGTGCGAAGAAATGTAGCATTGCCAAGTTGGTTAAACTATGAAGCAGATCAAGCAGGTGTAAATGTTTCAAGAATTCTTCAGGAAGCACTAATGAGTGTTTTGAAAGTTGAAAATAGAATGTAAATTAAAAGTAGAATAAAATAAAAGACACAGTTTAAAAAATTAAATAATAATACTATATAAAATCGTTGGTTTACGCCAGCGATTTTTTTTATTTAGGAGGTTGATTATAATGCCATATGTTATTTACGGTGAAGGAAAATATTTAACACGTGATGTGAAAGGTAATTATAGTGTAGTAAACTCATTGGAGATGGCTAAAAAGTGGAATGCAATTATTAAAGTAAACAATATTCTTAAACACCAAGGTAAAAAGTTTAAAGATAAATACAATATGGAAATAAAATACGTATCTCAAGAAAATAAAATAATTAATCCAATTGCTACACCAATCGAGTTAGAGTATGAGATATTAGACAAAGTAAAACAAATACATAATTTTTCGAAAAATATAGAAGAACGTAGGTTATATCTTGTGGATATGATTCATGCAACTGATTTAGCTATTGTAGATATAGAACATGCAGCAGAGTTTTATAATTTAAATGCATCTCAAGGATACAAATTATATAAGATGCTTCACAACGAAAGAGTAAAGAGAAGAGAATATAAAGATGAATTACAAAAAATTGATTTAGTTTTAGGCACTGCAATTCGAAGTGAATATATTGAAAAACTTGAAAAGAGTATTGTAGGTATGGACAATAGAAAATATGAGCCAAGAGTAAATAAAGAATTGTTTGGAGTATGAGTTATTGTATTTTTCCACGATTGACAATTAAATTTATAGTACAAGAAAAAGGGAATTAGTTAAACTCTAGTTCCTTTTTTTGTACAAGAAAAAGGAGGTGATAAATTTTGAGAATGAGATATAAAAATGGAAATCCAAAGAAGAGTAGCCAGTTTATATGTTTGAAATGTATAGAGTTAAATCAATTAGGAAATGGGATACAGAGATTTGGAAGGCAACGTGAAAAGTGGCACATAAAAGATTTGTATTGCTTATCATGTGGAGCTGTAGAGAAAAATTTAGAAGTAAGATGGTGCGATGATGTAACGGAAGCATTTGATGTTGCAAGTATTGCAAGAAGTGAATTTTACATAGAGAATAATACAATAAGAAAGACAGGTTGAAAAATATGACGCAAACAAAAAATTACGCAACAAAGAAAAAAGGAAAAACAGAAGTATATCCATTTTGGAATATGGAAGACATTAAGAATGTAGTAGAGTGGTTTGAAAGAAGAAATGATTGGGATGGCTATCTCATTACTTTGTTAGAATTACTTCTAGGAAGACGTATTGGAGATATCGTCATGATGAAATGGTCTGACTTATATTTTGAAAATGGAGAAAGGAAACAAGAGATTAATACAATTGAAGAACAGAAAACAGAAAAGATAACAAATCTCCCTGTAAGCAACATGGTTTTTGAGGCAGTAGATAATTATATTTCACATACGTATATTAAACCAGTAGAGCATTTAGATAATTATATTTTTACTTTTGATGCAAAAATTAAATGGAAAGAAAATGTACTTAAAATGGAAAATGATTTTGAAGAATTAAGCAAAATGATAAACGTTAATGATATTGACGAGATATGTTTATTTTATGGGAAAGATTTTTCGGATAAAAGAAAGAATAAAATAAGAAATGATTTTATAGAACAAAATAAATATAAAACATTGCTTGAATTCTATAATTACTCAGTTGCTTATGATGATGTTGTGAAATGGCAGGAAGATGGATACAGGAAAAAACTAAAAAAGGCAGCAAAAGATTCTAATATAAAATATAGAATTAGTACACATAGTCTTAGAAAATCCTTTGGATATTGGATTCATAAAACCCATCCTTTTGATCCAGATTGCTTGCTTTCTTTACAAAAACTATTTAGCCATTCTGATTTGCAGACAACAATGGATTATATTGGTTTGACAGAAGAGAAAAACAGACAATTAATGGAAGATCATGGTGAATTTATCCATAATGTTCTATCTGGTAAAGGTGACGAAATAATCAAAAACATGCCTGTGATTTCACTGAAATCAGATGACTTTGGAGAAATTATACGAATGCTAACTAACGATGTAGACAAGTATCAAATGGCAATTAATATGGCTAATGAGATGAGAGTATCTTAATTTTTTTGCAGTCATGAGATAAAGAAGACGATACTTATTCGGTATCGTCTTCTTTATGTTCTACTAAAGTGTTTTGAATACGTGAATCAATATGCTCATCGAGTATCCCACTTTCAAGAAGATAGTGTATAATGCTTTGCGTAGTAGACTCATCTGGAAGATTTAAGTTGAATTTTTTGATTTCCTCTTCCGTAAATTCAAAGAGATCATTTGGTGTACATTCAAAAATTTCACAAAGTTTTATAATTTGTTCAATCTTTATTTCTTTTGCTGTGCCATTACATAATGCTCCAACATATTGTCTTGCTGAACCGATTTTATTTGCAATTTCTTGCTGAGTATAATGGTTATTGTCGAATACTTTCTTTATACATAATTTCATTAGATATACCTCCATTTATTTTCTATGTAAGAAAGTAATGTTATTATAACATAACATAAAGAGAAATAAAACGTCATTTTCTGATAACATTTATGTAATTACGTATTGACATATTGTTATTTTAGAGTTACAATAAGTACATAAAAGGTAAGCAATACATAATTAGAAAGGAGGTTTACATATGGATAGAGTCAAAGAGTCTTTACACAGATATGATATAGTAGAAGCGGAGATTGTGCTAAAAGAACAATCTGGACACATTCAAAGAAAGAAACGTCCATATGTGATTGTTGGAAATGAGTTAGGCACAACAACAGCCCCGACTATTATTGCGATGCCTTTAACTCATGTTATAAAAAGAAAGTCAATGCCGGTTCATGGCTGCATAGAAGCAAAAAGTGAAAATGGATTATCTTTATATTCAATGGTATTGGGTGAACAACCATGTACATTAGATAAAAAACATGAAGTTCTTCGAAAACTCGGAACAATAGAGAACGAAGAAGAACGTAATATGGTAAATAAAATTTGTTTTAACACAATGTTCTATGGTGAATCTATTAACTGGGAGGAGGTTTTAGCATGAAAAACTTAATAGGAATTGCTATGGACAAGGAAACTGCAAAGAAAATGATAGATGATGCTCCAGGAGATAAAGTTATTTTTCTTTATATGGATAGGGACACATTCATTCACAACAAGACAGTTCCGAAAAAGAAATCGGAGGGGAAAGCCTTAATTGATCTGGCGAGAGAAATTTCATATGATGATATGGAAATGTTTGGAATGTTCTCGTTATATGGTGAAATTACTAGCGAAAGAAATATTTTAAGAAATATTGCATTTCCAAAAAGAGAATGATTTTTATAATCATTCGAACAGAAAACAGAACAAATGTTCGAAAATATATTGACACAAACATATGTTCGGTTTTATAATCATATACAAGGAAAAAGAAAAGAAGGTTGCAGCAGACTTCCCGAATCCCTGTACAACCTTCTCCATACATAGCGTTATGCTATTGATTGGTATAAGAGAACGGCAATTCTCTATACCTATTTATATTATAATACATAATAAGCAATATTAGTCAATGCATTTCTGCAAATTTTTCCGGTATTTATCAACAATTTAATATTGAAAATGAAAATACTTAGAATTTGTGTAATTAGGCATCAATTTTTGAAGTATGGTTTTATTTTTATACCATTTTTCAATTTATCGTGTGCGTGTCTAGTTCTATTAAGTTTACCCATTTTTACAAAAACTGTTGAGAGAATAAGAAATTAAGAGAGGAGTGGTTAGAAATGGACTATGCAATCTGTAATAAAAAGAAAGTTTATATCAAATTGTCAAAGAATGGAAAGCCAGAAACATGCAATGAGCGTGATCGAGGAGAGTTTGAGTATTCAAAAGCGAGGAATATTGTAGACAATCTTCCAAAAACGCTGAAGAAAATGAATTTTAAGGTTGTTGCTATACCTGATATCAAAATCAAAAAAGAAGAAATAATAATCACCAAGAATGAAACACATGAATTTTTGGGAGATGTAACTAGATGGATTGAAAAATTTGGAAGTTGCGAGGATGTATTTAGAGAAGCAAAAGATAGATATGAATTATTGAAGGAAAAGATTCATCTTGTCGACAACGATATCTTAAACATTCTCCATAAAATTGAGTTAGAAGCCCCAAAAGATATGTATCATGGGTGGTTATTGTATAAGAAATTACGTGAAGATAGAACAAAACGCAGAGGAATGAAGGACGAGCTTCTAATTATAGGAAATGTTCTGAAGCAGATTGACTCATCCTGTGTATCGAGAGTTAATACACAAAAAGCTATAGATGGTTTATTCGATAGGAAATATACATTCAGAATAGTTGAAGATGAAGAAGAATAAGGTGGTGATAAAAATGTATTTTACAGAAAATCAATATAACTCAATGGTAATGACGAAAGAACAAGCAGAAAAAATTGCTAATCAATACCTTTCAAATAATATGAAAGAGTTAAAGAGCATTGTGAATCAGTTGATTAAAAAGAAAAAAATGTCAAAGTATTTTAACGAAGATTTGATGGCAATTGGCGAAGACGTTTTCATTCAAAGTATTTATACATATAGTCCTGAAAGCAAAGCGTCATTCAAAACATTTTTATGGGGAAATATCTGGAGGAAGTTTTGGACATATAGAAGGGATATAACCAAATCTTGTAGATGTGTTTTAGAACCAGAAATAGACGAAGAAACAAAAGATTACAAAAGAGATAAAAATGGAAAAATTATTATGCGTCCACTATTTGATATTTCTATGTATTCTACAGCAGAAAAAGAAGGAAATGAAAAAGAAATATGGGAATATTTTGAGTCAGAATATAATGTTGAAGATATTGTAATGGAAAATGAAGAGCCAAAGGAAGAATATAGTAATACTATCAATGAGTTTCTGGAGAATATATCAAGAGACGCAAGAATAGTAGCTGAATACATACTTGACGGATACTCGAAAGATATGATTATCAAATGTAAGGGTGTCACGACAGAACAATATAATGATGCAATCAGAGAATTTGGAACACTTAAAAATGTACATATTTTATTAGGAGGAAAATGTAATGCCAAAAATTGAAAGAACAAAGAAAGATGACCGTATGTTAAAAACTTTAATCGAAGATTTTGAGCGTGGAGAACTTAGAACAGACCATCCATTACAGAGAAATCCTGGTAGATGGAATACTGATTATAGAGATGGAGAAATCGCCACAATTATCAAAGGAGAAGATATTGATCCAATAAAAATTTGTGAACAGATTGATGTTGATGAAGAGAGTTGTAAGAAGATTATTGAAAATTGGTTGATTGATGGAATACAGAGATTAACATATCCGATGAAGTATATGCTTGGAGCTTTTAGACTTGGAAATAACATTGAATTTCCAATCGTTACTTTTTTGAGAGCAAGAAAAGATGTAGACGGATCATTCGTTATGGAAAACGGAAGAAGAATCTATGATGAAATTGAATTCGATCTTCGTGGAAAAGCATTTAAAGATTTGCCACCAGAGCTTCAGAGTAATTTTGAAAGCTATTCATTTTCAATTGTGAAGCAGCTTGATTGTACAAATGAAGAGGTTGGATATCATATTCGCAGATATAACAAACAATCAAACATGAATGGGTCTGAAAAGACCATTACATACCTTGATACAATCGCAAAGACAATTAAAGAAATTTCTGCACATAAGTTCTTCAAAGATAATTGTACAAAAATTAGCCAGAATGAAAAAATTAAAGGTGCTGTAAACAAAATTGTTATCGAGACACTTATGATTCTTAATTATTTTGAAGATTGGACAAAAGATAATAAAAAACAGGGTTTGTATCTTGAAGAAAAAGCAACGGAAAATGATTTTAATGGTATGAAAGCCATCTTAGATAGACTTGCGAATATCGTTACAAAGGAAAATGAAGTGTTGTTTACTTCAAAAAACACATTTATTTGGATTAAGATGTTTGATTATTTCACAAATAATTTCAATCTTCCAGACGAAAAATTCTCTGAATTTCTTGATACTTTTATTGATAAGCTAAGAGAAAAAGACTGTGAACTTGCAACTCCTATGAAAATATATGGAGAAGAAACTGATCATTGTACATACAAAGCGTTAGATGAGTCAAAATCTACAAAAGATAAATACGTTGTTTCAAACAAACTTCATATTCTTGAAACACTTATGAACGAATATTTTTCTAATGATTCTGTTGTAGATTCAGCAGAGAATAATGAAGTAGAAGAATCAAAAGTTGATGAAATTCAGACAGAAGAGTTTGAAAAGAAAGTTGAAGAAACTTTTGATGATTCTGAAATGGAAACATTAGATTTTGTTAGAAAGTATGTAAATCCAGAAATAACGGAAGATGATATTGACGATTATTTTGATGACATTAATACATATGTGAAATCAAAAATAATTGATAAAGATTCCGAGGTTATTTCATCTGACAATGAAAACGCAATTATAGCATTGATTGCTTATACATATAAACATGACATCAGCATGGACGCATGGCTACAAAGATATGCAATCAGTCATAAAACGCTTCCAAAAGATATGAGTCAAAAAGAAAGATTTGATGCTATGTTACATAGCTTATATCTCTTTACAAAAACGCAGAAGAAATTACAGGCGTAGGAGAAAATTATGAGAATAGATAGTAGATTCTGTCCAGGAGATACAGTCTGGACAAGTGAATACAGTAAAGGTTCTGGATGGTATTCAGTATTTAAAAGAAAATTGGAGTATATAAAAATAACAAAGAATGGTACTCTATGTGGCTTCGTACATGGAATCGAGGTTCCGATGGAAGATTGTTTTAAATCAGAAGTGATTGCGAATGATGCTACGTATTATAGAAACGAAGCATTGGAGAAATCCGACAAGATGAAGAACGAAGAATTAATTAAAGAATTAAAAAGGTTGTTAGAGAGGTGATTAAGATGCTTATATGTTTTTGCTTTTGTTTCATTGTAGGAATGCAATTTGTTGTAGTCTTTCTTGACTATTTAGACCATAAGAAATTTGCCACGAATAATTTTTCATACATAAAGTATAAAGAATTTAAGGAAAAGGTGAATGGTAACAGCTTAGTTATAGTTGACTATGGAATTACCAATAAATATTTGAAAATCTTGGTTGAGAACGGAGGGAATATTTCCTGCAACGAATGGGAAGTGAATAAGAACAATAGTTATATTGTTTTTTTAACGTTTTATGATTACATAAAATACAGATGGTGGTTCTTTGTTATAAGAATGAAGAATAGAAACAATGTCACAAAGTTAAGAGATTGGTGGAACTAATGAAAGAGTGCTTTCATTAAGAAAATAAATCAATATATAGTATCATATAAAATATAAAACACTATATATGGTATATAAAAGGATGATAAAATGAGTAAGATTAATACAGCAGTAAAAATGACTGATGAAAGATTTTTAAATCTCTACAAATTACATACAGAGAATAAAAATGGAGAACCATTACAATATCTGGTAGCTTCTAGGGCGAAAGAAGTTGGAGACTTGAAGGCAATCAATCATAAAGAGAAACCAGACGCAGTTGCCATGATTGGAATTACAGACGATGAAAGAATAATCCTTATTAAGCAGTACAGATATGCAATTGGAGATTATCTCTATGAATTTCCCGCTGGGCTTATAGATGAAGGAGAAGATATTTATGAAACAGCAATCAGGGAAATGAAAGAAGAAACTGGTTTGGATTTTGTGCCAATGAAGACAGAATTTTCTAGTAGAGCGTTCTATTCTTCCGCTGGAATGACAGATGAAAGCTGTTCTATCATTTGTGGAAAAGTGTATGGAACAGTAAGTACAGATAAAAATGAAACTACAGAAGAGATAGAAGTAGTGTTGGCAGACGAAGACGAAATTAAAAGAATTCTCAGAGAAGAAAAAGTCTGTATGAAAATGGCTCTTGTATTGATGGGAATTATATATGAAGAAAAGTAGAAAATATGAGTTAATGAATTCGAAATTTTATGGAGGTTATTAAATGGATCTTGGAGCATACATGAATATAGAAGAATTGGACGAAATCGCAAAAGACAATGGAATTGAAATTCCACGTGTTCGTGGATATAGATTAATGATAAATGAGAAACCCTTGTCTAAAGAAGAAATAAAAACAATATAAGATGAATCAATTATTGATGTAGCAAAAGAATTATGTGAAGCCATTCCATTTTGGAAAGCAAACCCAGAATATCATGAATCTAGTTTATGGACAGGCATTCTAAAAGACTATTATCTTATTAAAGACAAAGATGGTAAATATCCAAAATATATTGGAATTCGGTGGGATAGAATTCATGGATGGAAACGTAGGATTTTAAAATTTGAGATTAAGAAACAAAAGAAAAAGATTCAAAAGCAGTATGATATTTGGAACAAATATGCCGGTGTGGAGAATGTCTTATATATTCATTCAAGAATGGGTAGTTGGAACTGGAAAGAATACGATAAGAAAAATGATATTCTAAATCAGCCGTGGTATTTGGATAGAGTAGACGATTATTTTGATTCAACATATTGTGATTTTTACACAAGAATAAAAGGAGAATAAAAAATGAGAGACATGTCAATTGAGAGTAAAATCGAAGAAGCAAATATAGACAATCCATTGTTACAATTTCTTGGCAAAGAGAATGTTGAAGATACGAAAAAACGTATTGTTGATGTAATTGTAGAACAAGTCAGAGATGATATGCATGATTATCATGAATATCTAATTAATCCTGATGATATTGTTGAATGTATTATTGATGAGACTGTTGACAAAGTTAAAGAACGAGTGGAAGAAAAACTTGAAAAACTTGTAATGGAAAGAGCAATGAAAATGCTAGGACTTTGTGATTAAGAATGAAAAATAGTAAAGATGCAAAGGAGAATAATTTATGAATAATTTTGTTAAATTTAAACTGGAATTACAGAAGTATTTTGATGAAATGCAGAAAGAAACAACACATTTATTTGAGGTAAACGTAGATAAAGATGAATTATGGAATACATATCTTGATAGTTTTCCTGCCGGTACGAATGAAATTTTCAGAGAGCGTAGAGAACACGATTGTAGCTGCTGTAGACAGTTTATTAAAAACATTGGAAACGCTGTTGTAATTAAAGATAATCAGATTCATACAATTTGGGAACTTAATCTTGGAGATACTACTTATCAGCCGGTATGTGATGCACTTGATGCATTTGTGAAATCTCACACTGTTGTAGATATTTATACGACAAGTTTTTCTAAGATTGGTACAGACCATAACTTTGAAGAAATTGATGGAAAATCTCATCGTTGGGATCATTTCTTCTTGGAACTTCCTAAAAAATTCGTAAATACATCTAGTAAATCAAATGAAGAATTGAAAGGACAATTTAGAGATACAAAAAATGTATTTAAACGTTCACTTGATGAAATTACTATGGAAGCACTTAATACAATTCTTGAACTTATTAATTCTAATACTCTTTACAAAGGTGAAGAATGGAAGGCAGCACTTACAGAGTTTAAGAAGTACAAGAAAGAATATGAAAAATTGGCATCGGATGTAGAAAAAGAATTGTATGCATGGGAAAAATCTGTAGCTGTAGGAATGGTTATTGGTAGAATTAGAAATCATTCTATTGGAGTTCTTCTTGTTAATGTAAGTGAGGGAATGGATCTTGACACAGCAGTTAAAAAATACGAACAGATTGTAGCCCCTACTAATTACAAGAGAAGTAAACCGATTTACACAAAGGCAATGTTAGAAAAGGCTCAAAAGCAGATTGTTGAATTAGGTTATATGGATTCTTTACCAAGAAGATATGCGACACTTGACGATATTACAGTCAATGATATCTTATTCAGCAATAAAGATTCAGCAAAGAGGATTAGTGGAGCAAACGATATTTTTGGAGAACTTGCGAATAATGTAAGAGGTGGAAACGCAAAGAAATTTTCAAAAGTTGAAGAAGTGACTATTAATAGTTTTATCAATGATATTTTACCTACAGCAAATGAGGTTGAATTGTACTTAGAGAATAAACATTTGAGTAATTTAGTTTCTCTTATTGCTCCACAAAATATTGATTCTAAATCTATGTTTAAATGGGGAAATAATTTTAGTTGGACTTATTCTGGAAATCTTACAGATTCAAGCATGAGAGATAGAGTTAAAGCTGCTGGTGGTAATGTAACAGGAGATTTGAGATTTAGTTTACAGTGGAATGAAAGTGGGGAAGATGATTGTGATTTGGATGCACATTGTAAAACTCCATGTACTGAAATTTATTATAGACATAAAGTTGACAGAAATACAAATGGCGAACTTGATGTAGATATTATTCATCCTGGCAGAAATATAGCTGTAGAAAATATTGCATGGGTAGATAGAAATACAATGAAAAATGGAAAGTATCTGTTTTTTGTGCGTCAGTTTAGTGGTTCAGTTAAAAATGGTTTCAGAGCAGAGATTGAATTTGACGGACAGATTTATTCATTTGATTATCCACATTCAATGAGAAAGGGAGAAGATGTAAATGTAGCAGAAGTAACTTATGAAGATGGAAAATTCACTATCAAAGAATTACTCACATCAAATGTTTCATCAAAAGAAGTTTGGAATGTAAAAACAAACGACTTTGTTCCAGTAAGTGTAATCTGTTACAGCCCTAATTATTGGGAGAATGTTAAAAATAAAACTGGACATAGACATGTGTTCTTTATGCTCAAAAATTGTATTAATGATGAAAATCCATCTGGAATGTTTAATGAGTTTTTAGTACAAGATTTGTATGAGCACAGAAAAGTCATGGAAGCACTTAGTTCTAAAATGAGAGTAGAGGATTCAGATGACCAACTTTCAGGAGTTGGTTTTGCAACAGATAAAAGAGCTGAAGTAATCGTAAAAGTAATTGGTAGCGTAGAAAGAGTTTTAAAAATTAAATTTTAAATGTAAAGGAGAATATTATTATGGAAGCAGGAAAATTATTTGAAACAGCAACTCGTAATAAAATGAGATTCCCATTTAGAGGAATGATTTCAGTAGAGGATCTTTGGGATTTATCTCTTACAAATCTTGATTCAGTATTTAAAACATTAAATGCAGAAGCTAAAAAATCAGAAGAAGAAAGTCTTCTTGAAACAAAATCTAAAGAGAACGAAGAGCTTTCTAATAAGATTGAAATTGTAAAATATATTGTAAATATCAAGCTTGAAGAGAAGAAAACAAGAGAAAATGCTAGAAAAAATGCAGAGATGAAACAGCGACTTTTAGAGATTAAAGCAAAACGACAGGATGCAGTATTGGAGAATATGTCAGACGAAGATTTGGATAAAATGCTCGCTGAATTAGATTAATATGTTGGAGGCGGTTAGCTTCAAATCTAATCGTCTCCTTTTGAAATTTAGGTTTTTTCTGGAAAATTTCAGAGTGTATATAAAAGAAAAGGAGGTTGAGTTCCATGGATAAAAATTGCAATGCTCCTAAAACTAATAATGAGGAAAGTTTATTTAGATAATTTACCAAAATTACCAAATAAAAATGTATCTTGGAAAGAAAGCGTTGGACATACTGTTAATTTTGTTTTTGATAACATCCAAGGAAATTTTCACATTGTTGATTATAGAACAAACGGAGTTTCACCAGAAGTTCTAATTGAATATAAAGAAAAAACAGAATGGGTATTTACATATAGACTAATAAATTCAAAAATAAGTGAATTTATAAAAGCACCTAAAAAAATAAAGAAAACCAACAAAGACTATTCTGATGAAAAATTTGGAATGCTTACAGTCATAAAAGATGATGGGACAAGAACAAATAATGGTCAGATTAAATGGTTATGTTTGTGTGAATGTGGCAACAAAACACATGTTGTTGGTTATAAATTGGAAAATGGTTTGATAAGATCTTGTGGATGTAAAATGAAACGTTATTTTAGACCAAAACAAAGTACAAATGAAGATAAAGAAAAAACGGCAATATCATTAATTAAGGGAAGATATAAGTCTAGTGCAAAAAGAAGAGGATATAAATGGGAAATAGAAAATGATTTCTTTGAAGAAATTATAAAACAACCATGTTTTTATTGTGGAATAAATCATGGATCTATAAAAAATATTAATGGTTATAATTTCCAATATAACGGAATTGACAGAATAGATTCTACTAAAGGATATAGTTTAGAGAATGTTGTTCCATGTTGCAGATGGTGTAATCAAGCTAAATCAACGATGTCTCAATCAGATTTTTATGATTGGGTACAAAAAATATATAAAAATTTTACTATTAATAAAATAGCTAATTGAAAGGAATGTTTTATTTGAAAAATGAATCAATATATAGTCGCTTTAACAAGAATAAAATACTATATATTGGTAAGAATTGAGTCAACACAGAGGTTAAGGGCATACAAGTGTGTTGGCTATAAATAAAGAATCTACAAAGGTTAATACCTTTGTCATTTATTATAAGATTTATAAAGTAGAAAGTCAAGAAAGGGAATAGAATGAAATATAAAATAGGAGATAAAGTTCGTGTCAGACAATGGGATGATATGGTAAAAGAGTTTGGTGTTGATAAATTTGGTCATATAAGCACAAAAACAGGTTATTTTACAAAACGAATGAAAGAGTTTTGCGGTGGTGTTTATGAAATTGACTCTGTATTGGAAAAAGGTTATTGGTTAAAAAACAGAGATGGATATTTCTGGTATTTTACGGATGATATGCTTGAGGACGCAGATTTTTCGCCGTCATTAAAAACACTAAAAACACAGAAAGAGAGTAAGAAAAAAATGAAAAAACAGATGACACAGAGACAAAGATTAGAAGGACAGTTAAAAAACTATCAGAGAGATTCAGCCATTGAATCTATTGAGATTATTGTTCCAGGAAAAATCGTTAAGGTAACTATAAATGATTGTTTGGGTATAGGCACTACATTCACAATGAAGTGTCACAATGATGATACGTTTAGTCTTGAGAAGGCAATTATTCTTGCATATGTAAAATATGAGAGTGAAGACCTTACTCCAAAGGGAATCGAATATGAGGCAGAAATCTTTACTCATTTCAAAGATAATATGAAAAAACTCAAAAAAGCTATGAAAGTATACGAGATTCAGCAGAAATTAAAAGAGCTTGATGACGAAGAAGCGATTGTTAGAGAAAGAAAAAGACAGAAAAAGATTGCTCAGAAACAGAGAAGGGCAGAGAGACTTGCGGAAGAAAAGCAGAGAAAAGCTGAAGAAAAACTTAAAGAGACTAAAGAAGCAGCGAAGATTTATGCTGATGCTTTGAGATCAGCTTTTTCAGATTGTGAAATTTCAGAAGATACAGTAAAAAATATTGTAAAAGATATGAATGTGAGAATGTAAATTTGAAAAGTGTGCGGAGCTATACGGCTCTGTACACTTATTTAAGAAAGGAATGCAAATGAGGTTAGTACATAGTAAATATTTGCCGAATACAAGATATACAAAATACTATGAGTGTGAACTGTTAAAAGGCTTGTGCGATATAACAGATAACGTGTGTTACATATATTATGACAAGTGGTTGGACAAATTCTATATAAAAAACGGAGATTATGTTTCTGCATATTTTTACATTACATGGGATAGAAAGATTTTAGATATTATTTTCTATGAAGAAAATATAAAATATCCAGACATTGTAAAAGAATATATCTTGTGTTTCGTTGGTGAAAAATTAGAAGGTTTAGTACATGAAGAAGAATATGAATTGGAGTATTAAGTATGAAAATGACATTAGAATAGAAAATTAAAAAATGAAAGCCGTGTTTCATTTGGAGGCTTAAGTAATGAGAAATTTATATAAAGAAAAAGTTGTAAAAACAGCTATTCAAGAATATAAAGACTCTGTTTTATTTGGATTTGGTAGCGATACTGCAAATGCAATAAATGTGATGGAAAATGCATTCATTATGTGTTCTCCATTTAACATCGAAGGGATAGCAGAACTACAAAAACAATTAAAGAAGCAAAAGAAAAGTACAAGAATGAGTTAGAAAGAAACATAGAGAAAGATGTAATCGCATGACAGAAATTAAAATTTTGAATCGTAGTGTTGTGATTAAAGGAAAAACTTTTGATGAGTGTAAGCTGGAATATGACAGAATTTGTATAGGTGTAAAAGAAAATTATACAACAAAATGTAGTTTAGAAAAGTTGATATTTTCGGATATGACGGTTACTGATGATGAATGTATTGCCGTTTTTCAGATACCGGATATGTCGAAGAATCAGACTTAATTAAATTAAAGTAAATAAAACGATTGTTTTCAAAAGTGAATTGAGAGATGCAGAATGAGATTACCACAAGAAATATTTGCAGAAGCATTATGGGTAGAATGGTTTGTTAATTACGGTAATGTTTGTGAAAAAAAATGCCGGATGGATTTATTGAGGAGGCATAATTTAAAACTCAAAAAAAAAGAAAACCTTACATGATGTTAAATTAGCAATAGGTAGAGCTTTTAAAAATACTCCTTGTGTTTCTTCTAAGCAAATAGAACGTATTGAAGAGGGAATAGACAAGGTTTGTACCATAGCTAACTGGGAAGATGCAGTTGCAAAATATAAGGCATGATTATCAAACAGCTAGACCTACGCTAATATTAACTTGTCCAAGCTATTTCGATGGAGAAGGCGTTGGTACAATTTATATCCCTATAAAATATTGCCCTGAGTGTGGTAGAAAACTAGGTGAGATGAAATAAACATATATAAGGTTAGTGAAAAAAAACGGCAAGGATGAAATGAAAAAGGAGCTACAACATGAGCGAAAATCTATACAAAGTATTAAATACATTCAACACATACCTTGGCATGACACCAAAGTACGCGTTCAACCACGTAATGAATGAACATATATATATCACAATGACTTATAACAAAGGTGTAAATGTGCCTGTTTCCAAATGGAATGAAACTTATCGTGATACGGTACGTATCTTAGACAAAAAAGATATATATGTCAAAGATGGTGTTATTCATAATGTCTCAAACAAAGGAATGGCATCCATTTGGGTACACAGATATGAGAAAACAAACGAAGTGAAATTTACACTTTGGAACGACTTGGGAATTTATACAAATTCTCATCTCATGCCAGACTCAGACTTAACCAGCAAATTTTATGCAGCGCGTGATAAGTTTGCTGGCAATAAAGCACAGCTTTTCATAGGCAGTCATGATGTATATCTGAGTGAAAAACTAATATGTGAAGCTATAGCTGACCTGAAAACCAAAATTGCATATGACAAACAAGAGATTAGTGAAATCTATGATTACAGCGCGTTAAAAGAGAAAATCTCAAAAATCAAGGCAAATCTTGATACACTGGAGTTGCTAAATGAAGTTTTATAAAATCACTATAAGAGCTTAGTAGAGCACCATGCCCATAGAATACCTCGCATGAGCGTGGATGAATACGATTAACATTAACTTCATATTCATTACACCATCAGACGACTAATAAAAGAGACAACAGTTTGTGTATCGCGTGAGCAAAACAGTTGTAAAACAAACAGAACATCTGGAACTTTTTAAGTTCTTTGGCGAGAAACTTTTTGAAAAACAAGTAAAAAATATTTTATAATCAAAGACAAGGAAGAAACATGGGTTTAATTAAAATACGTGTTTCATTAAAGATATATTGAGGTGATGATATGAGAAATGAATTTTATAAATGCTTTTTTGTAAATATTATGATGAATATGAAGGTTGTGTAGATGGTTGCTACCATCAAGAAGACTTCTCCCCAAATCATGAACGTATTATCAGAAAAGCAAAAGAAAAGAATATATCAGTGCAGGATGTAATCGCACTAATAAATTTATAGGCGAGGTGAAACTATGGATCAGTTAAACAAAATAGACTATATGATAGAAAGCCTATATCTTGCAAAAGATGAAATTAAGTATGCACAGGAATACAACTTGCGAAAAGGAAATGACGAAATGATGGGACGTGATTTTTATTCTGGTTACGGATATAATCATAGAACTCCGAATGGAACAATAATCAGAGAGTCCCTGAAAATGGTGTCAAGAATTGCAATGCAGGTTGCAAATGAATGTATATTAACCAACTATTGTGATGAAGTATTTAGAGAGGACGGTGAAATATGAGCAAATCAGTATTAGTTATGGACACGCCAGAAACATGTTTAGACTGCATGTTTTGTTTCGAGCATTATGAGGGTATTGCCGCTCATTGTTTAGTTGTGTCTGACGAAAATGATAAAGATTTATTCAGAGATATTCAGTGCGATGGCGGTTATTGTCAGGGTAAACCAGATTGGTGTCCGTTAAAAGAAGTTCCTGAAGAAGAACATAATAAATATTGTTTTGACGAATACTGTGACGGTTATGACGATGGTTGGAATACATTTCGAAGTAAAATCTTAGGAGAAAATAAAGATGTATAGATATATTGCAGATTTACATATTGGCTGCACAAACTCTTTTGAACATCGTACATTGGAGCATGATGAGATTCTTGTGAAGAACTGGAATTCTGTTGTTAATAATAATGATACAACATTCATTCTAGGTGATATTGGTAGATGTGGAACTAACAAAGATAATGAATATTTGTGTTCTGTTATTTCAAGACTCAAATCTAAAAAATTTTATTGGTTGGAAATCATGACGAGTCAGGATTGAAAGATTATAGAGTAAAACAGTTATTTGATTCAGTTGTTGATTATTTTGAACATACTGATAATTACAATGGTATCAATCAAAAACTTGTGCTTTCGCATTATCCTATCTTTTCATGGAATGGTTGTTATAAAGATACAGTTCTTCTCTATGGTCACACACATGGCAACTTCGATGATGTCATCTATCAGGAATCCCTGGAAAAGCTCAGATATAAAGTAAGACAATTGAATATAGAGAATAAAGAAGTGAAGAAGTTTAAGAATCTTCCTTATGCTTATAATGTTGGTGCAATGATGGATTGGATCAATTATTGTCCGAGAACATGGGAAGAGATTAAGGACATTATGTTTTTGAGATAGGAGAATTATGTTTGAGGGATTAAATAAGATTATAAAATCAGAATCATTTAAGAATGCAGCTAAAAAAACGAGCAATGTGGCCAAAGTAACATTATCAGTATATTTTATTCCTATTATTATATCTGTTGCGCTGATTCCAGTGATACATGAATGGTTCTTTATCTTAGCGATTGTTATGTTGCTTTCAACGTATCCATTTTCTAAATGGCTAATTAAGTTGTTTGATGAAGAAAAACTATGATAACAGCATTAAGAATTCAAAAGAGAGCTGCAATAAAGAACTGTAGATTTATCTGATGACGAGCGCATGGAAGAGATTTAGAAATTAGTTAGCTTATATCATAAGGAATAATAAATGAACATAGAAAGACATTTTAACAATAGTAAGAAATACTATCACGAATACCTAACAGTAACAGGTTTATTGCATTTTGATGATAAAAGTGTGTTTTGTGGACAACCTTGGATATTACTACAGGCATATAAAGAACCTTTTGCAAGTTATATTAATAAATATGAAATTGATGTAACCATATGTGATTATGACGATTACGATATAGGATATGCATATAGACCTAAGACAGAGGAAGAATTTTTTAATGTACTGCATGAATTAATCAATTGGATTAATGATTTGGAGCATGGCGTGGCTTCATATTGGGATTATATTAGAGATATTAAAGGATTCTTTCCTGAATGTGGATGTAAAAAGAAGGAGTAGTAAAGTGGAGATCAAAGAGATAATTAGTCTTCTTAAAGGTATTCAAAGTCCTTTGCAAGATTATGCAGGATTGATTGGCGCACCGTATTGGGCTTATGGAAAACAGTATGTTTATCCAGATCCTGAAGATTATGCGATTGAGCAAGCAATTTCTGCGTTAGAAAAAGAAGAACGATATAAATGGCATAATTTGAAAAGCAATCCAGATGATTTGCCGGAAGTATTTATAGATTATGAAGTTGAGGATGGTAAGTTCTCAGATAATGTTCTGGTAGAAACAGATTATGATACATTAATGGTTGCTTGTATGAATCTAAGTACGGGTGAATGGTTTAATTCATCGAATCAAGACGAATGTTTTCACGAAGAATATGGGAATGTAGTTAAGTGGAAATATATTGACTATAGTTGCTTTGTATGTCTTTGTGGCGGCGATATGTAGGAGGTTATATGAAACTCAAGTTATTTTTATTATTAGGAATGCTATTTCTACATCTTGTAGATGACTATTATTTACAAGGATGGTTGGCATCCGCAAAGCAAAAATCTTGATGGGAGAAAAATGCACCAGAGGAGTTGTATTCACATGATTATATTATGGCTTTGTGCGAACATGCTTTTAGCTGGACATTTATGATTATGTTAATACCTACGGTATTTAATTATGTATGCAATCATAATATTCCAGTTGATTATTTCTTATTTTTTGCTCTGAACTGGACAATTCACAGTATCGTTGATGACTTGAAAGCAAACAAAAAAGATATCAATCTGGTTCAAGATCAATTATTCCATATTATTCAGATTATATTAACTTGGGGTGTTTTAGTTGTTATTAAGTAGAAATATTACTTTCATGGAGGTAACGAATGGTAAAAAGAGAAGAATATTCAGGATGGATCATTATGACAAATAGACCAGATGGTTTGGTTGATATTGTGCAAAGAATATTTGAATTTGGAGATGGTATTAGATTATATGCAAACATCAGAAAAATAGACGGAGAATATATCATTGACATAAATCCATTTTTAATATTTCGGCCAAGAATCATTGGTTTAAGAACAAATATCGATGACTATTATGCATTAATAGATGAAGCAAATGATGTTTTAAGAGCGCATTTTACTGAAATTCATAACTATATATTAGAACTGATTAATGAACTACCAGAGATTTGAGGTGAAAAACTATGGGAAGCCCTATGTGGTCTTACGAAGACATGGTTCGAGAAGCAGATAGAATTATTACATATAGTAAGAAAAGAGACGAAGATACTTCAATAGAAGACTTGGAATTAAGATTAAAAGCTTGCGATCACGACAATAACTTCTATTTCAATTGTGGGATTGCAGTGTCAAACGTAGCAAGTAATATTTGTATGAATGGTAGTTGTGATGAAATAAATGCAATGATTGGTGGCTTAAATATGTTTGTGGATTTAATCGGATTGGAGGATGAATAGCAAAATGATTAATGCAAAGAAAATGAAGAAAATTTTTGATAAAAAATATTCTGACAAAAATACTGCGAAAATGATTATTAGTGAAATCAAAAATCATATTAAATATGGAGAAATTAATCAATCATTCGTAGGAAAATGGTATAGTGGACTTTCTGATGGAACAATTAAAATCCTCACAAATAAAGGATATATAATAAAAAGAAGTGCGGAACATTGTGATGAATTTGCTGTTCTTTTTACTGATGCGGATGTTGGAATACCGTATGAAAACAATATTTCAAGTGGGGAATAAATGTAATGATATATGGTCAAGAAAATGATGAGAGTGTTATTACTAGATATTTAGACGTTCATATTGAAAGTGAAATCGCACAAAAGAATCTGGATAAAATTCTCGATATTATAGATGATTATATTGAGTTAAAAGAGGTGTTCCTATGACAAATAAAGAAATTATTGATTATCTGATGTCAACTGGATTATACGAAAACACTGAAAGTGATATGTATTATGAAAAAAGAATGCTTAATGAAAATAAAACAGTTCCAATTAGAGATTTGGTAGAAAGATTCGTTGGTGTAGACAAGGAATTTAATGGAGAATCTTGGAATATCATGCAAATTTTAAAGAATATAGACATGATTATTCCAGTAGAGGATAGAAAATGATTAGCACAGAAAAAATGAGAAAATATTTTAATAAAATGTCTGATAAAATAACAGCCAAAAGAATCGTTAAAGATAATAAATTTAATATTAAATATGATGATATTGACATAAAACGAGTGGGAGTTTGATGCAATGCGATTAGACACGGAAGGTTCATCATCATAGTTGTGCAGAGGAATTATAGCCTTTATAAAGCAATGGATGCTTTATTTTGGGGTGCATGTTTTCAGCTATTCAGTACTCGATACAATGAATGTTCATGCACTTTAGCACTTGTTATGAGGTAACTGTTTAAAGAAAAAAGTCTAAAAATCAATGATTTAGGGCTTGAAATTATAGGAAGGATGGAGAGTAAAAATGAAATATAGAATAAGGTTTGATGGCTGGATTGAGGTTACTCATGATGATGTGGAAGAAGCTTATGATATTGCTGATTCGAAACTTCGAAATGCTTTAAGACCATTGCAACACAATGACGGTGTATCCGAGATAGATATATATAATTTTGAAGCAGAAGAATGTGATTAATTAAATAATGTTGCCGGTAGGAATTCCGTTTTCCAATGGGAGGTGAAATATAAGATGATTAAAGAATATTGTGATATTTGCGGTAAAGAAACAAACTAATGTCGTCTGAAAGAAAAGATGTGTGTCAAGACTGTGTGAGAAAAATACAGTTCTTAATTGATTGCACTTTGCCAATGATGGATGAAGATATTTCAATAACATTTGATGAATCATCAGAAGTAGGTAAATCGTGTCGAATTGGGTATATAGGAGATAAGTTATGATTAAAATTATTCAAAAAGGAACAAAACATAAAACAGAAGAAGATATTAAGGATGAATATATGAAATTTATTAAAACTGATGAGGGTAAAGAATGGTTAGAGTTTTATGATTTAGGTGGTGATTTTGGTGATTATCTATATGATTTCTATCCAGAAATGTTGCAGTAGTTGATTAAATACAGTGATCAAAAGAAGCGTTTTCTTTTGTTATACAGAATAGTAAATGAAAGTTTTGTTTCATTTGGAGGATAAAAAGTAAATAATGATTACAAAAGAAAAAGAACTTAAAGAAAAATACGAAAAATTCATACAAACAAAAGAGGGTAAAGCATGGATGAATCATTGGCAGAAGATAGTTGGTTCTGACACTGGGAGGAGACTTTGGAGACTATTTATACGATTTCTATCCTGAAATGATTTCTTAGGAGGTAAATATTAATGGGGTTGGGTTTTAGGTGGTTTAAGGATTATAAAATATTGGATGCAGGAGAATCATACTTAGCATTTGGATTTTGTTATTATGATGAGTTCTCGATTGATTTTATTGATTCAGATGCAACATCACATAGTTATTATAGTGTAAGTCTTGTACGTGATTTGTTTGAAAACACTGTTGGTATTTCATTTCCGAGACTACCAAACGAAGATCGGATTGATTCAAAGAATTATAAACTTGATTTGATTAATCCATCAGACATGTCAAAATATTGTGAAATAATTTTAAATGGGACAGAAGTAGATGATATTGATATGAGAAGCAGATTTGAATGGTTTAAAAAATTGTCGGACGATGGATATTATATTGCTTATGATTATGATTAATTACGAAATGAGGTGAAGATTATGTATCAAAATTGCTGTAGAAAGTGTGGAAGTACATCATTACATACAGAAGTAAAAGGAAATAATACAGGATTATATTGTGATGATTGTGGAGCATGGCAACGTTGGCTTGGAAAAGATGAATTGAGAGCATTTGAGTATTCACAGAAATCACAATTACCGAAAACAAGTTGCGACATTCCGATGCCAGAGATTGTAGCAAGCTCACCAAAAACAATTGCAAGAATTAAATTATGTGGCGGAGCGATGGTTTTTAATGTTACAGATATGATGCCATGGAAGAAACCGACTGAAGAACAGATTAAGAATCTGCATGATATGTTGTGTATTGATATTGAGATTTTAGAAGATGGAGAATAAGTATTATGCATGGAAAGATGGTGAAGAATAAATGGAAGTATTGGCAAATACAGAGTATCAAGATGTTTACAGAATTGTGGATGGTGTGCTGCTTATTGTAAATAAATTTAAAAGAATAATCTATGATGAAGATGAATATTTTAGAGTGTCTTTTAGTGAATCCAAGGTTAAATCATACAATAAAGGTTGTCAAAAATGGTTAAAGGTTCTTAAAGAAGATTACTGTGATGCATATTCTAATATAACAGTTCCAAAGGGTACAGTCCTGTACCAAGATTATCCAGTAGAATTATCAAATGTATATAAATATGAAGTAAAAACGACTGGTACTTCTTTTAGTGGTAATTATTCAACAGTAAAAAGTATCATTAATGATATTAGTGAAGTAATAAATGGTAACGAATTCAAAGATGTTGCATGTTATATCAATACAAAGGATGGTGAAAAATAATGTCTGATCTATATGTATACCTAATTTGTTCAAGAAACAAAGACAACAAAGATGTTCCTAATTTCAAAGGACGTGCAAAGACTATCTTAGAATACAAAGAAAATGAAGATAGAGTAATCAAAGAATTTCATAGATTTGCAGCAGATGGAGTTCCAGGCGAACAGACAAGATTGTATCGGTCTGTAAATTCTAGGAATGAAGAAAAGATAAGGGAAGAACTTATTATTAGATTGCTTAGAGATAAACCAAGTATGACAAAGCTGAATCGTACATTAGCTTCAGTTGCGCAGCAAGTAGAGAACCGTGATGAGAGTAAATGGTTATTCGATTTTGATGTTGATGATGAGCTATTAATGAATGATTTCGTTCATGGTGTAATTATGTTTTCACGTATTCCATTATCAGATATACAAGTATATACAACTCCACATGGTTATGCAATTGTAGTTCCACATGGATTTGACACAAGAGAGCTTTTGGAGAGATGGAAAGATTATGATATTACATTGAAGAGAGATGAATTGTTATTTTTGGATATGACCACAAAGGAGTGAAGCGAGTTGACGTTTGAAGAAAAGTTGTTAAACAGAAATGGATTTAATAACGATATAGCGTATGATGTATTCAATTCTTATGTTGGGAACAATAAAGATTTGTATATTGTATATCCATTAGAACTTAAAGACAATATGCTAATTAGAGACAACATTTACGAGAATGTTTTGAAAGTAGTAAGAGATTATATAACCGAATGGGAGTTATATAGAAAATATCGGTACAGCCATCATTACGAACTTCAAAAAGAAATGATGAGAAATGAAGCAATTAATCATTTGGATAAACTGGATAAATTGAAAGCAATTATGAATGAAGGAATATCTCCTTATGAATGGTTTTGTGCCAAAAGTTATGTGGACAATTGTTATATATTGTATCTTGAAGAAGACGAGTTGAAATTTCTTGGATATGATAGGTGGAGGTAGTTATGACAGAAGCGACAAAATTATGTCCTATATGTAGGGCAATTATGAAATCAGCAGCTTATAAAGTGGGGAAACAAGATGGTACAGAAAGACTAGAAAATAAGATTTTTACACAAGATGGTGTAGGGATTATTGGAAAACTTTTAGTATGTTCGAAATGTGGGAATTTAGCAGTGGTGAGGTAATTATAGAGAAGGTGACGAGTGTTGAAAGCGATATTTACAATACAAACTTTATTAGATAAACCTAACTTGAATGGTGTTATATTTCAAAAAGATGTAATCGAAAATGCTTACAAGAATGCAAAAAATGCACCTAAGATACTGAATGATGAACGTGAAATCTTGCCTATCAATATACGTCAGGGAGTAGAATTAGTTTACGATAAAAATGGTGTGCATATTAAATGTGTAAGTATTATTGATATTACAAAGGGAAAAGCCAATATTAAAGATAATAACAGGTGTCGGATTTACAAAGAGGAGTTGATTTGATGTCAAAAATAAAGTATCGAGTATGTGATATTTGTGGAAATACATTAAAAACAGATATCCGATTTACAGGATATGTAAATGGTTGTCAAATTTGGAACAAATTATTTAATAGATTGGATATCTGTAACGATTGCATTGATAAAATCAAGCGATTATCCATAGATAAGAAAGAAGAAAAGAAGTACTTACGAGAGGTATTTGACAAGGAAAGAAATTATGATAATCCAGATATGGAATGTGCTTATTATGAAGGTATTGAAGATACGCTGAAAGTATTGAGTCATAAGAGATTGGCAAATATCAAGATTAAGTAGAGAATATAGAAAGGAATAAGAGTATGAACAGAATTACGATTAATGGTAAAGCTATTACTTGTTCAGAAAATAGCAATGTAGTCATCAGTAACGGAAAAGTAATTGTAGATGGTAATACTATTCAGGAATGTAGTAGTGATATTAAGATTAAAGTATTTATTGAAGGAGATGTAAATAAAATCGACTGTGGTGGTTCAGTAACAGTTTGTGGCAATGCAGGAATTATTGATTGTGGTGGGAACTGTGAAGTAAGTGGCAATGTCATTGGTGACATTGATGCAGGTGGTTCAGTAACTTGTGGAAATGTATCAGGAGATATTGATGCCGGCGGCAGTGTTAAATGTAGAAAATAGATTATGTTTGTGGCGGTTAGATAGAGAAGGAGAGAATAAACAAATGGATAAAGAAATTGAAAATAAATTGATTGAATGGGTAAAGAATAATTATAGTCCAAAGGCGTGTGGGTATACAGAAATGAGATCTTCTGGGAATGAATCTGATGTATTTTGTGATGGATATGATTGTGGTATATCAAACGCTGCATATGAAATTGGTTGTATTCTTGGTATGAAATTAAAAGAACCTGAAGAGCAGGACTATGACTTCTAAAACTTAAATGAAGTTTTTCTTTCATTCGGTAGTCATGAATGCTGCGTGAAAGAAGAAGATAATTAACTACATATGAAAGGAAATAAGAGTAATTCTAGATAACATGCTTGTACAAGCCTTGAAATTAAGGCAATTTGAGCAATACAAATAAAAGAAAAACTTCCACTGATGGACTTAGAGTGTTAAGTCTCTGTGGTGGTGTAGAAACTGGATTATATGCATTACAACAATTGGATATTCCGGTGAAAGAGTATCATACATATGAGATTCTGCCTGAAGCAATTGCAGTTTCTCAGTACCATTTTCCGTTTGTGGTACATCATGGAGATTTATATGAAGCGGATTTTGAACAATTCAAAGGATATGACTTGTTATTAGCAGGAACTTGTTGCCAAAGTTTGAGCAAAGTCAGAATAGAAGATAAACAAGTCAACAATGGGTTAGATGGCAAATCAGGTATTTTCTTTAAAGCCATCGAATGTCTTAAGGCAATTCAGCCAAAATATTTCATGTTTGAAAATGTAATACCGAGTAGAGAAGAGGATTTAAATACAATGACTAGGTGTATTGGAGTTGATCCTTTGCTTATTAACTCTGCAATTTTTGGCGCACAGTCGAGAGAAAGATATTATTGGACAAATATACCATTGGATGAATTACCGGAAGAATCTCCATTAGTTTTGAAAGATGTAATGGAGAATAATGTGAATGAGAAATATTTCTATAAAAAAGATTTTGAAATCATCGACATGAACAAACGTGTTTGTGCAGAGTTAAAGGTTAATACGATGGAGATGAATAGACGTATTTATAATCCTGAGTTTAAGTGTTGCACTTTGACCTGTGTGAATGGTGGATATCATATTAAATCTGTCATGGATCATGGCAGACCACGAAAATTGACACCTGTTGAATATGAAAGATTACAAGGATTGCCGGATGGATATACAGACATAGCATTTAATGGAAGAAAAATGAGTGATACAAAAAGATATTCTATGATGGGCAATGGTTGGAATGAACCAACTGTAGAATGGATATTAAGTGGATTGAAGAAATAGTGAAAATATAGTGAAGAATTTATGCTTTCACAAGGTAGTTGCAAATACCTAGAAAAGCAAAGAATTTTAATATTAAGAAAGGTAAAAACAGGTAAGTTCTAGAATAAAGAGATTGCGCAATCCCCTATAAACAAGGGATTTTTTATGAATACTGATAAAAGAATAAATTCATTTAAAAAAGATTGGGAACCGGTAAACTTCTGTGAGTTTGATAAGTATGCAACAAAATCATACTGTGCAATTCATGGTGTAGATGAATCATTGAATCTTGGTGATATTACAAAGGTTGATGAAACAAAGCTTAAACCATTTAATATGATTTGTGGAGGTAGCCCATGTCAGGATTTTTCTGTAGCAGGTAAACAAAAAGGTTCTGTTTGGACTTGCAAAGAATGTGGACATGAATATAATCCATTGACAGTACATTGGTCTGAACGTGCTAAGTGTCCAAATTGCAGCAGTGAAAATATTGAAAAGACAAGATCATCATTGCTTGTTGAATATTTGCGAGTCATCAGAGCAAACAAACCGAATTTTGGAATTTATGAGAATGTAAAAAATATTGTAGGTAGACAGTTTAAAGACACAACATTTAAATTGTTCACTGATGAATTAGAAGAATATGGATATAACGTGTATTGGAAGGTACTTAATGCAAAGAATTATGGTATTCCACAGAATAGAGAACGTGTGTATCTGATTTTTATCAAGAAAGATTTAGACAACGGTAAATTTAAATTCCCAGAACCATTCGACAATGGCATCAGATTGAAAGATATATTGGAAGATGTTGTTGATGAAAAATTTTATATTTCAGAAAATAAAGTCCGGAATTTTCTTACTAATCTAAATAATAAAAATGGTTTAAAGCAAACAAACGGTAATATGATAAAGCAGATTGGCAGATTAAATTCATCTCAGGATGGAGTTGTTGTATCGACAGATGGAATTTCGCCAACACATACTTCTGGTCATGGTAATACGCCTAAGATTGTACAATTAGGTAATGTAAATCCATCTGGTAAAGGTATGAATGGAAATGTGTTTGATGAGAATGGTTTAGCACCAACTCTCACGACTAATAAAGGTGAAGGTAATAAGATTGCCATTCGTCAAGCAACTAAAAAAGGTTACATAGAATGTGAAATTGGTGGTGTTGCAGATTTATCATATCCAGATTCTAAAACTAGACGTGGAAGAGTACAAGATGGTGGTAATATTTGTCCAACTTTAACTGCCAAAGAAACAGGTGTGTGCAGAATTGAATCTATTGAAAACAAGCCTAAAGAAAGATTTTTTAGACAAGCGTTAGATACCTTTGATGATTCTGATGCAGAATATGGAGATACAATTGACGCATTTAATAAAAGAGTAAACAAATCAGGATGCTCGCCAACATTAATAACAAGACCTGAAGGTTTTAAAACAGCTATTTTACCAGTAACAAATAATTTACGAGTTAGAAAGCTTACTCCAAAAGAATGCTTTAGACTTATGGGATTTTCAGATGAAAATTTCAATGCAGCACATAATATAGGTATTTCAAATTCACAATTATATAAACAAGCCGGTAACTCAATTGTCGTTGATGTTTTATATTACATATTTGTTGAGCTGTATAAGGCTATGCCATATCTTTTTGATGATTTGAGATTAAGTAGTTTTTTCTCAGGTATTGGGGCTTTTGAAGTAGCATTGGATAGATTGTACAAAGGAATTAATTCTGGAAATTTTACAAATTCACAGGCAGATTAAATTCTGCTTGTGACAGAAAAGTTATTATCGAAGATTTTCACAAGAACCGTGATGTGAGAATTTATGAAGATTATTCACCATGTTTACGATCGGAAAGAATAGGTTTAAAAGTTGTGGAAAATATGGAGGAATAAATTATGAATGAAGAAAATCCTATTCAAATTGATGATTTTAAAATTACAAGAAGTAAATGGGTCGATGATAAATATAAAAAATTTTATGAGATAAATGGTTATCTGCCAAAATATTTCGATGTTTACAATGGTATTGAGGTAAAAGATTTTGCTCCGACATTATCTACAAGAAGTAATGGTGCGATGGGTAGTGGAACTTTACTTATTTTAAGTTCTGAATAGAGATATTTAACATACTTTAAAGGAGACAAATAAAAAAATTATGACAATTAGATTTATTAAAGATGTTATTTTTAAGGATCAGAACAATGATTCTGTAAAAATTAAGGATGGTAAAATCTTTACCGCAAAAGTAGTAACTAATGAAGATGGAAAAGAAGTATACGAAATAAAACAGAGGAAGAATGTTTTTACAATCCCATCAACAATGAAAGATGTTGTATTTGTAGTTTTATAATTTTGTTCAGATTCTTTTGGAGAATAAGTAAATATACAAATAATGATTGAGAGGTATAGAAATGCTTAATGAAAAACAAAAGAGTCTGGTAGAAGAAAATTATAATCTTACATACAAATACGCAAAAGATCACAAGTTGGATATAGAAGAGTTCAGTGGATTGCTTTCTATTGGTTTGTGCAAAGCTGCATTAAATTATGACTCAGATAAAACAAAATTTTCAACGTTTGCATACAGATGTATGGGAAATGAAGTGAGTAATTATTTGAGAAAGATTAATGCAGCAAAGCATCTTAGACATGACACAGTATATTCTATGGAAGCATTCGATGAAAATTATGATAGCCCTATTAGTGAAACTCTATTAATGGTTTCTTCTGAGAATATTGAGAGAGAGAATACATATTCAAGGCTAAGTTTCAGAAAGAATATGACAAGCTGAAAGACCAAGTTAAGAATATTGTTGCTCTCAAATATCGTGGATATACAAATAATGAGGTTGCAGAAATTATGAATATGAAAGCATCTGCTGTAAGTATGGCATTGAAAAAGTTCAAAGCTGCACTGGTGTAAGGAGAGAATATGTAAGTTGAGGTGATAATTAATGAATAATCGACAGAGAAAAAAATGGTTAAAAAAGCAAGGATTGTATGTAAATCCAAAAGAAACATGGAATTTAGATATTACGTTTGCCAAGTATATCATTCCAAGATTGAAAAAATTTAAGAAGCTTAACAATGGTTATCCTGGCAGAGGCGAAATGGATACACCTGAAAAGTGGGATGAAGCATTAGATAAGATGATTCAAGCGTTTGAGTATGTAGTCAATGAATTTGATTGGTGGACTAATAATTCTGAATATGGTTGTTTCGATGAAGAAAAGAGAATACAAGCAGTAATTAATGAGGGAATACAATTATTTGCCAAGTATTATATGGATTTGTGGTGGTAGAGATGAAAATATCATTTGATGGAAATAAAAAAGAAATTTGTGAATTTATTAAAGACTTTTCGAAGAAAAATGTAAATAGTGAGAATGAATTTAGTGAGAGTGAATCAAGTGACGAAATCGAATTAAACTTAGAAGATTGTGTTATAACAGACCTTCTTGATATAAAAATAAAAGCAAATGTTCGTGATAAATTAGGAGAAAGAAAGACGGTTGTGTTAAATATACTAAATCCACGAAATGCAGTTATTAAACAAACCAAAGAAATAGATTATTACGGTGATAAAAAAATACAAGTAGATATAAAAACAAATACAACTGGAATGATATTTACAAACAACTAATACTAGAGAATAAGTTTATAAAGGTGGTGATAATGTGGGAACAAATTATTACATGATGATAAAGAATAAAGAATTAGTGGAAAAATACTTTCCTAACGAATATGAGCTTACAGATTCTCCGTATTTTGGCTATGAAGTGCATATAGGAAAGCAAAGTTTTGGATGGAAACCATTATTTGAATGGCATGGAAATGCTTACAAATCTGTAGAAGATATGCTTAATTTCTTAAAGATTCATGATACATACATTGAAATTTTTGATGAATATGAGAAAAGTTTTTCTATTGACGAATTAAAAGAAGACTTTATTGATTGGGAAAATCATCAACAAGTGCGTTATATGAAATACGTACCAGAAGGAGTTAATAACATAATCTTCGGTGGAAAAGATTATTTAGTTGAGTCCACTGAGGACGATTATGACATTAAAATTTCATATGACCATGTAGAGTATCATAAATTAGATCCTTACAATGAAAAAAGATATATGGATGAAAGCAGAGAGCCAATGTATTTTCATGATAAGGAAGGATATGATTTCACGAAAGGATGGTTTGCATAATGAATAAACCGACATTATGGGTTATGGTTGGCTTGTCTGGAAGTGGTAAATCAAGTGTTGCAAAAGAAATTGCAGAAGAAAATCCAAACACAGTTATTGTATCATCAGATAGTATTCGTGAAGAATTGATTGGTGATTATGGTAATCAGGAAAATAATGAAGAAGTATTCAAAGTATTTCACGAAAGAATCCGTGAGACATTGGAGAATAATACTAATGTAATTGCTGATGCGACAAATATTACTATGAGGTCGAGACGAGCAATTATTGAAAATGTCAAAGGTATTGACTGCTATAAGATTGTTTATCTAATTCCAAAACCATTTGATCAATGCAAGCTTGCTAACTTAAACAGACAACATTCTGTGCCTGAAGAAGTATTGAACAAACAGCTTAGAAAGTTTCAGATTCCATTTTATGAAGAAGGCTGGGATTCTATTAAAATATGTGACTTTCTTAGAGATGGCGAGATAACAATTTTAGATATAACTTTAAAGATGAAAAATTTTGACCAAAAGAATCCACATCATACTATGAGTTTACTTGACCATAGTGATTGTACATACAAGTTGTTCGCTGACAAAGAATATCCAATGAGTTTTCAATTGGGAGCGTTGCTTCATGATGTTGGTAAACTGTATTGTCAAACTTTTGATGAATTTGGTATCGCTCATTACTTTGACCATAATTCGATTGGAAGCTATCTTATTTTGACAAGTTTTGATGGGTTTTATCATTATGACATCATTGATGCTTGTTTTCTTATCAACTATCACATGATGCCTTTTAATTGGAACACAGAAAAATCTAAGGAACGTTGGAAGAAACGATTCGGAGAATATAAATACAAAATACTTTTGGACTTTCATGAATGTGATAAAGCGAGGTGAGATACATGAGATGTAATACAGACTTAGAGACTTGGCTGCATGATTTTTCTGATAGGGTATATAGGATTTTGGAATACAGAAAGCCTTATGAATATACACCATATGAAATGGAGAATAAGTTTGTAGATGAATCAATTTATAGAGATACACACTACAAGATGGTATTCATTGAAGAAGTAATTGAATTGCCAGACAAAGATATCTTAATTGGGTTCAGAGAAATTTTGGATATTGCAGAAGATGAAGATGACAGAGAATATGAAACATCCGATTCAATTGTTTATCTAAAACTTTCTGAAATCAGGTTAGAGTGTTGTGAATGCGATCAAATTTCAGATGGAGAATAAGTAAATGAATGAGTAATTATACAAAGTGCGATTTCAAAGGAGTGATAATTATGGATAAAAATGATTGGATCTCATTAAAAGAAAAATATCCTGATATGAAAGAGATATATTGTTCGCAGCGTTCAAGAAAATGGTTATCTGAAAAAGTTCTTGTTCAAACAAAAAATGGAGCTTATTTCATTGCGGAATGTGTAAGAACAAGAGATTTTAAATGGAATACAGATGAAGAAACATGGTATTCCTATGGCACAGGTGGACGAAGAATGGCTGTAAGAAATAAAGTAGTTGCATGGATGCCTTTACCAGAAAAGTATGATGGAGAATGAGTAAATGAAAGAATTGTTAGAGTATATGGACAGCATTAATGCTGATGGAATAGATTTTGTAGAGATTAGTTTTCCTATCAATGATAAAATAATTGCTTCGTACACAAAAGAAGAATTTGCAAAAGATGGAATTTACTACAAAACCAATAGGATATATTGGAGAATAATTAATGAAGAGAAATATTATTATTGTGGTGAAAATGATTCAGGATATGTGATTTGGAAAGACCTACATAGTATGAAAAATGATATGAAACTTGACGAGATTAAAACAAAGGTAAGTAATATTAGAGATTACATGTAGAGAATAACTAGATATGAAACAGTTTATTTTTTCACTGTTTTATTATAAATGTTCTAAAACAAATAGAAAAAAGGAGAAGATATGTTATGGTAAATGAAATTATTAGTGGACTTGGTGTTTTAGTTCCTGTAGTAGTTGTTGGAGCAGGTGGAATTGGAATTGTTGGTTCTGGATATGTAAAAGCATCACCAGATAAAGCCTACATCATTTCTGGTTTAAGAAAAGATCCAAAAGTTCTTATTGGAAAAGCTGGGCTTAAGATTCCATTCTTTGAAAAGAAAGACGAGCTAAATCTTCAGTTAATTCCAATTGATGTAAAAACATCAAGTGCAGTTCCAACAGCAGATTACATCAACATTAACGTTGATGCAGCAGTAAATGTAAAGGTTAGTAGTGACACAGATAGACTTAAACTTGCAGCAGAGAACTTTCTTAATAAACCAACTGACTACATTGGACAGGTTGCAAGAGAAGTTCTTGAGGGTAATATGCGTGAGATTGTTGGCAAAATGAACTTGGAAGAAATGGTTTCCGATCGTCAGAAGTTTGCAGAACTCGTAAAAGAAAATGCCGAACCAGATCTTGCTGCAATGGGACTCGACATTGTGAGCTTCAATGTACAGAATTTTGTTGATGAAAATGGAGTAATTGAAAATCTTGGTGTTGACAACATTGTTAAAATTCAGAAAAATGCAGCTATTTCAAGAGCTGATAGTGAAAAAGAAATTGCCAAGGCTCGTGCTATGGCTAAAAAAGAAGCTAATGATGCAGAGGTAACTTCCGAATTGGAAATTGCAAATGCTCAAGCTGAAGCACAGAAGAAAAAAGCAATTGTACAAGCTAATGCAGATAGAGAGTCAAGAGAAGCTCAGATTGCAGCAGACACTCTTATTGCACAGAAAGAAAATGAACTTGAAATCAAAAAAGCAGAACTTCAGAAGGATGCAGATACAAAGAAAGCATCTGCTGATGCAGCTTATAGTATTCAGGAAGAAAATGAAAGAAAATCTGTGGAGATTGCTACGGCAGATGCTAATCTTGCTAAACAGGAAAAAGCTGTAGAGATTAAGGAGAAAGAGATTGCACTCACAGAAAAAACTCTTGAAGCTACTGTAAAGAAACAGGCTGAAGCAGAAAAATATGCAAAACAGCAGGAAGCAGATGCAAGGCTGTATGAAACACAGAGAAAATCAGAGGCAAGTCTTTTTGAGAGACAGAAAAATGCCGAAGCAGAGAAATTTGAACGTGAGAAAGAAGCTGAAGCTATGAAAGCAACAGCAGAAGCTAACAAATATGCAATGGAACAAGAAGCAGATGGTATCCGTAGTAAAGGACAAGCCGAAGCTGATGCCATTAAAGCAAAAGCTCTCGCAGAAGCAGAAGGTATTCAGAAGAAAGCAGAAGCAATGAAACAGATGGGTGAAGCAGCAGTTCTTGATATGTATTTCAAAGCTATGCCAGAAATCGCTAAAAATATTGCAGAACCACTTGCTAAAGTTGACAAAATCACAATGTATGGAGATGGAAACTCTTCAAAATTGATGAAAGATATCATGAACACTCTTAATCAGGTTACAGATGGTATGAAAGAGTCAACTGGAATCGACTTAAATTCTATTCTTGCAGGTTTTGCAGGTGCTAAAATTGCTGAATCTACAGATAAATAATCTGTACATAGTTTATTTTTATAACATTTTAACTTTGCATAGTGTCACAGCTATGCAGAGTATTTCTAAAAATAATAAGAAAGGATGTGATTGTGTGGTTAATTTGAAGACACAGATGATAGAAAAAGTACAAAAATGTTTGGAGACTCATGTTGGTGGTGAAGCGTATTTCAATGAATTAGATGCTGCGATTAAATCAGATAAAGAATTTTTAAAGTCTTTTATTAACTGCATTATTGAAGAAACTAACTGTCATAACTTTGTAATGTCTGGCGAAATTGGTTCTGTGTATTTCAAATTATGCTCACATGATGACATCCGCTTGTTATTACTACCAGGTGGCTTGAGACATGGCAAAGAACTTCCTCATGATGTTGAGAGAATATATAAAGGAATGGAGTTTGTATTTGTAGATGATTCGTATTACTCAGGAAAAACTTTAAACGCTGTGAAGAAATATATAGAATCTACTGGTGCGAAAATCATTGCAAATTATGTTTTCTACGATGGAAGTAGAGAGAATAAAGATAATATGAAGTCGATATACAGATATTATGACTATCATTAGATTAGAAAGGAGCAATTATCATGGGGTGGTTTGAAGAATATATGACAGATAAATATATTGAGAATCTTCAGTCTGCAATAGATGGTCTTAGAGTAAAAGATAAACAAATTGACCAACTTCGAGAAGAGAATAATAGATTAAAGGACGAACATTACAAAGATGAAGAACTAAAAAAGTTACAAGAAAAGATTGATAGATTACAAGGTGATTGTAATAGAGGTTTTCCGATTACTTACAATGAGCAAGAAGTGATTAATGAATTTCGAGAAGAACACAAGAAGGAATGTCCTAATTGTAGCTTCAAATACATATTTGAGCCTTATTCAATTGTTGAGTTTGGCTATCTAAAATGTAATGTTTGTGGCGAAGAAATAAAATTCGCTGAAAGATAAGTTGATATACTTCATGACTAGATAAAGGTGAAAGATATTGCATTAGGAGATATCCAGAAGAAAAGTCTGAATTTAACAAGAATGATAATGTAATTGTAAAAATTGATGATATGTTGACGAAAACAATGATCATAGTTTATAGACCATAAGGAGAAAAAATGGAAGTAAAAGGAAGTTTGACACAAAATATTAAAGTTGATATTTCTGAGATAGAAATTTTTAGAGCTTTAACAAAAATGTTTAATGTATATAAATATTTTTCAAAATCTTCTTGTTTTGAAGGGTATTGGGAATTAGAAGAAAAAGAGAATACAGAAGTGCTAAATAAATATATGGATACTTCGTATCATGGTTCTTCGGATTATGAATGTGTTGAGACGATAACCGATATTAAGAAAATAGAAGCGTATAAATTGATAAAAGGTTTGATCGAACTATATGGTATAGATTTAAAGAGATATTGTTTTTGACAAGGATTTGCAATCAAAAACTATGCAAGGAGAATAATATAGATGAGAGTAATAGATGCAATTAGGTTAATGTCGCTTGAAGAATTAGCTCCATTACTTATAAAACAAAGAGCAATTTATTATGGCGATGAAAGACGTTGGAAATCTCCAAGTGGCAACAAGTTTGATTATTATGACGATGCTCTTGAGGACTGTATTCAATGGTTAAATTCCGAATATAGAGGTGAACTAGGATGTTGACAGAAAAATTATTGGAAGACACAGTGAAAAAAGTTCAAGAGAATAATAAATTAGAAGAGTCTGACAAGAACATTTTAGTGGACACATACAGAGAAGAATTAGAAATTATTAGAAAAATAAAAGTCAATTTATTTAGAACGAATAATATGGAAGAAAAAATAAGAAATTCAGGAATCTACATAATGGAACAAGAAAAATATAATGAGATGGTTAGCAATAACAACAAGTATTTACGAATACAACAAATAGTAGATGGAGAATAAAAGTATGGATGGTTACGAGATACTTCTTGCATTACTCACACTGTCTGGGATGTCTGTTGTAATAACAGCCATAGCAATGTTTATCGAAAGTAAAATGCCAGATAGAGAGAATAACGAATATGATGAAGAAGATTATCAAGAAGAATTTTTACAGAAATTACAGCAAGATACTAATTGGTGGTAGACAAAAGAAAGGAACATAGAAAATGGATTTTTCAGAAATTACAAGACATCTTCTAAATGGGAAACGTATAAGAAGAACATGTTGGGAAGATAGTTGTTATTTCAGAATGGAAGATGATGGTCTTGTAGATAATAACGGCAATTTACAATTGGTGCTAGGCAAAGACATTATAGCAAAGGATTGGGAGCTATTTGAGCCTAAAATTGATATGGGTACAGTTATTCAATACAATGACGGTACAATCGGAATTGTGTTAGATAAAGACGCTTCAAGCCCTAAATACACCATTTTAGATGAGAATGGATGCGTAGAAACAGTGGATGAAACTCAGATTTCATTAATCAATATTGACGATGGAAGAGTTAAATTTTACATTAAATCGGTAAATGAGTTTCTAACAAGTGTAGTGTCAACATTACAGACGATTTCAGAGTTAGTAAATTAATGATTTTACCCACTATGTAGTGGAGAATATATAAATATAAAGTTTAAAAATTCAAAGATTAAAGGAGAGAAAATTATGAGTACAGTTGAAAAAATGAGTGTTCACAAAGCATTAGCAGAGTTAAAGATTATTGATTCCAGAATTGAAAGAGCAATTGACGATGCTCAGTTCTGTGTGGCAAATAAACATTCAAATGAAAAAATTAATGGTATTCCGGTTGAAGATGCTAAAAAGCTAATGATTGGAAGCTATGACAAGGCTTCAGACCTTATTAAAAGAAGAAATGCAATCAAGAGAGCAGTTGTTCTTTCCAATGCCAAGACAATCGTTGCAATTGCAGACAGAGAATATACTGTAGCAGAAGCTATTGAGATGAAGAATCATGGTATTGAATTTGAGGAAATGCTTCTTCAAGAAATGAGATGTCAGTACGCAGACGCTAATAGAATTATTTCAACAGAAAATGGCGAAAGCTTGAGTGAAAGAGCAGATAAGTTTGTGATAGATATGTATGGTTCAAAAGAGGGAAAACAAAATACTGCTGATTTCGATAAAGCCAAGAAAGATTTCATTACAGCTAATTCTTATGACCTGGTTGATCCACTTGATATTAAGAAGAAGATTGATGGGTTAGAAGAATATATCTCAAATTTCAAAACAGAAGTAGATGCTGCGTTGAGTGTTAGCAATGCAATTACAGAAATTTCTGTAGAGTATTAGGAGAATATATAAATAGAAAATTATTTCACTGTTTGCTGAAAACTTAAAACTACAATCATTCAGACTTTTGCAAGTATAGTCTGAATCAAAACAATAAAGAAACTTGAGTATAAATAAAACATAAAAAGTAAGTCTTTCTACTTATTATAATGCAAATTATGACTGTAAAGAGTAAAGCTTAAATCTCAAGTAGTAAAGCTCAAAGTTCAAAGTTTATGTTTTGTGTAAAGTTTAAATAGTAAATAGTAAAGATATAAAGTTTTACAAAATCTTCGATTAACAGTTTTCAGTATGATTGTACTTGGCTGTAAGTTGTCTGCGAAGCTGGCAAATGGTGAATTAATTATATAAGGTTGGCAACTTGCCTAATAAAAGTTGCAATAATGGGCTGTGTTGTAATGGTAGCAAACAAGAATTTGACTCTTGCAGATCCAGTTCGAATCTGGACAGCCTAGCTTATAAGTAAAAACCTGTCGTTCAGCCTGTATGGTGAGCAATAATTAGAATTGGAACAAAAGCCTTAAATGAACGTAAAATAAAAGGAATCGAAGTACAAGATTCTGGAGTAGACCTAGACATAGTACCGTTATAAGATAGCTCATAAACTGAAAAGATATATGTTTTTGAGTGAAAAAAGTAAGTAAAGAATGAAATGCTGAAAAATTCTTATGAAACAGAAATGGAAATCGCTCAAATTGCCACAATGTTATGAAAGGTCATTGTGGAAATCCAATGGGGATTAGTGTAATGGTAACACATGAGATTTTGATTCTCAGAATAGGAGTCCGATTCTCCTATCCCTAGTTCAGTGAAAGTGGTCAGTTAAGATGTTATGGATGCTTAATATCATTAGTAGCTTTTCTATACAGATGAAAAACAGAGGTAGCTGTCGGTGAGAGAATATATTACCATAACTAATATACTCATACGAGTGAAAGTAGTTTGTATAGATATTTACGGACTTAGCTCAACTGGTAAGAGCTACGATTAAATCGTAAGCCATAACAAGGTTTAAACTCGGTTCAACTCCGAGAGTCCGTGTTTTGGTGGATGACAGCAACGGAACGAATTTTGTTGTGCATGACAAATTCTAGTATGAATAGGAACGCTGTGGTTGTAAGTGAAGTTATTAAGAGGATGCACCTTCAAGATAATGAATCTTATAAAGGTGGTTCGAATCCACCATCCATCCTTTCTCTGAAAGAACTATTTCTTGAGCAAAAATAGAGATTTATGCAAGAAGTTGTAAAAGAAAAATAAACATAAGCTCCAACGCTTGCATTTGCTGAATTAAAGTACACAATTCAACAACAGAGAATTCTTTATCATACTGGTTTGACTGTTAGCTCAACAATTGGGAGAGCGTACATATGAAAAGCGCACATATGGAGAGGCACAGGTTCGAGTCCTGTACAGTCAACTTGACGCAGAAAATAATTGCACCTTCTTTCTTTCACAAAACGTGTTAGTAAGTTATTAGTTCATTGGTAGAATATCCTATATAAATAGGAAGAAACACGTTCGATTCGCGTATAACTTATCAGCCTGGGCTGACTTTCACACTTTCAAATGAGGGCTTATAAATTCAGTAGTAAAGTGTAATAAATGTAATTATAAGGAGAATGAGCACATGAAGAGAGAAGAAAAAATGCAGAAAAGAAGAGAAGCAGGAAAGACATATTCTTACAAGAAAAATCCTTATACAGAAGGAACTAAAGAATATAGAGATGAATGTAAAAAACGTGACGAAAAAAATAAATCAAATAAGTTGCATTATGCCAATATGACTTCTGTATTTGCAAAATTAGATAATCGTATCGAAACAGAAAAGGAAGAAAAAGCAAAGAAAGCCAGAGAGAAGAAAGCTGTTAAGTGGAATAAGTGATTTATAAAAAGATTTACATAGAATTATGAAAGGAGAATAACATGAGCGTATATGTCACAGGAGATATACATGGGTGTCCAACAAGATTTGGCACTGATATCTTTTTTGAACAAAAGGATTTTTCCGGCAATAAAGATAAAAATGTTGTGATTATTTGTGGAGATTTTGGTCTTGTCTGGAACAGAGGCGAGGAAAGTAAAGAAGAAAAATATTGGCTAAATTGGTTACAGGACAAGCCATTTACAACTGTATTTGTCGATGGGAATCATGATAATTTTGAAAGAATTGATACTTATCCAGTTAAAGAATGGCATGGTGGGAAAGTACATGAGATTCGTGAGAATGTATTACATTTAATGCGTGGAGAAGTGTTTACTATTGAAAATAAAAAATTCTTTGCTTTTGGTGGAGCAAGTTCGCACGATATTAGTGATGGAATCATTGATTACAAAGATCCAGATTTACGAATAAAAGAACATGAGTTAGAAATGAATGGAAAATTCATGTACAGAATTAAGGGACTTACATGGTGGGAAGAAGAACTTCCAACTATTGAAGAGATGCAATATGGGATTAAAAAACTGAAAGAGAATAATAATGAAGTAGATTTTATTATTACTCATAGTCCTTCAACTTCTGAATTGGAAGTAATAAATACTTCTTATGGTGCAGATATTCTTACAGACTATTTGGAAGAAATAAAAAGAACTGTAGAATATGACGAACATATTTTTGGACATATGCATATAAACAGAAACATTAATGAAAAGGATTCTTGTCTGTATGAACAGATTTTAAGAATTGTGTAGGAGGTATTTATGAAATTTTTTAAAACAGTAGATGAAAAATTAGCTGATATTGGATTTGAAAAAGTTGAAGAAAATAGAAGTGGTGTTGAGTACAGACGAAAAGATAACAAATACAAATATACTCAAACTGTATTTATTGGTAGAAAAACTTCTGGAAGACATATTTTGCAATCTTATGACCCAAACTTAATGGATAAAAAAGGAATTGGGAATACATGTGTTGGGCTTACAGGTTATGAGATGAAATTATTCCTAAAGAAGATGAAACAAATTGGTTTGTATAGCGGAAAGGAAATAAGTAAATGAAAGATATGTTATTTTGGATTACTATAATCATTGGCATTATACTTGGCATTTACGTTGGTGGTTGGTTACTATTTATTAAACCGATTGTTGTTGCATGTGCTGCGTATGATGCAGGGACACTTACAGGCAGCATGATTGGATGGACAATTATCAAATGTTTAGTGTTTGCTCCGATTGCTGCAAAAGTAATTATGAACGTTGCACTTACGATTGCAAAAGCTATTTTAGATTAATTTCGATATGAGGATAAGTTAATGATAGAAATTACCGAAACAAATCTTGCTATTGATGAGAATAAAGATATTACAGATCATCAATCAAGAGTGGTTCTTGCAGATGATTGGGAAAGTTATTGCGAAGCATATAAGAATTATGATGGCACAAGAATAACATTTCCATCAAAGAATCCTGGTGCAACGATTCGATCAAATGTTAAGATTGAAGAATTGGAGTATGATGAGCATCATTTGCGTTGCAGAATAGTCACTAAGTATTTTACGGATACGAGACTTGCATACAAAATTAGTTAATGGAAATAAAGTTCATTCGGACTTGGATGATAGGAGATAGGACAAAAATGGATACGCATTTATGTAAGGCAAGAACATTTACTGGTGAATGGGTTCAAGGATACTACGTAAAAGGCTTGGATATGTGTGATAAAGAAATTCATGTAATATTTGACCCAACAACAGTGTTCTATTCGCATGGAAAAACAAGTGGTTATGAAGAAATAGACCCTTTAACATTAAGTTATTGTGTAGATTGTCATGAAATTTATATTAAATAAAAGGAGATGGGTATGATGATAAACACAAACTATAGAGAAAAGATTAAAAGAAATACAGAAACAGTCAGAGACATCTCAAATGATACAAGATATGACTACTGGAAACCATATGTATATACAGAAGTTGTATACAATGTTCTAAATCAGATAAAAGATTCGGTAGATGATGCGTATGTTGAGTTAGATAAAATTGCTGGTTTAGAAGAAGAAATTGACAGAACAAAAGAGATCTTGTGGGAATTAAGTAATAATTTGTATTAATGAAAACAAAGTTTCATTAAACATCTTAATTAGAACCAAATCGGTTCAGAACTTCCAATTAAATCAAAATCAAATAGAGAATAATTAGGTAGGAGAAAATTTATGTTTGCAGAATTTGAAGACGATGTACAATTTTGGGGATGTAATATTCCAAATGAAGTTAAAGCAGTTATTGATTCAGCTAATGAAAGTATAGACAAATCATTTAATAATGAAGATCAGAAACGAGCCTATCACCTTGGCGTAGAGAATACACTGTCTGTGTTAAAGCAGTTACTTGACGAGGGATTAGGGAGAGATAGTATTACATTTTATTACCCAAACGCAACTACAACAGAAGAAATGGATATAGAAAGCATCAATCAGTGGTTAGAAACATTGCCATATAAATAGAAGCTTTGGGTGAGAAAGTGCCAACAGGTTATACAGTGTATTTACAAAACTGAATATTAGAAACTGCAATGTAAAAGAAGAATAACAAAGATAAAAAATAAGGAGAATAAACAATATGGACGCAATGACAAAAATGATGCTTGAAGAAATGCTTTCAGGAGAATCAGAAGACACTTCACTTGACGATATTATTAAAGGGTATATTAAAAAATATAAACCAACTGTATATATGGCATTCGATGAATTAGTTAAAGCCATGAAGGACTTTGTAAAATATGATGACTATTACAAAGTAGTCGCAGAGAATAAAAGAAATATGTATGATGCATATGTGGAAATAGGATTCTCAGAAGATCAGGCAATGGCATTAATTCTTAACGACAATCTTCAGCTTATGAAATCTGTTCAGAAGATTAAAACAACAGCCAATTCAAAAAACAAATAAAGGGAGATAAAATATGAATTTTGGTAAAGCTATTGAAGTATTAAAAGAAGGTAAGAAGGTAGCTCGTAAAGGTTGGAATGGTAAGAAGCAGTACATTCAGCTTGCTACTGGTATTTCTTACAAGACAGCAGATGGAGAAATTGTAAACTGCGAACATGATGCTATCGGAAACATGGCTATTGCATTTGTCGGAACATCAGGAGTACAGATGGGATGGCTTGCAAGTCAGGCAGATATGCTTGCAGAAGATTGGATGATTGTAGAGTAAACATAGATTTCATAATAAAAAATTAAAGAGGTAACGCATGAAATTTAAAGGTATTGAATTAAAAAATAACACAGAAGCAGAGTTATTAATAGAAATTGAAATCGTTGATATTAATGACGAAGATGAGCTTGAAGAATATGGTGAAGAATTGGAAGGAAAATTAGAAGATATTTTAGACTATGATAATTGCTCTCCATATGTAGATTTTATAGATGATAATTTATTAAATGTACGTTGTGACGAAATTACATTTGACGAAAAAGGTGTAGATCTTTTAACTGTCACCTATAAAAATATTCTAAATGCAAATTTACAGAATGTAAAAGTTATGATTAATGTTCATGTTGATGGTAAAGAGTGGTTTAAAAAAGAAGATGGATCGGAATATAATGAGGATTCTGTTACTTTAGAAGAATTTTTATTAAATATTGAATATTAAAGTCTGGGGCGAGAATATGGCTTATATAGAGAATATAGTAATAGGAACTCCAATGGTAGATCCGAAAAATATGTTTGCTTCAAACGAAGATGATTGGGCAAGATTAGAAGAGGAGAAAACTTATTATACAGAAGAGAGATTTCTTCCAAAGATTCTTGTAGAATTAGGTATTTATCCATCAATCAGTGAGATCCGGCGCAACAAACCAAATCTTATGATAAGTTTGGATAAGCTTGATTTTATAGATAATCTAAAAGCAAGTAAGAAGAGAAGATTGTGGATTCTGATTGGAGAATGACAAGGTGGTGAGATTTTTGAAAAAGAAAATTGCAGCGATTGCTCTTGGGTTGTCAATATGTTTTTGTATGACAGGGTGTGGCACAGAATCAGAAAAAGTCACTCACAATATGAAGCAAGAAGCTGAAAACTTCAATGTATTAAGAAGATTTGCAGTAATTAATACAAGAACTGATAAAGTAGAATTCGAAATGATTGGAGCATTTAGCAGAGAGGATTCTTCAAAAAGTCAAGTTACTCTCGTAGTTGAAATGGAAGATGGAACATATAAAAGACACATCATTGGTTTGAATAGAGATACGATGTATGTAATCGAAGATCTTGGTGGAGCAAAAGTTAACAATTATAAATATGAAGTTAATTATATTCCAGAATCTATTGTTCCAGTTACAATTACAGAGAAGAAGTAGGTGTAAGAATGGCAGAAAAAGTAAAGAGTATATTTCGTCAAAGAAAAGTTGCTGGGGAATATGCGACTAGTTTGTTTTGTGGAACTTACCTGAAAGAAACAGATAAAGTAATTTCTGATGAGATAATTGGAGAATATGATATAGACATTCCTCTATTAGAAAAAATGAAGAGTTCTTTTTAGCAGATATTGCACAAATTGTGACAATAAAGAAAAGATTACGAAGTTCAGATAACTCAATTACCTATTATGTACAGAATGAGATTGTAGAAACCGAAGATCAAAAGAAGAAACTTGAAGATGCGTATAATGAATTACGTGCAGAATTTCATGATTACAAAAGAGAATATAAGTATAAAAAGAAGTTCTTCAACTTTAAATCGGACAAAGCACCAACTGATAAGAATGAAAGAGCTAAAGTTTGAGAGGTAAAAATGGTAGAAGTAATCGAAACGAACCTACTTGTCGATAATGACAATAGAATTTATGATCATCAATCAAGAATTATAGAAGTAGAAGATTGGGATACATATTGTAATGCATTTGAAGAATATGACGGAAAAGCAATACGTTTCAATTCAAAACAAATGACTGGGAATAGCATTCAAGCGAATCGTAAAATAGAAGAATTGTTATATGACGATCACCATTTGTCTTGTGCTATATTTAGTTATGATTGCGATAATTTTATAGAAAGACATTTTGCTTATAAAATGAGAACTTGTTCTCAACAAATCAAGGATTAATTCAATCCACAATTTCAAATTAAATCAAAATTGAATAGAGAATAAACATTTAGAGGTTACACAGCGTACCTTTGGTTTCTTGCACCATGAAATCGCTGTTTCATATAGATTTTCACATAAATTTATTTTTGTGTTCCGTCCGTTTGGGCGTTTAGATAGATTGTTTTATTAACAATATTTACAATAAATTTTTAATTTTAGGAGGACAATTAATGAAAGAACTCAAAAACTTAGTAACTGTTACGGGAAAACTTGTAAAAAACAATATTGAAGAATTCAAAACAAAAAGTGGAGATGATGCAATCGGAGGAAGTCTTATTCTGAGAACTGCTGATTCAAGTGAGCATGAAATTAATTTCTTTGCTTATAAGTTTAAAAAAGACGAAAATAAAAATTTCACATCAGAAGAAAGTTACTTCTATAAAGAATGTGTAGATGCAATGAATAATTTAAAAGATATTGAGCATTGCTCAGAAGGTGAAAATCCAGATATTGTTTCTATTACAGATGGTAGTTTTAGAGATAACGACTTTAAAGGAAGTGATGGAAATGTAGTATCTACAAATAGAATCTCAGCTAGATTTATTAATAAAATTGATCCTAAAGATTATGAAAGCACAGTTCTTGAAGCTAAATTTGAAGTAGAAGGAATTGTAGATACAATCACAGATGAGATTGTAAAAGATGTTCCTACTGGAAATTTAGTTGTTAGAATGAATGCAATTGGACAGAGAGCTGATGGATTTGGAAAAGATGCGAAATACGAAGCTGATTCAATTATCCCAATCAAAATGATTGTTGATAAGTCAATGGCAGAAGCATTTAGAGGAGCCGGTTATTACGATGGATGTTTTACAAAAATGGCAGGAGTTCTTATTAATACAGTTGATATTCAGGAAGTAAGAGAAAAAGCTGCTTTTGGTACAGACATTGTTAAAAAAGTAAAAACAACAATTCGTAAAAATGAAATTAGATCTGGAGTTGCGGTTTCTACTATTTATGAACATGAACTTACAGACGATGTTGTAAATGCACTGAAAGCAAAAAGAAAAGCAAAATTAGCAGAAATTAAATCTGGTGTATCTACAAATACTCAGACAGCAGAAGGATTCCAAAAAGCACCTACACCTGCTCCACAGACTACATACAATCCATTTGCACAGTAATTAAAAATGTATATGCCCAGGAGAAATCTTGGGCAGAAAATTATAGTAAATATAAATAGAAGAAAATCAAAGGAGAATATATTTTATATGAACATTAATTTATTAGATTTAACACCAAATAAAGTTTCTGTGGATCTTACTCAGTACACAACTGTTCTCATGGGTGATACTGGTGTTGGTAAAACAACAACATTGATGAAATTTTTAAAAGAGTTAGTTCCGGATAAAGAACCTTTATTCTTAGAATTTGAAGATAGATATCAGAACATTCCAGGCATTATGGCTATTAAAATCAATACAATGTCTGATTTTAAATCTATTTTAGGACAGTTGAGAAACCCTGCTTTAAAACAAAAATTCTCATGTGTTGTAATCGATACTCTAGACAAATATGAGGAATTTTGTGAAAGATATGTACTTGAGAATAGAGATGCTGAAATCTTAAAAGATGTAGGTGCATATGGAGAAGGATCTCTTAGATTTAAAAGTGCTTTGAGAAATATTGGATTGCTTCAGAGTCTTGGTTATACAGTTCATTTTATTGCACAGTCTTCACACAGTAAAGATTTTGACACAAAGAAGGAAAGCGACTCTTTAAAATTAAATAAGAATACATTTTCTTATTGTAGAGAAGCTGCTTTCTTAGTGGGATATATGTATGAAGAAAAAGGTGAAAGATATATCACATTCAAAAAGACAGATAAATATCCAGATTTAAAAGATACATTTGGATTGCCGGATAAAATCAATGTAAAAGATTTGAAAGACGCTTGGACAAAAGCAGTTGAAGATCTTGGTGGAACGTTTACGACAAAAGAAAAGACTATTGATAAAACTACCCCTGTGGAAGACTTTGAGTCAATTAAAGCAAAAGGTGTTGAACTTGGTGGACTGTTAGCATCAAATGGTCACTTGGATGAAGCAACCGCAGTTCTTCAGAAAAACCTTGGTCTTGATGATAATGGTAATGTAAAGATGTTTGATACTCTTAGAGACACACAGCTTGATCTTACAAAAGTAATTGTGATGGAACTGGAAGAATTGATTCAGAAATATGATATTAAGGCATAAATAACTGATAAAAAACGGAGGGAATTTTCCCTCCTATTTCTGAAAAGTAGGTACATATGGCAAGATTATCGACATGTAAAGGTTGTGGAAAAAAATTAAAACCAGAAGAAAAATATATGCATTCATCAAAAACATATTGTAAAGAATGTTTTGAGAATATAGAACGAGAATCTTCTGAATATAAACAATTGATTGATTTCATATGTGAAAATTATGTTTTGGATAGACCGACTGGATTTATGTTAAAACAAATTAAAGAGTATAAAAATGATTATGGTTTTTCATATGCAGCAATGACATATACTCTTTGGTATTGTAAAGAAATTTTAAATAAATCACTAATCGAAAAGTACGGAGTTGTATTGATAAAACATTATTATGACGAAGCCAAAGAATATTATTCACAACAAGAAAAGTTGAAAGAACAGGTAAACAAATTATCAGATGTTAAAAAGAAAACAAAATTAGTAAATCGTTCATCTATGAGAGCGAAAACAAAATCAGCATCTTTGATAGATTTGGGAGATTTGTTAGAGGGTGGTGATTCAAATTAATTTTTATCAACAAGTAGATAAAAAGGCTATTTTCTTATTATTTGGATGTTATTGTTTAAATCCAAGATTTGCTTTAAACGAGAAATATTCAACTAATGAAAACGATTATCCTGAGAATTTTCATCGAATGATATGGGGTGCAATTGTTAATATTGCAAAAAAAGGAAATGTAGAAAAAATAACTCCAATTGACATTGAAAATGAAATATCTCAATTAGATGTCGCTGTATCATTGTGGAAGAATAATAATGGATGGGAATATATTGAGTCAGCTATAGAAATGTCATCGGATAAGATGATGAATATAGGCAAATATTATGATGATGTTCGCAAATATTCAATAGTTAGAAATGCTGAAGAATTTTTAAAATTAGATATTAACTTTATTTATGATGAAAATGATGATGATAAAATAGAAAGATTTAATCAACTAACAAGTGTTGATGTATTGAATGAAATAAATAATAAATTTGTTGATTTCAAATCTATGTGGAAAAATACTTTTGGTGATAATTATTCTTTCAAGGTGGGAGAAGGAATATCTGATAGATTGCGAGAACACAAAGAACAACAAAATGTATATGGGTATCCATTTCAATCTGGATATTTAACAACTGTATATAGAGGAATGCGCCCAAAAAAATACATCCTTAGAAGCTCTGTATCAGGAGGAGGAAAATCTAGAAGCTCTTTAGCAGATGGATGTAATATGGTGTCAGATAGAATATATGATTGGAATAAAAATAAATGGATACCAACAGGTGAAAGTGAGTCAGTTTTATTTATTTCTACTGAGCTTGAAAAAGAAGAAATTCAAGATATTATCTTAGCTCATGTGAGTGGAATTGAACAAGATCGCATTGAAACTTGGGATGATATCACAAAAGAAGAAGAAAAAATTCTTGAAGAGTCTGCAAAATATATTGAGACATATGAATACTATGTTGAGTATATGCCAGATTTCACCATCGATCTCATATCTGAAACAATTGAAAAATATATCTTAAATCATAACATAGTAGCATGTTTCTTTGACTATATTAATGATTCCCCTTCATTATACGAATATTATTATAACAAAACACACACACGCTTAAGAACTGATCAGATTCTTTTCTTGTTTAGCGCAGCTCTTAAATCAGTATGTAATAAATTTGGAATTTATTTAGGTTCTGCAACTCAGTTAAATGACAATTATAAAGAAGACAATAATAAAGATGCCGGGGCATTAAAGGGATCTAAAGCAATTATTGAAAAAGCAGATGGTGGTATTTTAGCGTTGCCGGTTACTCATAAAGATTTGAAAAAGTTGAAACCAATTCTTGAAAGTGATGGAAGTTTTGGAAGATTAATTCCAAATATGTCATATTACGTTTTTAAGAATCGTGGTGGTAAATGGAAATCTATTATTATTTGGACTAAATTGAATATGGGAACGATGCGAGAGGTTGATTGCTTCGTTACAGATTATAATTATGAATTAATTCCGGACATTGAGCAAACTCTTATTGATTTCAAATTGGACGATGTTGGAGATGTTGGAATTATAGAAACTGATATAGATGTTTCTGGTTATGATTTAGCAACAGAATTATCGAAAGTATCCAAGTAGGGAGGTATATAATGACCGCCCAGGAATTAAAAGAAAAACTAAAAGAAGATGATATTAGAAAGTTGATTATAGAAATGGGAGCAACTTTCTACTATGAAGATGATGTTGTTTGGATAACAGACACAATATGTCATCATGGAACAAAAGCAAAATTATATTACTACAAAGATTCTAAGTCGTTCCATTGTTATACAGAATGTGGTCAATTAGATATCATTGGTGTAGTAATGGGATATAAAGATTTCGAACAGGACGAATTTCAAAAAGCAATTAATTGGATATGCATAAAGTTAAATATTGATAATTGCGAATATGGATTTGGTAAGCAAGAACAAATATCAGACTGGGAATTTATAAGAAACTATAAGAAAAACAAAAAGAAAAATATAAAAGAAAAACAACTGATTCCATACGATAAAAAAGTTCTCAATATTTTTCAAGAATTTTATACCGAAGATTGGATAAATGAAGGAATATCTATTGAAACAATGAAAAAATATAAGATTCTTTATTCAACATGGCAGCAAAAAATTATAATTCCTCATTTTGATATAAACAATCAATTGATTGGTGTTCGAGCAAGATCATTGTTAGAAATGGATATAGAATTATTTGGAAAATATTCTCCATTTAGAATTGGTAAGCATTTTTACAACCATTCACTTGGAATGAATTTATTTGGGCTAAATCATAATATAAATGCTATACAAAAAAAGCGGAAAATAATGCTTGTAGAAGCGGAGAAGTCAGTATTTCAAACAGATACAATGTTTGGAGAAGATAATTTTACAGTTGCATTGTGTGGTAGCAATTTAACCGATTATCAAAAAGGAATGATTTTAATGCTTGGTGTACGTGAAGTTGTGGTTGCATTAGACAAGCAATATGAAAATCTTGATTCTGATGAATGTAAAAAATGGGCGAAACATATTAAAAATAAGATTATTGATAAATTGAGTCCATTTACTGTAGTAACTGTATTGTGGGATACAAATAATTTGCTCAATTATAAAGACAGTCCAACCGATAGAGGAAAAGAAATTTTACTGGAACTGATGGAGAATAAAATATATGTTGGAACAAATCAATAAGAAAGGAGTATGAATTTGAGTTTTAAATATGATGTACTTGGTCATGTGAGATTTGGAAATGAGTTAGAAGATATTTTAAAATTAAAAGGAATTGACGACACAGACTCCTTTCTGAATCCAACATTAAAAAATACGGAGAGTGAACTTCTTTTCGATAATATTAATGAAGCAAAAAATATACTGATAAAACACATATCAAACGAAGATATTATTGATTTATTAGTCGATTGTGATGTGGATGGTAATACATCCGCATCGCTTATGTATCAATATATAAAAAGAATTAATCCTAACATTGAAATAAGATGCCTTATTCATAAAGGAAAAGCACATGGTTTATCAGAATTTATAGAAAGCATGTGTGAAGATGATTCCAAATTAGTGATTATTCCGGACGCAGGATCTGGTGATTCGAAAGAATGTGAAAAACTAATTAAACTTGGAAAAGATGTGATTATTCTAGATCATCATAATATTAGAGATAAAGAAGGGGTAATTCCAAATAATCCGGCAATTGTTGTTAATAATCAATATTCTGATCAAATAACCGATAAAGCAATGACAGGTGTTGGAATTACATATAAATTTACGAAAATTTTAGATGATTATTATAAAGTGAATTATGCAGATGATTACTTGGATTTGGTTGCATTGGGAATGATAGGAGATAGAGCGGATGTAACTAATTTACAAACAAGGTATTACATTTTAAAAGGGTTGGAACAAATAAGAAATAGAATCAATAAAAATAAATTGATTAGTGTTTTAGTAAATGCACAAATGTATTCTTTGAATAACAAAATTACTATCAATGGCATTGGATTTTATGTATGTCCGTTGATTAATTCGATGATTCGTCTTGGAGAATATGAAGATAAATGTTATATGTTCGAAGCATTGTGTAATTCAGATAAAATGCTCGATAGAAAAGTTAGAGGGAAAGGAATGGTAAACATGACCATTCAAGAATATGTTCTCAAAGCATGTCAGTCTTCTAACAGAAAACAAAAAAAATTAACCGAAGAAAGTGCAGCCGTTTTATCGGAAGAAGTAAAAAAATATGGTTTGGATAAATTTCCAATTCTTGTATGTAACGCAAGAGATGACGTTGATAGTAATTCTACTGGATTAATTGCAAATAGACTTGCTGATCAATATCAAAGACCGTGTTTATTAATGAGACGAAAAGGGAATGTATGTAAAGGAAGCGGTAGAGGTAGTGATAAATGTGAAATATTAGACTTTAATCAGTGGTGTAAAGATACAAATTTATTCGATAAGGTTGAGGGACATTCTGGTGCGTTTGGATGCGAAATAAGATATGAAAACACGAATAAATTATTTTCTTTACTTTCAACAATGAAAAAAATTGATGAACCTACATATCACGTATATAACGTGTATGATTCAAATCAAATTCATGATCAGATTATTAAAAATGTTGCTAAATATGATTTCGTATGGGGAAACTCAGTGAGCGAACCTATCTTTTTAATAAGAAATATTCCATGTAATAAATACAATTTATATCTTCTTGGATCTAAACAGAACAAAATCGAGTTCGTATATCACAATATAAAATTTGTAAAACAAACAAAAGGAAGTTCATTAGCTTCATTATATAAAGAAATAATTTCTATAGGAGAAAATTTTGAATTTGATGTAATTGGGAGATTTTCTATTGATTATAAATCTGGAAAAGCTGCTCAAGTGTTAATTGACGATTGGATGTTTTATAAAAGCGATAAAGTACAAGGATTCTTTGGATAAGGCGGTGGTCTAAATAATAGATAAAAGTAAAATTTTCGGATATGATTTCGAAGTATATTCTAAAATAAATTGGTTTTGTGTTACATTTATAAATTACGAAGATAGAACAAAAGAAATAGTAATCGTAAATGATAAACAAAAATTGACAGATTTTTATAATGAACATAAAGATGATATTTTCATTTCTTACAACGGTAGACAATATGATACTGGAATTTTCAAAGGAATACTTGATGGAATGAACGTAGGATATGTTAATGATAAATTAATCAAAGAAGGCAAAAAACCTTTCCAAGTTGTGAAAAATGCAAAGAAATATCCTTTAAATGATTACGATACTATTCTTAAAGATAAATCTCTTAAACAATTAGAAGCATTCATGGGCGACGACATTCGTGAAACAGAAGTAGATTTTAATATAGATAGATCTCTTACAGAAGAAGAGATTAAACAAACGCTATACTATAACAGACATGACGTAATTGAGGTGCTTCGTGTTTTAGACCAATGTTGGGATGATTTTGAAGGTCAGTTAGACATTATTGAATTATATGGTCTTGATATGTCTTATTTTACAAAAACAAAAGTACAATTAGCAGTTTCTCCTAAAATTCTCAATGCTGTAAATCAGCATACTCTCGATGATGAATTTGACATTCGTCTTCCAGAAACAATCCAATTATCAGATAAATATAAATTTATTCCTGAATGGTACCTCAATCCTAAAAATTGGAGATATAAAGAACATTTACGTTCAGAATATGTACAACATAATAATCAGTTATGTTGTGTGGTAGCCGGTATTCCACATGTTTTTGCATGGGGTGGATGTCATGGAGCAGACGATAAACAAGCTATATTTGAAGGAATTATTCTTCATGCAGATGTAGCGTCAATGTATCCAACAACAGATATTGAATATGGATTATTGAGTAGAAAATTTAAAAATCCAGACGACTTTAAACAGATGAGAAATTTTAGATTAAAACTTAAAGCTGAAGGAAATTCAAAAAACAAAGCTTTAAAGCCAATGATAAACGGTGTATATGGAGCAGGAAAGGATAGAAATAATCCATCATACGATCCACTTATGGCAAATTTAACTTGTATATTTGGACAAATGTTCATTCTGGATCTAATAGATAAATTAGAACCATATTGTAGATTATTGCAGACTAATACAGATGGTATTTTCGTTCTTTGCGAAAATGAAGATATGAAAAATAAAGTCATAGAAATTACAAATGCTGTAGGTAAGAGATTGAAAATGGAATTTGAAATTGATGAATATACAAAATTAATTCAAAAAGATGTGAATAATTACATAGCAGTAATGAAGAATGGAAAATTAGAGTGCAAAGGTGCAATGGTAAAATTTAACAAACCAATAGACAATGATTTATCTATTTTAAACGATGCTGTTAGAAATTATTTAGCATTTGGTATACCTGTTGAAAAAACCATTAACGAATGTAATGAATATATAAAATTCCAGAAGGTTATTAAATTATCTGCGAAATACAAAGAAATTTGGTATGGAAATGGAATTGCAGCTAAAGATGGAAAGATATCATCAATTGACGGAGAATTATTAAAAGGAAAAGTTCATAGAGTTTTTGCAAGTAAAAATGATTCAAATGGATCAATTTACAAATTAAAGATAGAAAAGGGAAACAAATCTTATGAACAGTTTGCGAATACACCAAAACACCTGTTTATAGATAATGAAGATATACATGAAAAATCTATTCCGTATGTATTGGATAAAGAATATTACATAAAAGAAGCAAATAAAAGAATCGAAATGTTTCTTACAAAAGACGAAGAAAAAATAGACAATACGCCTGATATTTTATTTGATTGTATGTGTAAGAGTGATACATTTTATGATTTTCTTGAATATTGTACAGAAAATAAAATAACGAAAAAAATTTTAGAGCAATATTTAATTGCAGATTGTTGCTCAAGTTACGGAAAAACAAAAAAATTATTAATATTTAGAGATTATTTTTTAATTCTATACGGAAAAGACAAAATGACCGTAAAAACACTTGAGAAAAAAATTTCAGATGAAAATATTAAAAGAATTGTAATATCAAATTCAGAATTATCAAAAACTGGAAAGTCATATAACAATTTGAATTTTAAAAAAACTTTATTGGAGATTTTTAATATTATTCCTAATGAACATATAGATGAATATGACATTATGAAAATGCAAGTAGAAAAGTTTAATACAGTTAGATATGTAAATAGAGAATATTCTAATAGATATTTTGTATTAAATACTAGAAATGTAATTGCTCCAAATTTAATACTTTATGATATTGGAACAGGAAAAATTCAATATAGAAAAGTAAAAAAAGAAATTTTTAAAATATTACCTCTTCAAGATGGAGATATCATCGATGTTATAAATTCAGAAAAAGAATTTGGAAAAAAGATAATTGGAAAAGATGACGAAGGGAAAAACATCATAGCTGCTGACATAGATAAAGAATATGATGTTATAACTCAGTATGATATAGTGTATAGAAAATTTGGAAAAGGAAATTCATTAATAACAGATAGTGAGGTGTGTTGATGGAAGAAAGAGTTTTAAAATTTGAATGTGCTTTGGATAGAATTTACTATCCAAAGTATTGTAAAAAAGTTGATTCCGGTGAATTTGCTATCTTTAGTGTAACTGTAACAAAATGGTTAGAAAATAAAATTGATAATGTTTATACGATAAAATTAAAAGGAACTTGCTGTAGCTTAGAATTTGGGACAACATATAAAATTTTCTGTAAATTAGCAGAGACACATGAACAATATGGAGATACATATGAACTTCTATATATTAGTAAATGTATTGATATTTCAAGCAAGGATAAGCAAAAAGAATTCTTAAAAAATGTCTTGAATGAAAATATTGTCGATAAATTATTTGATCAATATGATGATGTTATTCAACTTTTAGAGAATAGAGATATTAAATCACTTATGAAAATCAAAGGTATAGGCAATCAAGTGGCGTTGCGATTAATAGATGAATATGAAGAATCTAAAGATTATAGCTCTATTTATATGGAACTTGGACAATTGGGATTAACACATACATTTATAAAAAAGCTTGTAGATTTTTATCATTCTCCTGATACAGTAATAGATGTTGTTAGAAATAATCCATATGATTTGGTTAGAGTGGATGGAGTAGGATTTAAAAAAGCCGATGAGGTTGCATGTAAAGTCGGAATAGGACAATATGATCCAAAACGTATAAAAGGATTTTTATTACATCATTTGAATGAACAAGGAGAAGCCGGTAAGAGCTATTTGTTTTATCAAGAATTGATGAAAGCTTTATACGATGCTTTAGGATTTGTACCAGAAGAAGTAATAAATATTACAGCAAAACAGATGATTGATAATGAGGATGTTGTTGTAATCGATGACGGATCTAAAATAGCTTTGAGAAAATTCTATAATTTAGAGAATAGAATTATGGAAGAACTTTTGAGATTGCAGATTGGAAATATAAAAATAGTAGAAAATAATTCTGAAAATATCGAAGATCTTCATAAGGATTATATACCTAAATCATTTAATATCTCTAATTGGGAAAAAATAATAAAAAATGTAGAGGAAAATCAGGGATTTGATTTTACAGATGAACAAAGAGCTGCAATCAAATTAAGCTTAGAAAACAATGTTATGACATTGACTGGTTTAGCCGGAGCCGGAAAAACCAGCACTGCTAACGGAATTTGCTCATTATATGACAATTATAGTATTTTAGCATGCGCATTATCTGGTAAAGCGAGCGTTAGAATTACCGAAGCAACTGGATTACCAGCAAGTACCATACACAGGGCTTTAGGATATCAAAATGGTGAATTTACATATAATAAAGAAAACAAGTTAGCTGTTGATATCGTATTGATAGACGAAGCAACAATGATAAATGGAGCATTATTTCTGTCATTATTAGAAGCAATTCCAATTGGTGCAAAAGTAATTATTATGGGAGATGTTCAACAGTTAACTCCTATAGGAAATTGTCAAGTGTTTGCTGACATTTTGGATAGTGATGTACTACCTGTTGTAAAATTAACGAAACCACATAGACAGGCATTGATGAGTGGTATTATACCAACGTCGATAAAAGTTGCAAATCAAGAACAAATTTTTGGAAATAAATTTGAAGGAAATACAATTCTTGGAGAACTTAAAGATATGGAATTGGATATTTTTAATTCTAAAGAATCAATGGCTGATTGTATAATTAGACATTTTCAAACAGAAATGGATAAATTTAATAACATCATGGAAGTTCAAGTATGCGTTCCTATGAGATTAAAAGGGGAACTTTCTTGTTATAATCTTAACACAAAAATTCAAAATTTATATAATCCAAAATTTAATAAAGAAAATGAGATAGAAATCTTCTTAGAAAAGAAAAATGATGAAGCGAAAAAATATGTAATACGAGTTGGAGATAAGGTATTAAATACAAAAAATAATTATAAATGTACAAATTCTGATGGTGATACGACACCTGTATTCAATGGAAACATCGGAATAGTAAAAGAAATTGAAGATAATGGATATTGTACGATAGATTTTGTTGGAATAGGAGAAGTTGTTTTTAGTAAAGCTGAGTCAAAAAATTTGGAACTTGCGTATGCATGTACTGTCCATAAAATGCAAGGATCTGGATTCACATCTACAATTGTGGGAATGGACACTGGAAGTTATATTATGAATAATTCTGAACTTTTATATACAGCGATTACTAGAGCAAAAAAATACTGTGTGTTAGTTGGAAATAATTATGCTATTTCAAAAGCAATTCGCACAAAAGAAGTGAAAACAAAACAAACATTTTTAAAAGATATGTTACTTAAAAACGCTTATAGATTAAAAACAAAAGGAGAATAAATTTATATGGCAAATATTTACGATCTTACAGATGAATTTCTTCAATTATTAGACACGTTAGAAGATGAAGAAGTTGACGAACAAACAATTTTGGATACTCTCGAAGGAGTTGAGTATGAAATTGAAGAGAAAGCAGATGGTTATGCGAAAATTATTAAATCCTTAGAAGCAGATATTGAAGGTATTCAGAAAGAAAACAATCGATTGTATTCTCGTAAAAGAACATATGAAAATAGGATCAAATGGCTTAAACAAAATTTGGAAAATTGCATGAGATTAACTGGAAAGAAAAAATTTACAACTGATTTATTTTCATTTAATATTCAGAAAAATGGAGGAAAAAGAAAACTTACAATCGATGTAGATGTAGAAAATCTTCCTAAAGAATATAGAATTAAGCAGCCAGATGCAGTTGATGGAGATAAATTAAGAGAGTACTTAAAAGAAAATGGTCTTGAAGGTCAAGATGGGTCTATAAACTGTGAATGGTGTCATTTAGAGCCACAAGGAGAGTCTCTGCGTATTAGATAAAAAATCATGTCCAAAATTTCCCTTAAAATGGGGCTTTTTTGGACGTTATTTTCGGATGAAAGGTCGATTTCAACGGAGGTGGTAAAAATGGCAAAAACATGGCTGAGAAGCCCAACTTATCTTTGTACAGATGAAGGACAAGAATTAATCACTATTCCAATTGTAGAATTAAATCTTCGTACTGATAAATTACGAAAGCAGACGATTGATGAATTTGTCGAAAAATGTGTAGGTGAAATGAAGCAGTGGTATTGGAATGAAGATTTGCACAGTAAAACAGAAGACCCATTAATAATTGATGATATGATATCAAATGCCATCGTTACAATTAGACAGATTGCAAGTAAGATGAGATAAAAGGAGAATAAATGGATATAGAATTAAGCGAAGGATTTCATAAAAAATGAAGATAGGAGAAACATATGATTAAAATTTCATGCAAAGAGTACGCAGCAAATCTAAAGGAATCACTAAAAGAACAGTGTAAAACTTTAGAAAGAAAACCTTGCCTTACAGTAATTCAGATTGGGGACAACAAAGCAAGCAACTCTTATGTAAATGGCAAAAGAAAAGATTGTGAGTATGTTGGTATCAAGTTCAATCATGTACATATTACAGATTATGAAAATCTTGACGAATCAGACTTGTGCAAAATCATTAAAGAACTTGACAATTCAAAGGAAGTTGATGGAATTATTGTTCAGCTTCCTATTCCAGACAAATACAATGTAAAAACATTGCAACAGTTTATTAGTCCAGAAAAAGATGTAGATGGTTTCAGAAAAGATTCGCTTCATAATCCATGTACTCCACAGGGAATCATTGATTGGCTCGAAGCTAATGATATTGATTTAAGAGGTAAGTTAGTAACTGTATTAGGAAGAAGTGAGATAGTAGGAAAGCCTCTAGCAAATATGCTTATTGAAAAAGGTGCGACAGTAATTAGTTGTAATAGTAAAACGGAAAAATATCACATGGAGCAATTTATGAAGATGTCAGACATTGTTATCTCTGCTATTGGAAAGCCCAAAGAATTTAATTCTTTTGACTTTGATTTTGACGCTATTATTGTAGATGTTGGAATCAACATGGAAGAAAATGGCAAGCTGTGTGGAGACATTGACAAAGAAGATATTGATGACTATTTTTTCGGATGTTGCTATGTAACTCCTGTTCCTGGTGGTGTGGGATTGCTTACAAGAGTTACATTGCTGAAAAATGTAATGAACTCTTATGCTATGACAGAAAGCAGAGATTGCTATGGAAATTAAATTTAAAAATGGGAGTGTTTTAGAATCAATCGAATCAATGGATAGTAAAAGAAGCAAACAGGCAGAAGAGATCGTGTATTACATGAAGAATTCATATAGACTTATAAAAGATTTGTATGGAGAGAATTTACATTGGTATCAAAAGTTATGGATAAAATTCATTATCCTTACAGAGGGAGACAATTATGGAAAAGGTAGAAGAAAAGATTATAGAAGAAAAAAGAAAAATTCATAAGTTCTATTGTGATAGATGTGGAGAATACTTAGGTGAAGTCAAAGAGTATTATGATGGATGTTGTAAGGAAATCGGACGTATCTTTGAACGTATTGTTATAAATGGGACACCTTATTATTACAAAGGAAATTTATGTAGTGAATGCAAAGAAGAGCATTATAAAGAATTGAGTAATCTTTTTGAGACAATTGGCTTTGTGAAGAAATAGTAAGAACTGAATGAAAGTTCGTTTTCATTAAAAGAAAGTAAGAGATATGAAAAGAAGAGAAAGAATACAGTTGACCAAATTGGCAGATGAATTGTCTGATAAAGACTTGGAAGATGCATATTATGATGCAGTTGATGATTGTCTTGGAAGTGAAGCGGAAAAAATGTATGAACGAGGTTACGATTCCGTAGACATTGCAGAGCAAGAAAGATATGAAAAGTATCTTGATGAAAAAGCTGCTATATTGGAAAGACTGTGCATTGAGCGAGAAATTAGGTTATGGGAATAAAGAATAAAGGAGTATAGACCAATGGGAACTAAAGATAATACTTACGCAAACACGGGAAAGAGATTATATTTTCTATCAGATGACGTAGATAATGAATCAATCGGACAACTTACATGGAACATCTTACATCAGCTTGCAGAAGATGATGAGAAAGACAAGAAAGAAAAAGACTATAAACGTGAACCAATTAAAATTTATATCAATTCGTATGGTGGAAAAGTTTATGACATGTGGGGATTGATTGACATTATCACAACCAGCAAGACACCAATTTATACATATTGTATTGGTTATGCCATGAGTGCAGCTTTCAAGATTTTCTTAGCAGGGCATAAGAGATATTGCTATAAACATTCTACGTTTATGTATCATCAGATGAGTTGTTTGACAAATGAAAAATATCAAGATTTAGTAGAAGACAAAGAAGAGATGGATTGGTTAAATGAAAAGAATGAAGAATTTGTAATTGATAGAACTAATTTTACAAAAGATGATATCAAAGAGATCCGTGAAAAGAAAGAGAAATTTTATATTCATTCTGATGAAGCGGAGAAATATGGTGTTGTTGACGAAATTTTACAATGATAAAAGTATGGTGATTAAATGAGAGTATATAAAGAAAAACAATTTCTTGTCTTTGATTTTGAAGATGGAAGAAATGTTAAGTATGATTTTTCGACTAAATATATTAGAAGAGAAGTAGAAGAATGCGCAAAATCAATATAACAATAGGAGAATAAAATAAATGATTGCATTGTTTATTATAATTTCAATCATCGCATTGATTGTAGCTTGTATCACTGACAAACAAGAAGTTGTTGAATTTTCCGAAGTATGTATCGTCGTATTGCTTGTCATTGGTATATTTTTAGGAACTTCTGTAATCAATGGACGAATTATAGACGAAAAAATTTTAATGTATCAAGAAGAGAATAATAAAATAGAGAAACAAATCGACACATTAGTTTCCAATTATATGAACTATGAATCTGATACATATGAAAAAATAAAATCAGAAAGTCCTATTACATTAGTTTCCATGTATCCAGAATTGAAATCAGACAAATTGGTAGAGGAACAAATTTCTGTATATGAAGCTAACAATAATAGAATCAGACTTCTCAAAGAAAACAAGATTAATCTGAAAGTTAAGAAATGGTGGTTGTATTTTGGAGGTAGATAAAATCCGAATTTCATAAGGAGAAACAAAATAATATGAAGAATAAATATTCTAAAAAGCAATTAGAGGAATTATATAATTGTGAGATTTTTAAAGATACTGGCTTTGATAGTGATTTGAAATTTTGGGTTGCACAAGGATTACCATTTACAGAAGATGGGGAAGATAATTTATTTACATATGCCGATGGATGGGATTTGGACGAGCTACATGAAAATATCAGAGAAGCAATTAGAGAAAATGTGATTGTATTTGAAGGAGAATAATATGCTAGTACCAAAAGTAAAAGCCAGTGAGTTCAAGAAGTTCGGATTTAAAAGATGTAAAGGTATTCCAAAAGAATCAGAATGTTATTATCTCTGCATTGCTAGAGGAAGCAAGATGTTATTTGTCAGTAATTCATATTTTGATGTAATGGATTGGAATGATGATGATCCACGAATACATACAAGACCAAATTGCAGATACTCAGATATGCGAACGGCACTGGATATAGTCTATGAACTGATTAAGGCAGATATGTTAAAAAGTGATTTGGAGTGAGATTAATGAAAGTTCATTTTGGAGAGGAGAAACCTAAATATATTAGATTTGAAGGAAATGATATGTTTGTAAGTCTTGATTCGATATATTGGATTTATTATGGAACACTTGACAAGGAGGAGACAGAAGATGAAAACAATTTATGCAGATGAACTTATTAAGTGTGTAGAAGAGAGTAGAAAGAATAATTGTCATAAAAATAGAAATGTATACACAAATCATAAAAGCGAACATGACCATTTTATACATATGATTTGTTGTCAGCCAACAGCGTTCGATACGGAAAATATTATTAAGCAGCTTGAGGAAGAAAGAGATTCTTCTTACGAAGATTATGAGAATTATGCTGAAAAACATGATATGGATGTAGAATGTGATGATTTATTCTGTTGAGGATTAGATAGAGCCATTGAGATTGTTAAGCGAGGTGGAAGAGATGAAGAATAAAGAGAAGTACGCAGAGGAAATTATAGAAATCGCTTGTAATGGAAGCAATATTGCATTATCTAAGGATACTGCAAAGCCAATAAAATGTAATAGCATCAGATGCTATAAATGTGCATTTAGATTTAGTAACGGAGATGAATGTTATACAGCAAGAAGAAAATGGGCTGAATCCGAGTACATCGAAAAGCCTGTGATAAGCAAGAGGGATAGAGCATTTTTGGAGTATCTTAAAGATGGATTTGAATACATTTCAAGAGATAAAGATGGTAAATTATTTACATACAAATCAGAGCCGTATAAATCAAAAAATAATGTTTGGCATAGCAGTGATTGTCACTTGGCTTTAAGATACAATATAGAATTCCCAATGATACAGTGGGGTGACACTGAACCGTGGCTTATCGAGGATCTGAAAAAGTTGGAGGTGGTTGACAGTTATGAGTAGAGAAATACTTTTTAGAGCGAAGAAAGTTGATGGTGGCGAATGGGTAGAGGGATATATAGTCAAAAAGTACGGTACATATTTTCTATATGACATCAACAATTCTGATACGTGCAGACAAAACAACTACTTGATTGATGAAGATACCATTTGTCAGTATACAGGACTGACAGATTGGAATGGCGAGAAGATTTGGGAGAATGATATTTTTAAGTGTCGTGTGTTTGACAAATATGCGTCAATCAAGTACGGAACATATCAGATTGGCTTTGATGGTAGGGTTTTTACCAATGTTGGATTTTATGCAGATTGGTCAGAAGATAGTTCTGTGAAGTTAAGGAAAGATTTAGGATATTGGGCGGATGTGGTAGAAATTGAAATTATTGGTAACATTTTTGACAATCCTGAATTGTTAAAAGAGAAGGAGGATTAATATGGCGAAGATATTTAAAATCAGCGGATATTTTGTAGATGTAGATGATGATTATACATTGGAAAACATGGATTCGTTAATCTTTAACGGATGGGGAGGACTTGAACCTCGACATGAACATGCAGAAGTGCAAGAAATCAAAGATTGGAGAAAAAACCATCCTCTTCTAAATGATAAATGTGACCTTGCAGATTGCGAGAAATATTTCAAGAAAAAAGTCCCAGTAGACAATGATAGAAATGTTGTTGCAGGACAAGTCTACAGACATTTTAAAGGACATATAGTTAGGGTTTTGCATATCGCACAAGATACAGAATCACCAGGACAGTTTTATGTGGTTTATAAATGTCAGGACGGAACTATTTGGAGTAGACCTTACGGGATGTTTGTTAGCAAGGTTGATCATGAAAAATATCCAAATGTGAAACAGAAGTATAGATTTGAATTGATGGGGTGAAAAATGATTGATGAAAATAATCCAATAGATTACACAATTATAAGTAAACCTGCCGAAGTTGAGTTTACGTGTCCTCATTGTTTTAGTGATGTGACGATTCCGTTTTCAGATGTAGACTTCAAAACGGATTATTGGGGCGATGGGGCGTATTGTAATTGCCCTTTATGTGATAAGGAAGTTGAGTTAGGAGATTATGATTATGATTGATGATCTATAATGTTGCAACTAAATGAAGATTGGAGAAGAGGATTATGAAGTATAAAGTTGGAGATAAAATTAAAATTGTTATAACAACTGATGGTTGTCGTGGAGCAGAGGGGAAAATTGGTATTGTTACTAATAAACCTTCTACAGATGGTCTTACTTGTTACAAAGACGGTTTTAACGTAGATTGTGGCGATAAACATGTTTGGAGAATTGGTCTTGAATCAGAGTGCGAACTATTAGACGAACTGACAGCAGAAGGGGCAATTAGACTTAAGTATGAAATGTGTGAAAATATTCCCTGTTCTGAATGCAAGTTCAGTAGAGATAATAATGGTGAAGATATTTCCTGCGGTGAATTTTCGAAAAAATACCCTGAACGAGTTGTTGAAGTCCTCAAACAGTTGAAGAAAGAGCACGATAAGAAAGAAATAGAGACAGAAATCGTAGATCTTATTAAAGTTATGAAAGAAGCATGTAACGATGAAACGTGTATATATGCTTATGAAATTGACGTAAATAAGGAAGATATTAGCGAGAAAATTAAAGAGTTAGTAAAAAAGTATTCCAACAAACAAAACGGCAAAATTTACGCCAAATGTGAACGTATTTGTAGAGTAAAAACAAGTAATTTTTAAATGATTTGTATTTTGTGATGGAATATGTAGACATAAAGCATCTGTCAAGTAGCGAGAAATGTAATTAAGTTTACGATAGAGCAGCGCATGGGATGGTAACACATGAGTACGATGGTTCTTCATCCTTGGCAGCCACGTTAATAGTACCTCTGCTTGTATAGAGATATACATGTGTGGTGAAAATCCACACCAAAATACAGATGAAAGATAGATTTCATGAAGGAGAAATAATATGAAAACAGAATGGATTATAATAAAATCAGTCAGTGATGATGAAGAAATAGAACTTTATAGATTTTATGGATCATCTGGTGAAGTGAAAGAAAAGTTATTATTTATGGCACAAAACGGAGATAAATTTAGATATGCAGAAATAGATGAAGAAGAGATTCCTAAAAGTGTTGACGATGTAGAGTATGATTTTGAGACAGAAACTTATCAGATTTTAGTACAAGATGCTTATGGAGAATCAGAGGAAAGGTATAGCGCAAAAAGAGTAGAAGATATTTGTGAGTTTTCAGAAGAAGTTTATGGTGGCGAAAATTTACGATAAAAGTGAGCGTTATATGTAGAGTAAAAGTTAATGAAACGTCCGTTTCGTGAGGTGAAAAATAAATGAGATTTACAGTAGAAGATTTGGCAGATTTTGGGAGAATAATACTTCAGAAATATCCGATTTTAAAAGAGTTTAATCCACTAGTTGATTATCCATATGAAAATGAGAGAATCAGTCGATTAACTATAGAAATTGCTAATATTAATGATTTAGTTAGATTACAAAATGATTTAGATAATGAACTCTTAGTTAGAAGTGATTGTGATACAACATATAATAACGAAAAAGACATTCTCCATGTGTTGGAAATAAATAATAGTTAATTAAATAGAAGAGAAATTTCATTGAAACGAGGTGTCAAATGAGTGATACAAACTTTTTAGTGCTACTAATTGGTACAATAATATCCTTATGTTTTTTAAGCAAAATGCTGGACAAATCATATAAAGTTACAGATGAACAAAAAGATTGTAAGCATGAGTGGAAGCTTGTAGAAAAAATGAAAAATGGTACATATGTTATTTATTGCCCTAAATGTAAGCTAGAGAAATATATGTCTAAAGTAAAGTGGAAAGAAATGAAAATTGACAAAGAGTATGAGCAAAACAATGGATAATTTAAGGTACGTAATGCAGTTAAGGTATTGATTAGGCTTCTATATATGGATGGGGGACTGGCGTAAAGCGAATATGCAATGTGATAGAATTGATGAATTCAAAAAAGAACATCCGGTATGCAATTTTATTGGAAAGTTAATATATTAAAGGAGAATAAAAACATGGATAAAACAGTAGAAAATGAATTAAAGAAATGGGTAAATAAAAATTATAAGAACTATACAACTGGATGGACGGCAGAACGTTCTCGTGGGAATTTTGATGATTGTTTTGAAGACGGAAGTGATTCTGGAAGATCATGGGCTGCTTATGAAATTGGATGTATTCTTGGCATGGATTTAACAGACCCGGATGAACCAGATTATGAATATTAACGAGATAACAGATTATATAAACATAATTTTCGAAGATAATTTTAAAGGAGGTAAGAAAATGAATGCGGAAAATACAAACTGTCCAAGACCAGGTGAACAATGTAACGAGTTTATGTGTGGAAGTTCTGTAGATGGTACGTACAAACTTGATATTGGTACATGTGAATTCTGTAGTGACTTTATGGCAAAACCAAAGCTAAAAGAAATAAATATGTACGAGGGTAGTTCTTCAAATGGGGAATTTGAATACAGACTTGATATTGAAAGACCTGACGGCTTTATCCCAGAAAAATGGAGAAGTAAGTCATTAAAAATAAATTATTGCCCTATATGTGGGAGGAAGTTATAAACAATGAAATTAAAAGAATGCATGGAATTAGGAAAAGCGTGTGGATTATACTCAATAGAAGAATGTTATGACAATATTATATTGCATAATTTGTGTTTATTTAAATGCGATGATATTTTAAAAGAAATTGAAGAACTTCAAAAAGATATTTTCTATAATTATCCAGAATTATTTTCAAATATGTTTCAAAGAAGAAAGAGGGTTTGTTTTTCTGATGAATTAAAAAAGTAAAAGCAGCAGGCAATAATACAGGTGAATTTATTGATATATTGCTGAAAGATGGAAGATGGGAGGGGGGATGATTATATGAGATTAGAGAATATAGAAGTAACATTTAAAAAGAAACTTCCTATAAACGAACCAGATGGTAATGGAATTACGTATACAAAAGAGGCAATCCGGAATGCTTATAAAGAAGTACAGAGTCATAATGGTTTACCAATTGAATTTCCGAATGATAAAGGAGAATTTATTCCGGTTGGTGTTACGCAAGAATTAGAGCTGATTGAAGAAGACGGTGAAATGTACATATCGGGGCGTGGTTTGATTTTTCATGGTGGAACAGAGGGAAATGTGAAAATAGATAATAAAATTGTAAGTAGTTTTTCTATTACAGGGTTTGGAGTGGCAAGGGAGTAAATCTATGGGGAATATACCAGAGGATAGATATATTTGTAAATGGTGTTGGTATTACGAATGCAATGAAGAAGCTACAGGAACGGCAATATGTTCTTTAGATATTGGTGATTCTGTAAAATGTAAATGACGGATGTTGTTTTGCATTTGAGTGCGATCCAGATTTTATGAGGTATTAATTATGAAAATGTATAAATATTTGTTGTCATATGGATTCCAAAAGAAAGAATTGTGTAGTGATCATCAATACGTATCCGGTGGAACTGGAAGAATTACTATGGATCTTTCGAGAAAAATAAAAACAATAAATGATATATACGAAGTCGAAAAACTTATAAAGAAAGAAGTAGAAGGTCGAATAGATAATTTAGAGAGTATTTCGTTATATTCTTTTAGTTTATTGCACTGACGAAATCACTCTTTCGTTGGAGAATTATGAATAAGAATATTTAAAAACAATTATAGATAGGAAAATAAATATGGATATAAATAGAGCTATTAAAATAATCAATTTAGAACCTACGGAATTTTGTGCGTTAAAAGAAGAAAAAATGGAGGCGTTTAAAGTTTTCTTTAAGAATTTTGGTGTAGATATCCAAGACAAAAATGGCAATTATAAGAGTGTATATGAGATTTTAAAAGAATCAGCAATGAATACAAAAAGAGGATTGACAATATGATTTGCATGTACGAAGACTATGATTATCACGAAATATTCAAAGATTTCGCAGAAATTATTTCTGGAAAATGGTTTGAAGAAAATCATCTTCAGATTGTTGGAACTAAAACTGTAGGCGATTATATGTATGTAAAAGGATTTGATTATGGATTTCCACATGCAAGTTCTTATGTAAAAATCGATATGAAAGAAAGTAAGATTGTTGATTATTACAATGCACATGGGTGTCCGGTTGAAGTAAAGGATGATGTATATGAATAAGTTAATTTTATTAGTGTTTTGTCACTTAGTTGGTGATTATGTTTTACAAAATGACTTTATTGCAAAGACCAAAGGAAGTAATTAGTATCATTTGTTCGTACATTGTGCGTTGTATTGTTTACCATTTTACCTTGTTTTTGGATTAACCTGGCAGCTTGGAGTTATTTTTTAACGCACTGTATTATTGATCCACTAAAGGCGAGATATCAAAAAATATCATATGTAACTGACCAGGTTTTACATTATCTGGTGTCACTCGTTTACTTTTTATAGGAGAATAAAATGGGTAAAGCAAAAAGAAAAAAGCACCCACAACCTCCTTGGTGGTGGACATTAGACAATGATAATTGTTGGTTTTGTAAAAATAGGAACAATTGCGGTAACTGTAAATTATTAAAAGAACAGAGAACAAAAGAAAGGAAGAAACGTAAATATGGGAAATATTTTTTCGATTAAAAGTGGAGTTGATGAAAGATTGTTACAATCATCAATAGGTATTTTCAAATCGAAACATGAGAACATGTTTGTTAATCCTTATGTTTTTATAAATAAAAAGACATTTGATGACCTGTATAAACTGTTAAATCCTAATTATGATGACAGTAAGAGGATACAAAAAGACGAGAAACTTGGATCTGTTGGATATTATCAAGGCTGTAAAATGTTTGAAGACAATACCCTTGACTATGGCGAAGTAGAACTGAGGTAAGATTATGAGAATTCTAACAAGAGAACAATTATTAAAAGAACCTAGTGGAACTGTGTATACAACTTACATAACCAACTATGTAGATGGAGAACTTCATATTAAAGTTGGAAATAATTGTAATTTAGAGTTAATCCCGACATATGATTATGGCACAGAAAAAGACGTAAACAGACAAACAAATTGGTCTACTGACGATTTGAATATTATTGCAGACTATGACAAGAATCAATTGTTTGCAGTGTATAACAAGTCAGAAGTAATGAAAATGATAAATTGTTTATCATGGGCTTTGTCTGGATGTGACGGCTATTTTGATATGGATGAAGTGTATTGTGAAAGTGGAACAGTATATAGAGATCCAGAATGGATGCCATATGATTGAGGCAAAAAATGATTAAAGAAATTTACAAATTAAATCTTTATGTAGATGGCAAAATGTACGAACAACTTCCTTTTGGGGTTTTTCAATGTTTTAGATTTAAAAACAAATGATTATATGGAGCAACCACTAAAAGAAGCTAAATATTGCGTTGTAGATTCTCCTTTAATTGACGAAAATGACACATATTAAAAATAGATACGAGATTTGTTGATATGTGTGCAACCGATACGGAGGGAGACTTAAGTGAATATGGTTTTATTAAAGACGGAATGACAATTGGAATGAATGGAGTATATATTATATGGAGAAAAATTGGGTGATTTAAATTGATTTATATAAACGGTCATTGGGAATCAGTTTCTACATTAGATAAATGTATTAATCTTGTTGAAGAATATAATAAAGAGCTTGCTACTAAGATTGTAGAATTACTTCCGGTTCATACAGACGATGAATATTATGAGTTAGAGGAAGAACTTGAAAAATCTGACGGTTATCTGCGAGATGCCGAAGATGAAGTAGATAGGCTTCAGGAACAAGTAGATGATTTGAATGAAAAAATATCGGACTTAGAAGATTATTCTAGTATATTACAAAATAAGTGTGAAAAATATAAGGAGAATAAAATATGGCAGTAATCGAAGTGTGTGATATTTGCAGAAGAGAAGTTTCAGATGCAAATGGCATTACAGTGAATTGCTCTGATTGGAACGGTTTGGAATTTATTGCAGGAGTTCATCCTAGTAGAATAAAAAGAAATTATAAGATGCGAATCTGTGACAAATGTAAAGAGAATATTATTAAGTATTGTAAAGAAGAATGCGAGGTAAAAGATGAAGAAAATTAAAGGAATTGTATTTGCGGCAGGATTTGTATTATGTGGTTTTATTACTGGATCTTGTGTAAATACGGTTGAAGCAGGGCAAAAAGATGTTTTTGAATTTAAAAAAGTCGACAATGACAACTCTAGACTCGGTACATATATTATGACAGATAATAGAAAAGATGTAGAATATATCGTTGTTACAGGCGGACGAAGTGTTGCAATTACACCTAGACTAAATAAATAGTATGAAATATGTTTTTCATTATGAAATTCGAGAGGTAAGAATTATGAGGATAACGAAAATTCCAGAAGATGTCTCTAGAGAGAAAAAGATTAGAGAAACCGCATTAGCAGGTTGTGATGTGTGTCCGTGTTGCGGAGAGACAAAAAGTGATTTGTATTATTATAAAAAAGGTATAGCAGATAAAGGAATAACTACTAGAATTTGCAATAAAAGTTGGTACGGCAAAAAATACGAAATTGACAAAGGAATGTTGTACTCTATTTTCTCACTAGAGAAGAATAAATATTATCAAGTAGAACGCTTTTCTTGTTTGACGTGTGGGGCAGAGTGGGAAAGTGATCCATACACTTATGATGAATAAGGAGATGATAGAATATGATCAAAAATTATCCATTTACAAATGCATTAAATAAGAAGTACGAAGTTATTTTCGAAGTTTACAAAGGATATGAAGAAAGTATTGTTGGAATATTGTTAAATTACAATTCAGGCAATCTTGGCTTATACAACGAAGAAAAAGGCGAATTATATCACATACCATTTTCAGGAATAAAATGGCTTTTGCCTGTAAAAAATAAAAACGCAAAGGAGAATTAGTTTGGCAAAAATCTTATATAAGAAGAAAGTGTATGAGTACAAAAAATGCTGTGTAGATGAATTCGGAAAATACAATTGGTATTTTAATATTTACATATGTTTTTCAAAAGTTGGCATCACATGGCAGATTAGCACTTCTGATATGACTGTAAATGACAAAAAACTTAAGCGTTGTTTAGATTCTGTTTTAAAGGATCTGGAAGAAGACAATCCAAGATATTATAGATTAAAAGATAAAATATTTAGTAAGAACTTGGCAAATAAGTTGTGGTGATAAAAATGGACAGAAGTTTTATTGATAATTTTAATGAAGTAAAAATACGACATGCAAAAAAGGGGTGTGTATGTAAGGTATGCGATAAAGGATTAAACAATGATGACATGATTGTATATCTTAGGTCGATTCGTCTACATGGACAACCATATCATATATGTATTCCTTGTTGGAGGAAACTTAATGCATTAGTCGAAGAAGAGTTAGATAATCTAGGAGGTGAAAATATTGGCGATAAGCAATGATTCTTATTATAAACCAGACGAAGCCTTGCATGAATTACAAATGCAGGAAACTATTATGAAAGCATTGATTGATGTACAAGTAGTGTTGCGAATTCTAGTGGATAAAGAAATTGTAACTCGTGAAGAGGTACAAAAATATAGAAATGAAGTAAGTAACAGTCCAAAGTATAAGCCTGTACTAGATGATATTCAGAGACAGAAGAGAGGATTCCAGGCTGCAAAAGATAATCCACAAGAATATCTGAAAGCTATCTTCAATGCAAAAATGAATGGAGATATCAAATAATGAAAGTGATATATAAAAAATGGTTTGGGAATACATCAAAAGTATTTTCTATTATAAACTATAAAGATTCTTGGAGGAAAAACGGAAATAAACCGAGAATAGATTTTTTCAAGAGAAAAAATGGGGATAAATGTTTTGACGTTTATCTAATTATTGGATACACCATATTTAATTATTGTAATTATAATCTTTGATATGAGGTAATTAAAATGAAGTTTTATGTACAATATTTTCCAATCACAAAATCATTTGGACGTATATCAAATGCAAATAATATTTCGTTTGATTCGTTTTGTGAACTTGTAAGAGTCTCAGACGAATTTTGTCAATCAATTGTTATGTCTGTATTTGCCAATTCAATTCGTGATGTAGAAAATGATGTTAATAATTATTTTAAAACAATTTCTTAGAGCATTTCTGCTCAAAATTTCCAATTGGACAAGAGAATAATATATTAGATGGTTGCAAACATCTAGTTATGAAATTGAATTTTCATTAGTCTTGATCAAACTAATGAATCTGTAATGTGGTGAAAAGAACTGAAAGCCTGAGATGGTGAAAAGGTAAAGGTGAAGGCTGTTGGTAACACTTCAGTCAACCGATGAGCGTATGAGTTGACACTGTGCATTCAGAATATAATACTCAGGAACATACCGCAATCCTACATATGAGGAATAAGAATGCTTTCATGAAGTACGGAAATGAACGTGCTTCTAATAAAGATAATATGGAGGTAAAGATATTGGAAGGAAATATATGGGCATTCATCCATATGATCATAATGGTTGGTAGTGCAATTTGTTCTATTTTTGTTCTAATAGAAGAAGAGGAAAAAGGAGTAGACTCGAAATTTAAAACATTTATTTTGTTTATTACGGTTACAAGTTTTGTATTTCTCATATTTGGCGGTTATAAATGCGAAAAATCAACATGGAATTATCCAAACAAGCCTTATTCTACAGAATATATTGCTTCATTAAATGATAGTAATATGGTCAACGGAAGATTTTATCTTAGACGAGGGTACATAGAAGAGAATCTATATTATCAATATATGGTGAAACTAAATGGTGGTTTTGTTGCAAACAAAGTGAAATCAAACAATGCCACATTGTATTACTCTGATGATAATTTTAGGGTTGAATGGTACGAAAAAGAACGCCATTGGTTGTGGTTTCAACAGAAAGAAACTTATAACAAGATTTATATTCCAAATGGAAGTATGTCAGAAGAATATTCGGTTAATTTGGAATAAGAAAACAAGCATTTATAAAATTAATTTTTCATAGACCTGCCAGACGTGGCTTGTTTTCTATGATTTACAATAAATATGAAAGGAACAAAACGGTAATTCTAGATAAATAAGATTGTACAATCTCTGTAAATACAAGAAATTTTGATTAGCGGAGATGAAAAAATTAATTCAATAGTTGTTAAAGCAACTTCTGTTAAGGAACTATTAAACGGTTGTCCGGTTAATCAGACGATTTGCGACAACTTGATTCGTGCATGGGCTATTATTAATAATACAAAGTATAAGAAAATTGTTTGTGCAATTTCAGCCGGTTCTGACAGCGATGTAATGTTAGATATTGTTTGGAGATGTGATAAAGATAACAAAGTAGATTATGTATGGTTTGATACAGGTCTTGAATATCAAGCTACGAAAAATCATTTAAAATATCTTGAAGAAAGATATGATATTACGTTTGTAAAGAAACGTCCTAAAATTCCAATTCCTATAAGCTGCAAGAATTATGGCGAACCGTTTATGTCTAAGATTACAAGTGAATTTTTACAACGGTTACAAAGACATAACTTTCAGTGGGAAGATGAAGACTTTGATACATTATATAAGAAGTATCCGAAATGTCAATCTGCATTACAATGGTGGTGCAATACAAATCTAACAGATAACTTCAATATTCGTAGAAATAAATATCTAAAAGAATTTATTATTCAAAACAATCCAACCTTTAAAATTTCTAATAAATGTTGCAAATATGCGAAAAAAGATTTAATTCATAACCTACTAAAAGAGGAAGATTATGATCTGAATATCTTTGGTGTACGAAAAGCTGAGGGTGGTGCAAGAGTCAGATATGGTAACTGTTTCGATGAGAGTGATAAGTATGACAATTATAGACCATTGTTCTGGTACAAAGATTCAGACAAAGAAGATTATGAAAAAGCGTATGGAATTGTACATAGCAAATGCTATACAGAATATGGGTTGAAACGTACAGGATGTTGTGGTTGTCCTTATGGAAGAGATTTTGAATATGAATTAGATGTAATTGAGAAGTATGAACCTAAACTGTATAAAGCAGTAACGAATATTTTCAAAGATTCTTATGAATATACAAGAAAGTACAGGGAGTTTAGAAAAATGATGGATGAGAAGGAGAGAATAAAACAATGAGAATATTAGCAGTGCATAATGACCATATAAAGAAACCAAAACTAGAAAGAAAATATGGCTGCATTTGTAACAAATGTGGTACAGTATTTATTTTTGCAAGGTCTGAAGCTTGTATCCCAAGAAGTATTAACCCGAAACCTAGTCAATGCACAGTTAGATGTCCAAACTCTAGTTGTCAAAATATTATGACATTGGCTCTGTGTAAGGAATTAAAAACTCTTACAGATGAGAATGATTTTTGCGATTTCTATGCAGATGATAAATAAATATATAAAATTTTGGTTTCATTTAAGCTGACTCTCGTTAATGAGAGCCAGTTGATTAAAAGGAGAGAATTATGTACGAAATGAAAACAGGAATGCTATTCTTTCAAGATAAAAATGGCAACAATGTTCTTGCATTAAATAATGTAAATGAACTTGAACTAAACTCAAACACAATCGAAGAAGTAGATTCTTTTGGTAGTGTAGGAAATATTAAAAGAGGTGGAACAACTCTGTCGTTTACTACTGATATTATTGACAAGGAAAATTTGTTTAATGTGTTAGGAGTAGATTCATCTAAATCTCAAGACCAAATTGGTTTTTTACTTACAAAACCAGTTCAAAGACGAAAACACAAAAAGAAAAGAATCAATAAGAAATGGTTGAAAAAGTATGGATATAAAATCTTAGTAGATCGTAAAAATGGTTGGAAAATCAAATCATATGCAGATGGAACGTATGAATTTGTAAAAGGAGAAGACTGATGAATATAATAGCAAAAATAACTTTACTATTGATAGGTTTGTATCTTGTGTTATTTGGTTGCATGATCAAGATAAAAGATAAACCATCATTATTGGTTGGCAAAATTATTCCGGTGGTATTTGGAATGTATATTGTTTTTTATGTTATTTGTGGAGGTTAAATTATGATAGAACTTAATATTGATTTAAATGAATTGGAACACATGGATTTAGACGAAGCGAAGAAAATCGTAAATTACTTTGACACACAAGAAGATTGTGAAGAACTTTATGTAAATATTGATGGAGTTGGATACGAAACTTACATTGTTAACGAAAGTGATTGGGATGACCAAGGAAAGTATCAATACAAAGATGTAACAGGTATTTTGTGTGAGATCTTAGAAGATGGTTCAGTTACAAAATATGATATTGCTGTTACACAATATATCACAAGATGTGGTTCTTACTTCTCTGAATATAATTATGAATACGAACCATTACAGGTTGATCAGTTAGTGCAGAAAGTAATTCCACAGCAGATTATACCAGAGAGAACCATTGTTACGTTTGCAGAAGATGGAGAATAAAGAAGTTAAAGGTTGTGTGATAGTCAAACGTTGCACAACCAATTATAAAAGGAGAGAAAGTTAATGACAAAACAAACAGAGGATTACTTATCACTCAAACCATTAGCAGAAAGATTTCAAGAAGCTGCTAATAAGATTACAGATGAAGAATTGGATCGTATTATTCGTTCAAAAATCAGAGAACAGATTGAAAAGCAGATAGATTTTAGCTCTTTCGGAATAGCAATAGAAGAAATAATCGAAAACTGGTTTGACGATTATGAGAATTGTGACTTTATTTTGCACACATTAAAAGAAAGTGTAAAAAAAAGACTAAACTAATAACATTTACTTACACATTGGAGGAAGAATAGATTGGGTACGGTAATAATTACAGAAGACACAACAAAATATCCAATTACTATGATTGGACGATACGCAGGTGTATGTTGGGGTGCAAACACATCTGACAAAGAAAAGAATTATCTGCGTGGTTTGAATTGTATTAAGAGTGAACACGGAAGAACATGGGAATTTCCAGATGTATATTCAATTATTGATGGATATTCTGCAAAAGTTCTACGAGAATGGTATACACATATAGGGTGTTTACCATCCAGGCTACAGGGCTCAACAAGATATATTGACTATTCGAAAAATGGTGGTTTTAAATATGTAACTCCACCTACAATTGCAGATAATGACGATGCTTTAACAGAGTGGTCATTAATGATGAGTGATATTAATGATATGATTAGAAGATTTGTTGATACATATAAAATTCCAGTTGAAGATGCAACAATGGCATTGCCTTTAGCATACGAAAGTAACATGGTAGACAAGCGTAATTTTAGAAACATTGTTGACATGTCTGCACAAAGAACTTGCTCAAGGGCATATTGGGAATATAAAAATCAGTTAATGAAAGATTATCTTAATGCATTAAGAGAGTATTCAGAAGAGTGGAAAACGTTAATAGATATGACATGCAAACCAAAATGCGAGAAAACTGGATTCTGTACAGAAAAGAAGACATGTGAAAGAAAGCCAAGAAAAGGTGAAAATTAATGAGAGATCCAAATAGAACACATCCATTTTGTAAAGAATTAGCAGCAATTTGGAGTGAGAAATATCCTGACTTAAGATTTGGTCAGCTTATGTATAACTTTATTGCTTGGTGTAGTAACACAAAAAAATGTGATATTTTCTTTCCAGAAGAAAAAGAATTTATGGAACTGTTTAAGGAATTTTGTGGAGTAAAAGATGATGAATAATACAGAAGTAATTGATAAAAACAGTATATATAAATCAGTATATGAAGAAATCAAAAACATTTCTGATTGGTGCTATGACAAAGATATAACAGGTAGAGAAGTTGGTAGTTATATTGATGGAATCGTTGCAGTATCAGAAAGATTGCTTAAAGAAATAGATAAAAAGATGGAGAAATAAAAAAATGAGTGTAGATAGAATTAAAGAGTTAATTTCGATACTTAACAAAGCATCAGACGCTTATTATAAATATGATAATCCAATTATGTCAGACAAAAATTATGATGATTTATATGATGAACTTGAACAATTAGAAAAAGAAACTGGAATTATTCTGAACAATTCACCAACGCAGCATGTTGGCGGAGAGGTTCTTCCAGAACTTAAGAAAGTAGAGCATACAAAACCTATGCTATCTGCAAATAAAACAAAAAGTATTTCAGAAATTAAAAAGTTTGTTTCTAAAAAACTATGTGTGATGAGTTGGAAAGAAGATGGTTTAACAATTGTTCTCAGATACAAAAATGGTGTTTTTACACAAGCTATAACAAGAGGACAGGGTGGTCTTATCGGAGAAGATGTTACACATACTGTGAAAATGTGTTCCGATATTCCAATGGAAATACCTTATTGTGTTGATATTCAAGTAAGAGGTGAATGTTTAATTTCTTATGAAGAGTTTGAAAGAATCAATAAGAATTTGTCTGAACCATATAAAAATCCAAGAAATCTTGCGTCTGGAACTGTACGTCAGTTAGATTCTAGTATTGCAAAAGAAAGAAAATTAACATTTAAAGCTTTTGAATTAGACCAGGAAGATGTTTTGAGTGCCAAAAACGAAAAAGAACAATTAATGACAGTTAAGGAGTCGTTTGATTACTTAGAAAAATGTGGTTTTAATGTTGTAGAACATGTGTTTGTTAACAAGGATAATGTTGAAGAAATGATTAAAACATTTGACCCAAAGAATTATGGATTGCCCGTAGATGGACTTATCTTCAAATATAATGATGTGAATTATGGACATTCTCTTGGAAAAACATCAAAGTTCCCACTTGATATGATAGCATTAAAATGGGCTGATGATGTATATGATACAGAGCTTTGCGACATTGAATGGACTATTGGAAAAACTGGAAGCCTATGTCCAACAGCAATTTTTAATCCAATAGAAATTGACGGAACAATAGTAGAAAGAGCAAGCTTGCATAACGTATCGGTTTTAAAAAATATTCTTGGAGAAAAACCATGGGTTAGTCAGAAAATTGGAGTTTATAAAAGTAATATGATTATTCCTCAATTAGATTATGGAGAAACATTTAATGAAAATGTTGATATATCAAACATTCTCACAATCCCAACAACCTGTCCTATCTGTGGCGAACCTACAAAGATTGTAAAAGATAATGATTCAGAAGTCCTTATGTGTACAAATGATAATTGTTCAGGAAAACTTCTTGGTAAACTTTGTCATGCAGTCAGCAAGAATGCACTTAATATTGATGGATTGTCTGAAGCAACAATTCAGAAATTCATTGATCTTGGCTGGTTATCATCAATTAGAGACATCTATTATTTACATCTTCACAAAATGAACATATATAAGCTAGATGGTTTTGGTAGAAAATCAGTCGACAAACTGCTCGATTCTATTGAAGATAGCAGAAATACAGACTTGGTTAGATACATTTACGCACAATCAATTCCTTTAATTGGACATACAGCAAGTAAAGCTATCTCAAAAATGTGCGATGGTGACTTGAATACATTCGTTCAGCATATGTCAAAAGATGCAAATGCTTTTGGAAAGATTGATGACATTGGATCTGAAAGGATTAAATCCCTTAAAAAATGGTGGAATGTAAATTATTTAGAGTTTGTAGATACAGCAACAATATTTACATTTAAGAAGAAAGAACCAGTAAATGTATCAGGAACAGACTTAACTGGAAAAGTATTTGTAATTACTGGAAGTCTTACTCAATTTAGGAATCGTGATGAGATGAAAGAAAGAATTGAGAGTCTTGGTGGTAAAGTGTCTGAAAGCGTGTCTGCTAAAACAACTGCGTTAATCAATAATGATATTGAATCTACTAGCAGCAAGAATAAGAAAGCAAAACAATTAAATATTCCAATCCTTACAGAGAATATGTTTATTGAAGAATATTTACAGTAAGGAGAGTTAAAACATGATTTATATATTGTTGGGACGCACAGCCAGTGGGAAAGACCTCATTGCATCAAAATTAGTCAAATCTGGCTATAAACGTATTGTAACATACACAAGCAGACCGAAAAGAAGTGGTGAAAAAGACGGTATATCGTACAATTTTGTCACCAAAAAAGCGTTTGAAAGACTGATTTCATTAAACTTTTTTGCAGAGTGGAGAGCCTATGATACAGTAGATGGTATATGGTATTATGGTTCATCGGTAGAAAGTTACGAATTAAATAATGAAGACAAGATTATTATATTAAATCCAGATGGATTTCGTCAAATCAAAAAAATCTTAAACACAGAAAACATCAAATCAATATATGTTTATTCAAACATAGAAACAATCAAAAACAGATTAAAGAAACGTGGAGATAAGAAAGAAGAAGCTGAAAGACGAATTGAGCATGACTTAATTGACTTTGAAGGACTTGAAAATGAAGTTGATAAAGTTATTTACAACAATATGTGTGATGACATCAATGATGTAATTCAGCAAATCCTTTCTTATATAGAAGAGAATAAAAATAATAGGAGGATTGGCTAATTGGTATTAACGACAGCACAATTAGCCAGAGACTTGAATAATTTAAGTGACAATTTTGTTATTGCAGTGGATGAAGATGGCGTTGAATACGTCATCAATTCCATTGGCAAAGCATGTAGACATTATGATAGTCCATACGATTATTGCTATGCACTTAAATTGAAGAAAGCAAGTTCTGGCTGCGTAAAAAGATAAGGAGAATAAATAAATGTACATTATTTTTACAACAGTTAATGACGTAGCATTGTTTACAACAACATGTGACAAATACGAAGAAGACATAGATATCTATGTTGGTCACATGTGTTTTGATGCCAAGTCACTTGGAGCTAATATGAATCTTATTGGCAAAGAAGCAAAAGTAGTTATTCATACAGATGATAAGTCTGTGGAGAATAAATTCAAGGAGGACATTAACTTATGGATTGTAGAGAAAGGGTGATTGGAAATGTGGATTCTATTAAATGACACAACTGAATTAGTTGCATTTAGAAATGGTGCAAGATTCTTTGATGGAACAATCGAGGTAAGACAGGGAAGATATCTTATTGATGCTAAAAGTACACTTGGTCTGTTTAGCTTAGATTTGTCAAAGCCTGTAGACGTAAGCATTGAATGTGATAGTGAGAGAGTAAGAAATAATTTTTATGACTATATCAAGAAATGGAGAGTAGAAGATGGCAATTAGATATTATGCATATAATACAAAAATTTTCGATTGTCCATGTCCATGCTGTTTAACATGGGAAGAATGCAAGGCTATCACACCTTCGGCGTGCCAAATGTGGCTAGATAGTTATGTAGAAGATAACTACAAAGAAAAGAATAAAACAAAGTAGATTCTATCAAAAATCTCAAAACAAGTAATGCTAAACACAAAATCCTATATGGAGAATATATGGATTGGAACAACATGAATAATGAGTTTATTAGATGTAAGAATTGGAAAAATTTAACAAGACAGATTTTATTTTTTAATTTTTTGGAGGTTTCTAAAAAATGACAAATCAAAATGAAGAAATAAAATGCAAGAAAAAGAAAACCAAGTTACACACATCTTCAAATGAGACTGATTTTCATTATTGTGACAACAGAGAATGTGCAGATTTTTCTTGCGAAAGATGGATTAAACATGCCCCATTTGACGAAATTGTTCGTGTGATAAGACATGAACTAGATAAAAATGGGCATTGCAAATATAGATTGTGAGGTGATTACGATGGGAATTTTGATTACATGGCTGGCAATTTTTTCAATATTCTGTGTTGCTATTGTTTTGTGCATGTGTAAAAGCAGTACAAATTGGAGAAACGAATCGCATGATTATGAATATGAAGAAATTGTAAGACGAAACAAAGAAAAAGAAGAAAGCAAGGAAGGATAAATACTTATGAAATTCAACTTTTGTGAAGGTTTTTTTAAATTTGAATGTGATTGGAAAACTGTTGCAGCCATTGCAGTATGTATACTTGGTTCTGCAATAATTAAAGCACTGTAGGAGGTATGTATATTGATAAAAGTAGTTAAAAGAGATTGTACTGAGGATACATTTAAAAAAGAAAAAATTTCTACAGCTATTTTGAAAGCAATGAAAAATGGAAGCGGAATTGTTAAACCTAAAATTGCAGAATCTATTGCAAATGAAATTGAAGAAGAATGTAAAGATAGAGAAGAAATTGATATTTCTGAAATTGAAGCAATGGTATTCGACAAGCTGATTACTAAAAAGCAGAGACTTACAGCAAGAGCGTATGAGGGCTATAGAAGCACAAGAGAGTTCCAGAGAGAGAATGAGAATACTGTTGACACAGAAATTTCAGAACTTTTAAGTGGAACAAGTGATTACTGGAAAAATGAAAATTCAAACAAGAATCCAAGACTTAATACAACTCAGAGGGATTATCTTGCAGGAATTGTTAGTACTGATGCTGCTAGAAGATATATTCTTCCACCTGAAATTGTACAAGCAGATGCAGATGGTATTATTCATGTGCATGACAAGGATTATTTGATTCAATTTATGACAAACTGCTGTCTAATCAACCTTGAAGATATGCTTCAGAATGGCACAGTTATTTCAGAAACATTAATCGAAAAACCACATAGTTTTTCTACTGCATGTACTGTAGCAACTCAGATTATTGCACAGGTTGCATCTAGTCAATATGGTGGACAAAGTGTATCTTTAGCACATCTTGCACCATTCGTAGATATTTCCAGACAAAAAATCAGAAAAGAAGTAATTGAAGAACAAGAATATCTTTATAGAGATATTGATGAAAAAGAATGGGTTAAACCTAGAAAAGTTCTTGGTAAAAAGTTAAGAAAAGATCAGGAAAAGTTCTATAAAAACAAAGATAGATTGCTCAAATTTATTGATGCAACTGACATTGAAGATATTGTAGAAAAGCGTTTGAAGAAGGAAATTGAAAAAGGAATCCAGACAATCCAATATCAAATCACTACGCTCATGACAACTAACGGTTAATGCTATGGCTGTTGTAAAATCTCGTGAACCTTACCAAAGGGTGTCTGTTGCAATACAGGCTAACGGTCAACTGAAATAATAGTAAGTGGTAAGAGAACCTAAGTCCTGTAACAAGGATATGGTAATACCGTGTTAAGCATTTTGTTTTAAGATTTTCTCCAACTAGATTGGAGGTATAATGTTTGGATATATTTATTTAACAAAGAATTCGGTAAATGGAAGATTATACGTAGGAAAGCATAAATCGGAAAAATATGATTCGCAATATTTTGGAAGCGGAAAAATTTTATTACAAGCAATTGATAAATATGGAATTCAAAATTTCACTAATGAAATAATTTATAAAGCAGAAACAGAAGAGGATTTGAACCAAAAAGAGATCCAATATATAAGTGAATATAGACGAAAATATGGAAAATTAATGTATAATATCGCATTCGGTGGAGACGGTGGCGATACATTTACAAATAAATCAGAAAAAGAAAAAAATGATTTTATTGATAAAATGACAATCATTAATCGCAGTAGATGTAGTTCTAATGAATTTAAAAAGAATGCTTCAAAAAGACTCACTGAAAAATACAAAAATTTATCTGAGAGAGAAAAGCAATCTCAGAAAATAAAACAAAGTTGGAGCAATTTGGAATTAAGAAAAGAACAAAGTCAACGATTAAAAGAATATTACAAATCAAACAAAAAAGATCAATCGTATTTATATAAAGGTTGTATCTTTGAATTAAATGGCAACTCAATAGAATTTGAAAGTGTAAAATCATTAAGAAAATATTTAAAAAATACTTATGATTATAAACCAAGTTACAAGCAATTAAAAAAGATTTTTGAGAATAGTTTAAAAGGAATTGGTTTTAATCCTTATAATTATAAAGAAAAATATAAAACATTAGTTGGTATGAAAATATATTATAAACAAAATGAAAATGTAGAGACTATGGGTGATGAATGTAGCCCAGTAGGATATGAGATAGGTACATATCCCAAGTGCGAGACTGAAATAGAAGAGATAGTCCACGCCGTATAGAAATATATGGAGGGTGTGCAAGCACCATTTATTACATTGTTTATGTACTTAAACGAAGCTAAGAATCAGAGAGAAAAAGATGACTTAGCAATGTTAATTGAAGAAGAATTAAAACAGAGCTTACTTGGAGTAAAGAATGAGAAGGGTGTTTATATTACACCTGCATTCCCTAAAGTAATTTATGTATTACAAGAAGACAACATTGAACCTGGCTCTAAATATTATTACTTAACTGAATTAGCAGCAAAATGCTCAATCAAAAGGCTTACACCTGATTACATTTCTGAAAAGATTATGAAAGAAATGAAAGATGATAATTGTTATCCTGTTATGGGTTGTAGATCAGCTTTAACAGTATGGCATGATGAGAATGACAATCCTAAATTCTATGGACGTTTTAATTGTGGTGTCATAACTGTTTCACTTCCAGATATTGCATTGTCTTCCGGTGGAAACATGGAAGAATTTTGGAAGATTTTTGATGAAAGAACAGAGCTTTGTCATAAAGCATTAAAGATTAGACATCAAAGATTAAGAGGTGTATCTTCTGATGTTGCACCGATTCTTTGGCAGAATGGAGCGTATGCAAGATTAGGAAAAGGAGAAACTATTGATAAATTATTATTCGGCGGTTATTCTACTTTATCTCTTGGATATGCAGGACTTTATGAATGTGTAAAATACATGACGGGTCATTCACATTCTGATGAGGGAATTGGAGAAAAGTTTGGATTAGAAGTAATGCAAGCATTAAACGATAAGTGTAGTCAATGGAAAGAAGAAGAAAACATTGATTATAGTTTATATGGAACACCTTTGGAAGCTACAACAGAAAAATTTGCAAAGAAATTAAAAGAAAGATTTGGAATTATCGAAGGAATTACAGATAGAAATTATGTAACAAACTCATATCATGTTCCAGTATTCGAGCAGATTGATGCGTTTGAGAAACTAAGAATTGAAGCAAAATTCCAGAGATTGAGTCCTGGTGGATCAATTTCTTATATTGAATGTCCTAACATGGAGCATAACATAGACGCAGTAATTGAAGTTATTAAATTTATCTATAATAACAATATGTATGCAGAGTTAAATACAAAGAGTGATTACTGTCAGAAATGCGGTTGGGACAAAGAAATTAATTTGATTGATGAAGATGGTCAGTTAATTTGGGAATGTCCTAATTGTGGAAACAGAGATGTAAAAACAATGAATATTACTAGAAGAACTTGTGGTTATAAAGGTACAGCAGGAAATGGATGGAATCAAGGAAGGTTGGGTGACATTCATGATCGTATTGAACACTTAGATAATTTTAATGCAGAGAATAATTAAGGAGAATAGTTAAATGCATTACGCACAGATTAGATCTATGGACATCAGTAATGGAGAGGGCGTTGGAGTTGCCCTCTTCGTACAAGGGTGTGATTTCCATTGTCCATCGTGCTTTAACCAAGACACTTGGGATTTTAATGGTGGCAAAGAATGGACAAAAGAAACTAAAGAAACATTTCTTAAATTAGCAGATAAACCATACATGAAAAGAGTTTCGTTTCTCGGTGGAGAGTGCTTAGCAAATGAAAATCTTGAAAGCGTTTATGATGTTATTAAAGATGTGAAAGAAATATTTCCTGACAAAAAAATATGGTTATGGACAGGCTATACTTGGGGATCTATTTTTAATCCAATTGTGACCGACAATCTTAATTTAGAAAGAGACAAACTTATTAAACTTAGACAAGAGATTGTCAAAATGACAGATATTCTTGTTGATGGGCGTTATATCCATGAGCAAAAAGATATGAATTTAAAATTTAAAGGCAGTAAGAATCAACGTGTAATTGATGTAAAAGAGTCCATCAAACAAGGAAAGGTAATTATATATTGTGAATGATGAAGAATTAAAAATAGGAACAAAACTTTATTATGCTCGCATAATGCCAACATTAGGCGTATTTGATATTTACGATATGAAAGTTGTTGCATTATATGACACATATTTTGCAGCACAAGAAAAAAGAGATAAGAGAAGATTCTTATTTTATTATACAGATTTAAACAAAATAATATTCAAAAACAGACTAGAAGCGTTAGAACTAGCACAAGAAAAAGAATCAGAGAATAAACACAAAGTAAGCACAGAAACATATTACGAAGAGTATTAAAGGTGGTGAAAAACACGTCTAATTATTTGTTGAAATACAAAGGAAAGTATAGATTAAAAGCTCCAATTGATTTGTCTACAAATGACTTTCCTAGAAAATTAAATGGTACATTAGAAGATGTAGATGTTTGCATTGTATGTAAAAATAACGGACAGATATTTTACTATGGACATGGAGTTTTGCAATACTATATTCCTTCAATAAAACGTGGAAATTCTATTATAAGAGAATTGTATAGTAAATATATAAATCCAGATAATACAAAAGAAAATATTGTAGAAAGAACAATTGGTGACAAGATTACAAAAACAATTACGCATGAAATTTTAGATCAAGATGTATATGAATCTGATATGAAAAAATCAAAACTTATATTTGACATCGAGCAAACAGATTCAGAAACTTTATTCAAATTTCATGACAAAAATTCTGACAAAATATTTCCATTCCTAAAACCAAGTGAGTATGGTTCATCAATTTCTCCATTTAGTACAAAGAACTTACCTAAGTGTGAGTATGAAATACCAACGGAAGATTTGCTTAAATATAAGGCTGTTTTAAACAAATTAAATGAAGATGAAAGATTGAAAGTGGCACATGTTACAACTCAATTTTTGAACGATAAAGTTAAAAATAAGCCCATGTATAGACGAGTAGATCTGGGAAAAGAAATGCGAAAACAAAAATTAAAATCAAAAGAATTTATTCACTCTATAGGAATGTGGAAAGAATATATTTCTTATTTAGACTCAAAATTATAGGAGAATAAAATATTATGGATAGAATCAAAGAACAATTCACATTAAATAAAAATGTAACAGATTCTCAGTTAAAAGAAGCTGGCTTTGTTAAAGGTATATACAGAACAAGCCTACATAAAGATTTGATTTTTTTGAAAATTACAATTGAAGATAACGAATGGTGGACTTATCAGATTTTAAATAATGATAAGCACAACACGCTATATATTCCATACTATAATCGTCTTACAGGCAAAAACGAATTGGTCGATAAATTTGATAAAAAGCTGTATAAAATATTTACACATTTAACAGCACAAGGAATTTTTGAGAGAGTAAATAATGCATAAATTTAAGACGTTAATTGTTTTTATCGGAACTATCTCTTTGATTTTATCCAGTATTTATTATAGCGGTATTGGTGATGAAATAAAGCGTAATAGCAATGAATATAAAAGGGATAAAGAAGAGATAAAACCGAAAAAAACGAATAATAAAGAAGATATGAAAAACAATGAACCAATTGTAATTAAGTCCAATTATGAGCAAATAGATTACAATATTGCTAATGATATTGAAGATGAAACAGGGATTTCAAGCAACGAAGAAGAACAAATAATTGAAGAAATTCAAGAGCCTATTATTGAGGAAGTTGTTGAAGTAGAAGAAACAAACAATCAATATGTTGGAACATTTTCAATAACTGCTTATACATGGACTGGAAATGCAATGGCAAATGGTGAGTACCCTTATTATGGAAGTGTTGCAAGTTGTGACTTTCCATTAGGTACTACATTATATATAGAAAATGTCGGGAATTTTATTGTAAATGATGTTTGTCCGACAAGTGGAGTAATAGATGTGTATATGAATACATACGAAGAATGTATTAATTTTGGTAGACAATATTGCAATGTCTACGTTATGTAAAGGAGAAAATAAAATGCAGAGAATTGCTAAATTTAGTAAAGTAAGTTGGGAACAGTTTGTTAAAGATTGGAAAGATGAGTTCGTTGGTGTAGATGATGAAATAATAAGAAAAATTTATTGTGGAATTGATATACCGAAAAGAGCAACAAAAGGTAGTGCAGGTTATGACTTCTTTTCACCAATTGGTTTCAAATTAGAACCTGGTCAGACAATTAAAATTCCTACTGGAATCAGATGTGAAATGAACGAAGATTGGGTTATTATGTGTTTCCCACGCAGCGGATTAGGATTTAAATATCGTCTGAGACTAGACAATACGGTTGGAATAGTTGATAGCGATTATTTTTATTCAGATAACGAGGGACATATGTTTTTCAAACTTACTAACTGCGGAGACAAGCTTATGACAATTAAAGCTGGCGAAGGTTTTGCTCAAGGAATTTTCGTTCAGTATGGTATTACAGAGGATGATAACTGCGATGGAATTCGCAATGGAGGGTTCGGATCAACAACAAAATCTGAATAGACCTCACGGAGAATAATTATTGACAGAAATGCATGATGTGGTAAAATGATACTAACAAATGCATTTCTCTATGTCCCCATGTAAATAAAATTTGCATTTTTTCATCAAAATTGTGTAAAATATTTT